TATAACAAGCAAAATGAATTGCTCTATCCAATCTTTTGCTATGATTGCTAAAACAATTGAGCCGCCGCCTAATACCTGCGGCTGAAAAACTATAGGGTTTTTTATGGAATTTATGAAAATAAGAGTCTCCACTAAGTAGAATTGAATATATGTGTATAATATGCGGTTGACATGTTTGAACCAACAATTCAATGATCCCGCTTTCAATAGGTGCGGCCTAATAGATATTGGTAAGCACATAATTTTCTTTATCCTCTTGAATAAAACAGTGTTCGCATAAATAATTGAAGTCTTCTTGAATAGAGTCTAAAGAATCGTGTGTTTGTTGGTGGAAAAGATATTTCATACTTTCCCATTCATCTTGTAAGAAGAAATAAGTTTGAGTTTTTGTATCCCACGAAGAATACAGAAAAAGAAAACCATAAAGAAGGTCATTTGTTTCTAAATTTAGAAACTCCTAATTCATTGGTAAACGTATCCACTTGCCATATCGTTCCATTAGTCATTCGTCTCCTGTGTTTGGTAAAGTAGTTTCCTACTTTTCATTTATAATATAACACAAAATTTGAGTTTTGTCAAATTTCCGGCTGGGTTTCGTGCGTAAACCAAAATGAAACACTGGGTATGGATTCGTGCTGAAATCAAAAATGAAATTGCGGCCCTGGAAAAATTTGGAAAAGAAAATGAAATGCGGCCCTTCCATTTGTGGAATAGGTGGTATCCAAATTCGGCAACGCCGCATTTCCAGCGTGCCGTTAGGCACGCAAAAAAACGTGTATGGATTTCTCCATACACGCTCTTCTGACGGCCATCAGGCCGTCATCTTCAACGCTGCTGGTCGGGCACTTCGTGCCCGCCCTCGCCTTGTCAGGCTCGGGTGAACCAGTTGTGCTTGTTCTCGGCGTCGCGGCCCTTCACTACAACACCAGCTTCCGCCAGCTTCTTCAGCAGGCTACCGGTCATCATAGGAGTGGCAACGTCCAGACCGATTTCGGCCGCGTGGCTATGAACGGTGCCGGGGGTCATACCTTCGCCCAGGCCGCCCTTTTCAATCCACTCAGTCAGGGCCGCAAGGTTCTTACGCTCACGAGCCTTAGACTCGGCAGCCTTCGCTTCCTTCTCAGCCTTCTTCACGGGGTCAGCCACACGACGGCCAGGCGCGTTCTTCGCTTCGGCAACAGCCGCATCAAAGTCGAAAGCCTTGGAACGAGCAGTGTCGGCAGTCAGGGGCACAGTGATGCTCAGCACGACGGCCAGAGGCACACCAGTATCTTCATCGATCTGATCACTGATGAAAGCCATACCGCCCTTTACAATCTGAGAGCCGGGGAAGGTCTTCAGCAGGGTTTCCAGAACAGAGGAACGCAGCATATCACGGGTCTTAGTAGTCATAATGTTTTCTCCTTGGCCACCTAACGGTGGCCGGTTGCGGCCTTGGCGACTTGGCGCCTTTACGGTCGCACCATCGGTTTGTTGAGTTTGCCTTCTCATATTTGAAGATGACGGAAGGAAGGGATGAGTTTCCTTTCCTCATCTTGTGTATATAGTATATCAGATTTTTTGGGAAAAGTCAAATTTTTATGGGGAAAGATTTTGCGGAGAAAAGGAAACGCAGAGATAGAAGGAAATGCGGTTCGCCTTGTTTACCCCAAGATAATGGTCTTTTATAGGTCAGCAACACTTTCCTATAGAATTTCTCGCAAGGTCCTAAAGTGATATAGGCAGACTCTCAAAAATGAAACAAAAATCTGTGCTTTTTGCTACCTTTGTTTCAGCGGACGAGGCGCGGGGGCCAATCGCGTACATCGTGAGGACGAACGAAGTGAGTCCGAGCGATGTATTCGAACCTGCTGAATTTGCTTCTGTTTCTTTTTTCTTTTCCTTTGTAAAAAAGGAGAAAGGAAAAAGAGTGGTAGTGAATGCGGGCCGTCGTTGTTGAAAAACAACACGACCGAAGCAAGAGCGTGAAAGCCAGGCGTGCCTACGTGCGTTTTCTTGAGCGAGAAGTCTACACTTTTTGTGGTGAGCGGGTTCGCGGCGCAATGCTGCGGGCCCGCATTTTTTTGTTTGTGGGAGGGCCGCAGGGGCGGGTGGTGGACCGGCCGCGGATGGGCCGCGGGCAGCACGCGAGAGCTTGCGGGCAGAGCAACATAAGAGGAGCGGCGCGTAAGAGCTGTGCGGGAAAAAGGGAAGAAAGATGTTTTTTCTTTTTCTCGGGGAAAGATTGGAAGGATGTTTGCTTTGCCCTCTGGGTGGAGACAGAAATAGGGTCGCAGCGATCGCGGCCTTGGGTATGGGCACCGCCGCGGAAACGTCGCGCGCGCAACTGCGGCTCGGGTGGAGTACGGGTGGAAACCCAGCTTGTAGAGGGCTGTGGCCGTCGGACCCAGCTTATCCAGCTTATATACCTTAGATACCTATGTGGGAGCGCAGAGCGGGAGAAATAGATGGATGTCTGTTTTCTCCTCACTTTGTATATATAGTATATCATAAATTTTGGCGGTTGTCAAAAATGGAAAGTGGAAGAAAATGGAAGGGATGGAAAAATCTGGAAGGCGCGGGATTGCGGGAGATGGATATGCGGAAAGGGGTGTGTGGGAAGGAATGGAAGGGAGGTTAGGTGGTTGCCACCTAAGGTTTTCTTCTTGACATTTCTTTGGTTCTATGGTATACTTACGGTGTTCTCAAGAGAGAACAGAAAGAGAGGAACAGAAAATGTTCGTATTCGTTGATGAAAATCGCTCGGTGATTGTTGGCAAGTCTCTGGTAGATGTTGTTCGTCATTATGGTCGCTGGAAGGGCGTTGATAACCGCATTGTGTGCGATTGGGGAGAAGAAGAACCGAAGTATACCGTGCGTGAGGTCGCGGCTAAGCTGGACAAGTCTTTGGAAGATACGCTCATTGCTTTGCTGTATGATGATCAATTTGAACAAGATGCATTCTGGATTCCCAACCAAAGTATTAGTAAGGAACATATGGCTTCTTCACTAAAGAGGGCGTTGGCATGAACCTTCTGGTATGGCTCGAACTGGAGCGAGTTTTTAGTGGGCAATGATCATAACTTGAAGTAAAGAAAGAGAGGACTACATTATGGCTAAGGCTTGGCTGGTTCACGCTGGAGAAAATCTTGACCTTGTTGCTTCTACTCAGGAAATTGCTATCAATTGGTTGCTTGAACACGGGTGTGCCCGACTGGATGATGAACCTCTTGTTGAAACCTACAACATGGAAACGCACGAATGGGAAAAGTGGTCTATGATGAAGGTCGCGGAATATCTCGGTTGTTCTCCCCGTGAAGCACTGGTAAAGTTGCTGAACGATGACATTGAAGAAGATAATTTCAACTGGGCTGTATGGCTTGAACAGGTTGAATGGATTGGATGATAGGTATGGAAAATAAAACTGTTTGGGTTGCTTATGCGGCTGGCGAACTTGTGGGAATCGCGGCTTCCGATAGGGAGGCCGCTCGCCGGTTAGTCCAGACAAATTATCTCAATCTGAATGATGAGGGAATGGTCGAGTATGATGAAGAGGGGCGGCGCTGTTTGGGTTATACCTCTGTGCGGAAGGCCGCCGAAAAATGTAGACTGGATGTTGAAACTTTTCTGGTGAAAGCTCTACGCAGACAGTTGCGCGAATACTGGATTCCTGATTGTTCAATTGAAGAATATGTTGTTTCCCGTTGTCCTCGGCCGCTCACTTGAAATGAGCGGTCAAGGGTGTTAGGTGGCCTCCACCTAAAAGTTATGGGTTGACAAGAAAGATGTTTTATGCTATACTATTCGCGAAAGGGAGGGAAGAAGAATGCGTAATCCGGTTTGTGCGATTTTCTATCGGGAAGATTCTTTTGAAGATTGGAAATTGTATGGCCTTACTGAGAGCGCAACTATTGCCGTGAAAATGCTGATAGAAAATGGCATGATTACAAAAGAAACGCTGGCCTATAAAGGCAATGGAGAGGGCAAAGTTGCCATAAGATACGTTGGGGCTTTACCGGCAGAAGAGAGGGTAGAGTTTATTGTCCAGGCTCTAACACATAGAAATGGATGGTCTTTTTTAGACCTTTATCTGGATATCAAAAACGTGTATGATAGAGACGATTATGAGGGGGATAATGAATATTATGGCAAGCGTATATCTTCTTTATCACTGTAATGATCTTTATGCTGTAGTTGATTCTGCTTGGACGGCCGCGAAAATGCTTGTAGGAGAATGGCAAGTTGACGAAGATTCTATTCTGGTGGCTAATGATCATAGCCACGCAGGCAAATATAGAACATTAGGCGAATTGATGAAAGCCTATTCAAGAGAGGGGCAAACCGTGGGTGTTGTGGCTGACTTATTGGAAGAAACAACCCACTGGTCGCTTATGTCGTGGACTTTGGAAGAACAAACTTTGTGGACAAAAGAAGATTACGGAGGATAACATCCTCCCCTACGTTTTAGGTGGCCTCCACCTAAAATAAAAAGGGCGCATTACACGCCCTTCGTTTTTCTTTTTCTTCTCAAGAAGAAAATTTCTTCTCCATAAATTTCCCCATCACTTCTCACCCAAGGTTCAAAAACATCTTTCACACGATAAATTTCCCCATCGCCCTCTTTACCGTGCCAAGTGCCATTTCTCCACAATCTCAAAAAATGATAATCATTCCACCCATTGCGTTCTCCCCAACGAAACGCTACATAATCATAATGTTTGGTATCAAACTTCTGCGGGCAGTCGCAACGTTCCCATTCAGGCAAGGCCGCGCAAATCGCGTCTACCTGTTGGGAAGCATTGTCGCGGGAGTGCGGGAAACGAAAACCTACCCAATCGAAAGTGCGAAGAGCATAGCCGCCGCAGTTATAGTCCTCTAACCAGACCCATCTGGGGCGATGGGCTAAAACTTTTTCGCAACCATAAACTTCATTCTTCATTTTTGATATACCTTTTCTTTCCCTCTCGAATATAACAAGAGAAGTTGGGCATTTGCTCTTCCATCACAAGATTGAGAACTGCGTTCATTTCCCATGGGTTGTTAGCAGGAGGAAGTTCTTCTAATATGTGATAGAAGTCTGACGCAAGAAATGGAGTGTTTACAGGCATTTCTTCTTTGACATACTTGCTAATAACGCGGGCTTGTCGCACTCGGTCGCGAATCGCTTTGCGTTCATCTTCTTGCTTTTGTGAACGTCGTAGTTTGCGGGCGGTCGTGCGTGCGGCCTGCTCGGAGATTTTATTGATATATGCTTGGTGGGCGGCCGCAGGGTCATATGCCTTTTGGTTAGCAGAATCGGCAGTAGGCTTGACAGTGATAATGATTTCTGCCCAAATTTCTTTACCGTCCAAGTCATTGATTATACCTGTTGGAACAGCAAAGCCACCATCAATAAGAGTGGAGTTTGCGGGCAAAGCAGGGCGAATGCGATTCATAATAGAAGTAAAAGCAGATTGTTTTTGGTGTTGCTTCATAAACTCTGCTTGATAGCCACGTTCTGCCATAATCTCACCTCGTTTCATTTACGGAAATATTATAGCACAAAAATTAGGAAATGTCAAATTTTGTTTTAGGTGGGCGCCACCTAAAACCAAAGGCGGGGCGTGTTATCGCCCCTTGTTTATGGTGGTGAATGAATATACATTGTTTCGAATATACTTGCGAATGTATTCGCCGTCATAGATAATTTGCCCGTCTACCTTTACTTTGAATGGTGTTTGCGTAATACGGGGAAACGTCCGGATAACTTCATATTCCGTGGCGGGGGAAGCACCTGCCGCAATACATTTCAGTAAAATTTGGGCTTCAATGAGACTATCTGAAAGTGCGGTATGATCTTCAATAAAATCGGGGTTTTGCGTGATATACTGAAACATTGTTTCGGCGGTGGTAGAGTAGTTGCCCGAATCGGTAAAACGCTGATTCTGTTCACAAAAAGTGAAATATTCATCATTGCAGATAAAATGATGGGCATAGCCGCGAATGTCAAAAATAGGAATTGTTTCAATGGCGTTCTGAGTATGAAACCAATCGCAGTTGAATTGAATCACTTTATCATCAAATGGGGAATTGTAGGCATAGCAGGAAGATACATTGAATTTTTTGATATCTCTTTTCATTTCCTGCATAGCATAGCCCCACTTGATTTTCTCCGCCTTGCGGGCACGCATTGCTTTCACATAAACGGGGCGTTTATCTGCATAATATGCGGAAGCAAACAGCGGGAGATTATCCCAAATTTGGGTTATAACAAAGTCGCGGTTAGTTAGTGTTTCGCCATCAGGTGAAATTATGGTGTAGCCAAGGTTATAACAAAAGGGTTTTGGTTCAAGTGAAGTCGTTTCACTATCGAGAATCAAATAATTCATAGTTGGTCAATTCCTTTTTATTTTGATTACGCACATATTTTATCACATATGGCAGTTCTTGTCAAGGAAAGACCTTAGGTGGTCGCCACCTAAAATAAGGAAAAGCCGCGTTAGCGGCTAAGTTCCTTGTCAAGTTTTCTCTGAAAACCTTTCAACTGTTCTTTTATGGCGCACACGCCTTGTTCCAAGAAGTCGATATACATTGCCTTATCACACTCACAAGCAGGATTGCCGCTTATTTGCTTATAATAGGCAGGGTAGCCGTTCTGCGGCGGATTTTCTAATTCCGTTCTTCCGTAGTCGTTTACATAGAAGAAGTGGTTTCCTTCGCTGATAACTTGGTTCTCTTTTTCAATCACAAAGTAAGAAAGCATAATCTCATTTCCTCCATTCATTTAATACAAGACTGCGGCCGCACGTATCACAATGATAACTATAACGGGAGCGGGAGCGGTTTTTGGAAATCATAAAGCCGTCATATGTCCATCTGCCGCCATCCTCTGCGTGGATACCATTGTTATACTGGGTCATAGGATCTTCGTAGAAGATAAGGCCAAGCACGAGGGTAAACACAAAAATGAGAATCATTAGGATAGCAAAGATGTTGCAAATAGCTTTGGCAATTTTCCTTCTACGAATGCATTTCTCCATGTAGTCCATAATTCATACCTCCCTTTCATTACGTCCCTATTATACATCCTTTGGCCGCAAATGTCAACCCTTGAGTATTAGGTGGCGTCCACCTAAAACCCGTTAGGGAAAAGGGCAGGGAATGCTCCCTGCCCTCAAGAATCACGCCTTGGTGTAGGTTTTCTTGCCCTTGACGGTTTCCACGTCCAGCATGCCCGCTTCGACCATCTTGTTCAGAATAGTGCCGACCATCATCGGCTTGGTGTCGGGGTCATCCGCGAACACGGCGTTGCACACATCGGTCGCAGTGGCATTCTCGATATCGTTCGCGGCGATATAGGCGCGAATCTTATCGGTGCGGACGCGGGTGCGCTCCGCGCTTTCGGTTTTCTTGGAATTATCGCCCTTGGGCTTGTTCGCGCGCTCAGCGGCTTCCTTCGCCCACTGCTCATAATCCGCGCGGGCGGTGTCAAAGTCGAACGCTTCATGAGTCTTGGTCGCCTTGGTCGCGAAGGAACCCAGCTGAACCTTGATATACTTGGGCATGCCGTTCTCGATAATGTCGGTGGGAATGGCAAGGCAGTTCGTCTTGTTCGTGCGAACCATGGTAGCGTCAGAGAAGGTGCTGGTCAGCAGTTCCATGATCTCATTGATAGTAGCCATAGTGTTCCTTTCCTACATGGGTTTGGCTTGGGTTTTCCTTCCCGAATCTTTGTTCCTCTCTCTTGAGGACGATATAAGTATAGCACATTTTTTGAAAAAGGTCAATAGGTTTGAAGAAAAAAATTTTGAAAAATCGGGAACTTTTGTTAGGTGGTCGCCACCTAACATTTCGTGTTGACATTGGGGTGCGGTTATGTTATACTATCATTGTTCCAAAGGGAACAGAAAGAGAGGAAGAAAAAATGAAAGAATATACGGTGGAAGTAGAAATAAGGGCTTGGGCGAAGGTTTCCGTAGTTGCGCAGAATGGCGAGGAAGCAATTGAAGCGGCCTGTGATATGGTCGATCTGGATGATGTCTATGATTGGGAGATTGAAGAAATGGAGGTAGTATGAAAAAGTATCGAGTATGTATCAAAGCTGACGGTTATGTAGAATACTGTATAGAAGCAGAAAATAAAGAAGAAGCGCAGAAAATTGCGGTTGATCGTATTGACTGGGGCGACGTGGAACTTACTTGCGGTGTATATGAAGAAATAAAGGATAATTCGCACAAGAGATGTAAGGTAAGGGGAGAAAACTAATCTCCCTTTCTACGTTAGGTGGCTCCCACCTAATATATAAAAGGCACGAGAAAAATCTCGTGCTAATGATGGTGCGCGACGGTAGAGTTGAACTACCCCGAAGTGTTTATAAGACACCTATCCTCATACCGATAGATCAGTCGCGCATAATGCGGCAGTTTATCCTGGAGCCGCGACCAGCAGAGCAGTTTCACGGAAACAAGCTAAACCGTCTCATTTATATCCCGCTTGAGCGTGCGGAAATGCGGCTACCCCAGACCGCCACTGGCATAATGAGGGTTGAGCATAACCCCTTGCCTTAGCCGCCAACATAATGCTCAATCGGGCGGCCGAGAGATACTAACCGAAAACTTAGGTTCGTTTTTCTAAGGACTGGAAGCAGGATTCGAACCTGCTGACTATTACTCGAAGCAATCGTGCTACCAATTACACCATCCAGCCACAAACCTTTGTTTCCTACGGCGGTTTCTTCCGGTTCTCAAGAGCAGGCTGGCCAACCTGTTGTTCTCTTGATTACGTATATAGTATAGCAGAAAAATTGAATTTTGTCAATACGTTTGAAGAAAAAATTTTTAGAAAAATGGAAAGATTTGTTAGGTGGTGGACACCTAATACCGATGGGAGATTTTACGCAAACCTCCCATAGATTTTATATTTCTCTCCATATTCATTCTTATCAAGCACAAATGTAAATTCATTTTCTGGCAACTCGATAGTTCGCGGCAGAAGGAAATAGCGAAATCTATCATTAGGAACATATACACAACCCTTCATTTTCTTTATGACTTCGCGGGCTTCATTTTCCATGGAATATGCCTTGTCTTTTTCTGCTGAGACAGCCGAGAGAATGCGTACATGAGTATAGTTATAATTGCCATAAAGGCGGTAGTTTTTGGCTATGGGAGATTTCAAATCATAGCGTTGAGATAATTTTTTGGCTGTCCCTATTTTGAGATAGCGTGAACGAGTGTTATAATCATATAAGAGAGCAATGTAAAAGTATAATTTAGCAGGTATTTCTTTATCGCCAACTTGAAATACATTGTCTTTTAGCCCTGATACGGCGTGTCCAAAATACATAGTTTCATCTCCTTTACGAAAAGATTATAACATAGGCAAGAGGAATTGTCAAGAGAGATATCTTAGGTGTCCGCCACCTAAGCCTATAGGAAGGGCATTAGCCCTTCTGGTCGAGGTAGTAGGTGGTGGTAGTCTTTTCCACGTCCCACCGGCGAATGGCGCAACCTTCGTCATTCAGTTCCGCAAAGTGGCGAGTAGTGGTGCGCCGACTGGTTTTCAGCGCGGGCAGGGCGGAGAAGCCGTCTGTATACTGACGTTTACATTCAGCAGAGTGACCAAGGCCGCGCAGACTGGCACGAATAGAGCGCTGTTCGTCTTTATCATTGGACAGGCGGGCGGCGATAACTTCGGCGGGGAGGGAAAGCTCTTCCTTGAGGGGAAGAATCTTCTTCAACTGGTAGATATACTCATTATAGCGACTTTCAGAATCTTCACGCAGGTCAGCCATTTCATCAAGCACATGCTGAATAGAGCGGCGCAGATCTTCGGTCTTGTCCTTGTTCTGGCGGCGGGTAGAGAAAGCGTTAGTCATTTTTGTTTTCCTCTTTTCTTTTTTTTTCTTTTTGTTCCCTCTTGGAACACCCTTATTATAACATAGGCGGGCGTGATTGTCAACAGGTTTTGAAAAAGTTTTTGAGGAAAATACGGGAGTTTTGTTAGGTGGATGCCACCTAAGGCAAGGAAGGGTGATTATTCACCCTTGGAGTATTTGTCCAGTATGACGATTTCTTTCATTCTGGTTGCCCTCCATGCGTCATCAATACATAGAAATTATCGAATACATATTTGCTATTATCGTCGCCTAAATCTTCCTCTTGATTACAGTTGCGCTCAAGCCAGTCGATAAGGGCAGACATTTCATCAGGATGATAGAGCATATCATCCGCGTCAAGCAACTGAATATCAAAGTAGGAAGTTTCACCTTCTACGTCGCGAGCATCATAGAAGAAGAAAGAGATATCATCGAACAGAAGGCGATTATTTGCGAATAGCATGCGAGAGAAGGTTTCAAGTTTGGTCATAACAATTCCTTCTTTCAATTAGAATACTCTTAGGCTGGCGGGCGGCAATTTCCATTCATCTGTTTCTTCGTTATAATCGAGAGATTCAGGAATTTCTATAAAGCGATAGTCCGGGTTTTCTTTGAAAATATCGTATCCGAGACTTTCGGTAACCATTCCTAAAAAGATACCATCACCATTATACATCAAATACATTACAATTCCTCCCTTTCTTTTTTACATCCATAGTATACACCAACGCGGCCAGTCTGTCAATAGGAAACATTAGGTGTCCGCCACCTAAACTTCTTCTCAAAAATAAGGGGAGATTACTCTCCCCTCATGTCCATAATCGGAGCGCTGTCCCCGCCCATATACTTGGGCAGAACGCCATCCCAACGAGAAGCATACTCATAATCGATTAGAGTATCCGTCATAACTTCTGCCATAGCCGCCTTGGCTTCTGCTTCCTTCTGGCCGCGATAGGCTATCGCATCGGCTTCCAACTGGGCAACTTCATAGTTGCTCTGCGCCTGAATCTTGGCTACCTCAGCCGCGCTTTCTGCCTGAATGCGGGCGCGTTCGGCCTGCTGGGAAGCACGTTCCGTTTCCATCTGCTGCTGGGTTTTATCGCGCAGTGCTTCCTGTTCGGCTACCTGCTTGGCTTCAATCGCGTCAGTGTAGAGGTCGGTGAAGTCAAAGTCATCAAGGAAAACCTGAATGGAAATGCCATAGACAGAAGCATAGGAACGCATAGCATTGTTGATTTCATTCTGAATGGCTACACGCTGAGTGGTCATCAGTTCTGCCTTGGACAAACCAAGCTGAGTTTTGATTGCGTTGTTTACCTGCGGCTTGATAAGAACGTTGAAGTAGTTAGAACCAATTTCACGATAGATCGTGGGCGTGTTTTCTGCGGCCAAACTATACTTGACAGTATAGGTATATTTTACTTCCTGAAGATCGGCAGAAAACGCAAGGTTGGTTTCTGTAAAGGTCTGTTCCTTATTGGAAACAGCCACTACCTTCTGCCACGGAGCATGCCAATTCAGACCATTGGGGAGGGTGGTATCTGCTACTGCGCCGAAAGTGGTAAGAATGCCCGTATAGCCCGTAGGCACGGAAGAAATACAAGACACAATCACCAGAATGACGCACACAACTGCGCCCGCCACAGACCAGCCGTGGTTTTCCATACAGAAGCCCGCGATGATGCCACCAATGAGAACGAGGATACCGAGGATGAAGATGAGGAACATAAGATTGCTCTCCTTTCTTTATTACGTGGATAGTATAACATATGCTGGAGGAATTGTCAAGAAAAGATATTAGGTGGCCACCACCTAAACTCTTTTACGAGAAAAGGGAGATTACTCTCCCTTAATGTATTCCAATTTCGTGTAAATGTCTTTCGGCACATTGCCAGACCAAACATAATTATTTTTCAAAATGTAATTGTTGTAACTCGCGGCAGTCTTGTTCGCTCGCATCTTTGCTTGTTCTGCCCATTCGGTTTTTTCTTTGTTCGTGCTATTTTTATATTGTTCATAGGTTAGTTTATCTGCTTCATAACTGGAAATCATAGCGCGGCAAGTATCTTCAACTTTCTTGATAGTTTCATAATTGGTGTGGTCATCGGCCTTTTGCACATCGTGCTTTACACCATTTATCAATTCTCGCATAGACGGTGAGATAGCGTATCCAGCACCAAACAGAAGAATCAGAGCAAGCACACAACAAAGAATAGAAGTCATTTCTTTATTCATTTTACTTCACCTCATACTGAACAACGGGAGTGTCAACTGTGAAAGGAATATCGCTGTAGAGATAATCGCCAGACCATTCTACATACTTTCCATCAGGAGTGAAGAAGAAAATACCAGTATCATTTTCACCATAAGAACCATCAACGTCGGCAAGTTCAGAAGAAATAATAAGTTCATATCCATAAACTTTCTTTTCTTCTATACTGGGGGTAAGAAAGCTATTCAAACTGGAAACCTTTCCATCTACTACAAACCTGCCTACAACGGCGTTTCCACTGAACAACACAATATACCCCAAAGGCTTTTCAATCTCACAAGGCAAACTGTTCGCGCGCTCCCGCATACCATTCACCCAATACGCCCGCCGAATAAGATTGTATCGTTCAAGACTGTATTCAATATCGGTAGGGGTAGATTGAGAAGAAGCGAGATTCTGAGCATTTTCCTTGGTAATGTTAATGTCTTGTTGGGAAGCGTTAGGCTCAGGTTCGCTACAACCAGTGAGACATAGACACGCAGCGACAAGTAAGACAGTAATGAGAATCAGTTTCTTTTTCATAGTTTTCCTTCCTTTCTTGTTCCTTAGAACAATTATATATTACCATATGCTGAAGGTTTTGTCAAGGAAAAGTATTAGGTGGCTTCCACCTAAGTCTATGCTTTTGCCTTATTTGGCAAAAGCGGCTTCGTAGGCATTGCGTTGTAGATTTCGCGTATATTCTGCGGCGGTGATTTCTTTACACTCAAGCGGTAATTTTCCGTGCTTTACTCCCGGCATTTTGCGGCCTTTTTCCATTGCAGAAAGCGCGTTTTCGGCTTCAAAGAAGAATGTTATAGTGCTACTGCGTTTCGTGCCAACGTGCCCTCTTTGGCACAAAACGCGATAGTATTTCATTCTGTTTTCAAATTGTCCTTTTCAGAATACTTGAGCAATTCTTCTTTGATTTCCTGTCGTTTAGCCGCTTCTGCGGCCTTGCGGGCCGCTACATCCGCGCGGCGGCGTTCCTTTTCTTCAGCTACACGCTTTTTTTCATCTGCCCGTTTCTTTGCCTTGAGTGCGTTTTCCTTCTGAATGATTTCGTAATTGGTAGCAGCTTCATAGCCGTCATAGCCCTTGCCATCTTCGCGGCTTCCCGTGGGGATAGAGAGCTTTACTTCTGCGTAAAATTCTTCCCCGTTCATCACAAAGGGATACATGAAAGTGTTGCCGCTGGTCAGTCGCGCGTCATAGTCCTGAGACTTATACAGATTGAACAGTTTTTGGAACTCTTGCGCGCGTGCGGCATTGCGGTCGGCGGTTTTCTTGGGAGTTGCCATGATTTCAGTCTCCTTTCTTTCTTAGGCACGTATGAATTATAACATACCCTGCCCATTATGTCAAGAAAAAGGTTTAGGTGGTCGCCACCTAAGATATCAAGAGGGCGTTATTCGCCCTCGATAAAGGTAGGCATCCAACTAACACCATTGAACTCAGTGGGATAGTCAGGACTCTTGAGTAGAGAATCACACACGGACTCCACCCGTTCCATGCTACGCACTACGGTGTAGATTCCTACCACACTATCGTCATACCAAAGTAAAATTGCATATCCACGTTCACACATTAGAAAAACACTCTCCTATCCCATTCTTGAATTTTTTCAATGGGCGCGTAAACTTCTACGCGAACTACATTATCGCACAGAAGCGTGCTACTTTTGATATAATAGCGGTCAAAGATGTATTGGCGGTCTTTCGAGATATAATAGGTCTTGGCAACCATAGGACACACCTCTCTTTCAGATTACATATATATTATAACATAAGTGAATGAAAAAGTCAATAGGCAAGTTCAACAAAATCTGGTGTCGCCTTTTGTGAGGAATGAACAAAGAGCGCTATAGGTGGGGCAACGACGGCCGCGATCATTTATGAAAACGGGTTTAGCAAAGATATGGACATCATCATCTAAGACAATATCTACATAACCATCATCTTTATTGGGCATAATAAGAGAAACTTTATCCAAATTTACAAGCACATACTCTTTCAGATTAACATCTTCTACCTGAATCCACATATTCAACCCTCCACTTCCAGCTCGTCAAGAAAATAGTCTAATCCTTCTTCCAGCTCGCCGCTAACGCCTTCGCTATTTAGCCATTCGGTGAGATCGCGAATATACCTCTCCGCGGCCGCACGGGTCGCAAAGATATGCCTATCAGACGTGTGCGTTTCTTCATAAAGCCATACTTTCATTTCTTGGTTCCTCCTTACGCGAATAGTATACCAAAAACCAGATGAATTGTCAAGTGGGTGATATTAGGTGTCCGCCACCTACGGATATTAGGTGGCTCCCACCTAATCCTAAAGGCCGGACTATTAGTCCGGCAGGTTGGCAAGCATCTCAAGCAGTTCTGCTTTCGTGCCGCCCAGTTCAAGAGAAACAAGAATATCCTTCTGCGCTTTCGCGCGCTTGGCTTCTACTTTTGCCTTTTCTTCGAGATAAGCGTCACGAATAGGACGAATGTAATCAGCATAGGTGCGGCCACACTTATCGCTGATGCGGTTGAAGGAAGTGACTTCCATACGAGTAATCTCAGCAGGATAGATAACGCCCAGCTCGCGCAGCTTAGCGGTAAGAACTTCACTTGCAGCTGCCATAGCTTCGGAAACTCGGTGTTCCAGCTCTTTCCGCTCCTGCGCAATGGCTTCAGTCGGTTCTACGGGCAGAGGATACTTCTCATTGACCTTTTCTTCGACAAAATCACGCACAATCTTAGTGACCTTCATGGTATTTCCCTCTCTTTATTTTATTTGTTCCTTCCTTCGGAACAATTGTAGTATAGCACAAAGGCCAAAAGAAGTCAAGAGAAGTATTTAGGTGGCCGCCACCTAAGACAAAGAGAGACCTCCTTAGAGGTCATCTTCGTAGAGAATAGAGGCGAACAGCTTACAGCAATCGATATAGAACTCTGTGTCTACAATTTCTTCGCAGCCTTCCAAGTCGCAGCCGTCCGGAACACCATTTTCCAGCCAACAATCAATGAGGTCTTCATTAGCAACGTGTTCCTTGATATACTTATCCATCCACATCAGGCGACGCGCATAAAGTTCCTTCAGTACTTTATCCATGGTAGCAACTCCTTTCTTGATTACGTCTGTATTATAGCACAAGTGCGATCACATGTCCACCAACAAGATTAGGTGGCTTCCACCTAAAGTCGTGCCGTGGGATCAATCCCACGGGCAACCATCGCATTCATGACAGTTGGCAGGCGCACCAGGGCAACGTGGCTTGCGCTCAACGGCAAACTTTACATTCAGCTCAGGGGCAAGATACAGCTTGTCATCTTCCTGATCGTCATCCCAATCGGCCATGTCGGTCATAATTTCGCCGGTCAGGTTATTCGTAATGCGCAGGGAATCGGAGTAGGTCAGCAACCCGGACAGCTCATACAGCTTTTCATTGATTTCACTTACCAGCTTGACAACGGTATGCCGGCGTTCTCTTTCTTCGCTGATTGCCTTTTCCAGCGCGTCAAAAGATTCTTCGCTTAGTTTACGCACGATAGCAGTCATTTCCATTTCGGTCAATTCCTTTCTGTCCCCTTTGGGAACGTCTATATAATAGCACAAAAGCAAGCGCCCGTCAAGCAAAATTCTTAGGTGGCTCCCACCTAATACTATTGGCCTATTAGCAATAGGCCAAGTTCTTGCGCTTCCAGCCGAAAACGCTGATTTGGTTGTGTTTGCGGCCAATAGCAATGGCTTCTTTTTTGGTATCTACGCGGAAAGAGTGATCTACATAGTAGATACCATTTTCCAGCCATACGCCACAATTACCATTCATTTTCTGAATCGCCGCAGCAGCTTCTTCAATGGTTTTACATTCATAACCATAATCGGCAACCTGCCAGCCGGTTTTATACTCAATGGGCTGGTTGTCCTTGAGCGTCAAGCCGTCGTTGTTCTTAAGATTCTTTAGCAAATTGATCATAGTGTCAACCCCCTTCATTTGATGTGATAAGTATAACACATATGCGGGCGGTCTGTCAAGCAAAAACATTAGGTGGTTGCCACCTAATAATTACTGTTGACATAAATGCGGATAAGGTGTATACTATTCTCGTAATCAAGGGACAGAGTCCCGAATGAAAGAGGTTGAAATTATGATTAGTTCTCTTAAAAATCACCCCTATGCCCAGTGCTACGTCTCTATTGATCCCAATGTAGGAATCCATTTTTATAGCTACAAAACGCTGGTGATTTATATTGATAAATCCGGTTGGCTACGTTGCACCGGCACGTATAGTCAGACGACCCGCCGTCAAATCGGTTGGTTTTTGCGTGAGTATGCCCCAATGATTAGTTATCAAATGGTAAAACAGTGCGTAATCGATTGCGCGGAAATCAATATTGAGACAGGGGAAATTATCCTGCCGCCCGTCTAATGACGGGTAATTATATTAGGTGGTAGCCACCTAATAATTGTTATTGACAGAATGATAAAAGGGGTGTATACTATTCTCGTAATCAAGGGGTAGCACCCCGAATGAAAGAGGTTGATTCTATGATTATTACGCTGAAAAACCATCCTTATGCTCAATGCTGTGTTACTGTCGACGAACGGGGCGTGCGCATGTTCTCTTATGATACGCTGGTTATCAAGATTGATCGCGCTGGTTGGCTGGATTGCACGGGGCTGTATAGCAAGACTACGCGCCGTCAAATTAGCTGGTTCTTGCGTGAGTATGCGCCAATGATTAGCTATCAGATGGTGAAACAGTGCGTAAAGGATCGCATGGTGATTAACATTGACACTGGAGAGGTTTTACCCATCTATTGCCCGTGGGATTATTAATCCCGCGGACGATTCTTAGGTGGTCGCCACCTAATATCACGCGGGCGGCCGCATTAGCAACCGCGCAAATATTCCATAATAAGTTTGACGCAATCTTTGTCTGTCATAAATATATGCTTTGTATCGCATTCTTCCCGTACTGGACAAGGATAGCCGCAAAGACTATCATTCGCAACCAACTGACAAAGTATTTGATATAATCTTTCTTCATTCACTTCAATCATTCTTCTCACCCCTCCACAATAAAGTATCCCAACTGTTCCCTAATAAACTTTTCATCCTCTACCCGCGCCGCAATTCTAACCTTGAAATAGGCTTTGGTGTGAGTATAATCCTCTACCTGCACAAAACAGGGAATACTTTCCTGCACGATGTTCAAGGCAAGATTACAGTCGCTACAATTTACGCAACAAAAATGAAATTGCTTCATTTCGGGGATACCTTCCTTTCCGGTTCTTTACGCAGATATTTTACCATATCAAAATGAAATTGTCAACAGAATGAAATTAGGTGGCTTCCACCTAAACTGCTGGAGGGGCATTATTATGCCCGCTTCCCAATTCCTTGTTTGTCCCAGAACGTTCCCTCAACCAGATCAAATGCATCATCTGCTGTGAGATAACCGAGAACATCATCACGACGATGTTCACGAATACCAAAACCAAAACCTGCTTCAAGTAGTCCGTGCTCGTGTCCCAACGAATCAATATTTAGAATAAAATCGCCATCAATTTCGCGGCCATTCTTATCACAAATACATTCGAGTTTCAGGCCGGGGATATAGTCTGTTTCATAGCAAGCAAAATCATAACCGGCGGCCCGCAGTTTCAATTTGAGTTCATCCATTTGGGCAGTGTTCAAAGAATGAGAAAAGCCATCCGCATCAATAAAGGTCGCCATAAGAATTTTTTCCTCCATTCATTGCTTTCATAAGTTGGTGAGACAGTGCGTTTTGTGCGTCCATAGACTTGACAAACGTGAGACACGTTCCATTCTGTTCAAAAATGAAATACTCACTTGTATTGTCTCCCATGAGAATAATGCGGCCATCCGCTTGAAAGAATGCCATACGCGAATGAACAATGTAATTGCGCAGACTTTCGGGGGAAAGCGCTTTGTCTGTTCTTTCGGCAAAACGTGAAGCCGCGTGAAATGAAATAGTCGCGATTGCGGCCAGTTCTATCAATTCGGAACGTAGTAGAAATTCCCCGTGATGGAGGTTGGTTCTCATAATTGACAACTCCTTTCTAATTTGCAAAAATATTATAGCAAACCAAAATGAAATTGTCAACGGGGTGGATTAGGTGGTCGCCACCTAATTCTGCTGGAGGGCGATTATTCGCCCTTTCCAATTCCAAATCGTTCTGCGTCATCGGGATAACGGTCGGGGTGGTATCGTGCGCGCGTTTCTTCAAATTCTTCTTCATAGTCATCATACAAATCGTTAGCCAAATCTTCTACATCTTCATCGCTGAGAACTAATTCAACCTGATTGACGCTCATGGGTAGACCCATACAAGAGAAATAGCGGGCAGCGATAACAGGGACGGTTTTCTGCCATTCGCTAATACAATCGAAATAACTAAGATCGTTCCCTGCCAAAACTATAATTGTGGGTCGAATCCAGTTGCGGTAAGAGGTTTCGTCATTGCTTGCCCATTCGCGGATATCGTTGATAAGGTCTTGACGGTTGTTGAAATTCATGAAAGTCAACTCCTTTACTTTGATTACGAGATTATTTTAGCATAGAAAATGAAATATGTCAAGAGAAAATATTAGGTGGTTGCCACCTAAGACGTGATATTTCGGGAATTAGATATTCCCGAAAGGTTTTTCTTATTTGTTTTGTGCGTAAGATTCAAATAGCATTTCATTGAGTCGGAACAATTCTTCATCACCCCAAAGGTGAAATTCAATATCGTCCCTGGATACATGTATATCAATATACCAATAATATCGTTGAACACATGAGATAACTAAAGTTGAAATTGGGGATCCTGCATAATAGAGACTATAATGTTCTCTATAGAATTTATACAGTGCTTCACGGGCATCCTTCAATTCGGGCGCTTCCGTGATAATGTAGGCGGCATGTTCAATCAAGTCTTGACGGGTCATTGTAGCAGCTCCTCTCTTTTATTACAACTTTATTATAGCACATTTTCCAGCTGGTGTCAAATTTTCCAGCTCGCGTTCCAGCTCGCCGCGGCGGTCGCAGCTTCCAGCTCGCCCCGCGCGTATGCGTGCGTACGGGTGTGTAGCGTGCGGGCGCACGCGGGCGCACGCGGGCACGGGTATGTTCCAGCACCAGCAGGTAATGTGTGATCTGGTACCAGATCGTCAATGTATGATCTGGTATGCGGCGGTCATAGAGTAGCCCACCCCATAACCGTACCCCTATTATAGCCGTTTGTGGCTGTTATGTCAAGCCTTTTTGTTAGGTGGCCGCCACCTAACAACCAAAAACGGCAATCGACCAGATCGGCAATGTATGATCTGGTACCAGATCGTCTCCACCTAAAACCGCGAATAGATAACCGCGTATCGATAACGCATTATCGATAACAGGCAATAAAAAAGGTAGGGCTTTACGCCCTACCCTGCTTATTGCTATAATAGCGCTGTTTCGCACGCCAGTAGGCACGCATAGCGTTATCCCGTTCGCACTCCGCATTAAACCTGCGATGAAGCATGATGCAGGCGGCCGTGATGAACACGGCCGCCGCGATGATGAAGCCCGTCATTTTTTATATACCTCCAAAAACGCGCGAGCATCGGCGAGCTGTTCGGCCGACGTGCCGGGATTAAGCTGCGCCAGGATACGACACGAACGAACATACCCATAAAAATCGCCGCGCCTGCTGATAATCGGGCTGTTGCTCGCGTTATACCCGTTGAAAGCAGAGTAGAGCACGACATAGTCACCCTCGCGGGCGCACCCTATGCCGAACTGATCGTTCCCTGCATCGCGCCGCGCGGCCTGCTTGAGTCGTTCATACTGTTTTTTTGTCATTTTTGACACCCCTTTTCATTATAGGGCAGGTAGGGCGCATGCCCTACCTGCTTTTTGTCAATCTTCCATGTTCAGCATATCAATGCTATGCGCCGCAAGCCACGCCAACTTTTTTTTGCTGGTCTTGACCTCTTGCAGATGAAACACGTTCTTGCCGCTCACGGCGTCCTTGTATACGTGAGTATTAAAGAACGTATATACGCCCTTTTTGGGGTTATACTCGGCAAGGATATCCAAAAACACCGACCACGGACAGATATAACAGATATCATAATCGGGGATCTGCCAACGTACCCATTCTTTACGCTGCCGGTATTCTTCAATCGCTTCTGCAAGCGTGTTTTTATTGGTATACAACCAATTGCCCGCGCCGCTTTTATCTTCTATGTCAATACCGCGCACGCTGTTATCCTTTTTACCAGCTGGTCTACAACCAAAGTCGCGCCACGCCATAGGGCGATTAATCTGTTCGAATCGAATTCGACGGTTACCGCCCTCTTGCATATATCCGCCGATTGCCTTATTTTTGGGATCAATCGTTAGGATATACGCTTTTTGGCCGATATCAAAGTCGGGCACGTGAAAATACGTGTCGGGCGTGATACCTAAGTCCTTAACCGCTTTACGCATAGCTTTATGATCATTGCCATAAAGGCGACACGCTTTACGTAGACCGTCCAGCTGTTTTTCGGTGATGAAAGTAAATTCCATGTTTTGCACCTCTTTATTTAGGTTGATTGTGTGTAGCTATTGCAACCATGTGCTACATGCTTATTGTATTCCCCCGATCGGCGAATAGCATACGCCGCAGGAATAACGATTTTTGTTCACTTTTCAAGGTCCATGTGGATATTCATCCAGCGCGCGTCCCGTCTGTTTTTCACCCCTTTTTCTTCTACCCCCTCGGGACGCTTGTATTATATCAAACACATGCGGCAATCGTCAATAACTTTTATTGCCATTATAGGCAAAAATAGCGATTTTTTTTAGGTTTGGCAATTTGCACAAAAATCACGGGCTGTTTTGTATAAATTGCACAAACAAACATACGCGCATTATAGCAGGGACGCGCCGCCGCCATATAAGCGAACACATATTCGATAACAGCCTATCGATAACAGCCTATCGATACAGCGATATCGATAGATTTATATTGATAAAATCATATCGATACAATTATATCGATACCGGGGTATCGTTTCAGGGGCTGAGTTAGAAGCCCTTAACCAAAAAGCCCGGGCCTGGTAATTCTCCGCCAAATCTCATTTTTTTGTTCTACATTATTCTCTAATAAATTCCTTATATCCTTTCTGGTAATGCTCGCCTATGGCTCGCGTCGTATGGCTGGCGCCATACGACTTCTCCGCCAAATCTCATTTTTTGATTCCGCTTTATAATGGTCGTCAGAAAATTTGTATTCATTGGCAAAAATGGCGTGCTTACACACGCTTTCTTCGGCCCGTAAACGGGCCTCGAAATTTGACTTTTTCCAAATTTTGTGTTATCCTTTATATATAAAGAGGTGATAAAATTTGCGTCTATATACACTTGACCTATCGCTCGACTACGCCGATGAGCGTGTCATTTGCGTATAGGCAATTCTCGCCTCCTTGGAATATGTTCCTAACGAAACAGAACTGGAAAAAATGGGCGACTACATCATTCGCGGCCATAATCGCCACACATTTTCTACACCCGCCGACCGCAAAGAAATACAAGACCCCGCCCGCGCGAAACGCCGCAGTCGAAAAGAAGCTCTTTCTGTAGAAGGCTACATAGAAGACCCCACTCACGCCAAAACCAGCCTTCTATCTTCCGACAACGAACCCGTCTACACCAGCCCCAAGCGCGCTCCCATTCGTCGCCCAACCTACGACGAAGAAGGAAACCTACTCGATCTTGGCGACGCCGCGGATCTCGACGGCAATCCCATACCCCAATTCTTTGATCTCTGGGATTCCATTGATCGCCTCAAAGCTCGCCTCGACTCGTGGGCCGGCCGTGTGGGGGGTGGCGTTTCCGTTGTCCACAAGCCTACCTCCCTAACAATCTACAAAGCACGCAAACTACTGGTGGAACTACAACGAGAACAATACGCTCTTCGCGACCTTTTCCGTCCTACCATTGGCAGTCATGGTGTATCCTCCACACTCGCCAATTGCGATCACGTCTTCGACTGCCCAACAGGCTACTGGTTGCCTATCGAGGAATGGTGTGAGAGAAAACGCAATCCCCACCCGCGCGACTACCCGCAGCCTTCCCTTCCCGATGCCTAGGCCCGCCCCGATGGCACAGTCTTCTGGACGGTGAGCAACAACGTAATTGATTACGAAAACCCAGACCACATAAAGGCACTGCTACAATGGTATGTACAATTGCTGATGAAGAATTACGAGAAGTTGCGCGTCGCCACCCGTATACTACTGTGGGACGTAGAGCGTTATGTAGAGTTGGCCCATCTGGACGATTTGGAGACATTCCTTCTCCACCACTATGTGCTTCATACCCCTGTATTCCTTGTCCAGCGTGCTCTCGCCGACGAAGGCATCAACCTCACTGTTGCTCAAATCCAGCATCGCCAAACCCGTTCCATTCCGCGCAAAATCGCCACGGCGGCCCGCGTTCAACGTCTTCTTGATCTTGCGGCCCATCATCAAATAGAAACAATCGTGTGCGCGAAATGCCATCGAACCCTCCCCAAACATCCGATCTTTTTCTCAAGATCCCACAATTCTGCGCTTGGTTTCAAACGAACCTGCCGCGATTGTCAAAAGGAGGGCTTATAATGGAAAGAGTATGTGCGAAATGCCGCCAAAGCAAACCCATAGAAGAATTCCTCCAGACTTCTTCTCCCTTCCACCCAGGCGGCTACACCATTTATTGTACGAATTGTTTGGAAGAAATGGTTCCACCCGATGATTTGCGGGCCGTCGATAAGTTGATGGCTTGGTTAGACTGGCCTTTTTTGGTTCCTCAATGGACAAAATGCTATAGGAACGCAAAGTCCCAAGCCCTCCACCTCTATAAGCAACTAATGAAGGACCGGCCGCAATACCAAACGTTGGACTGGAAAGAAACTAACGACAAGTGGAAAGAGGCTATGGAGCTTGGTGTGATGGATGAGAAGATTCCAGATATCAATCAGGCGTGGCTGAGAGAAATGCGGCTGAAGTGGCCCGCAGATGTAGAACGAACGGTAGAGGATTACCGATACCTGGAAAATTTTTACAACGACCTTATCTCTACGCAAAATATTACATCGGCTACTCAGAAAGATGACGCGAAGAGATTGGTGGAAGTGGGCCTGCTGGCAACCAAGAAGATACGGTAGGGCTTGCCTGCCAAAGACGAATTGGCCGGAAAGGTTTTATACATGGCCAAGTAAAATTTTATGAATTGCTGGAACAGCCGCCCAAGCGGCCAATCAGCAGCGGCACCCGCTTCCGCGGGCCGTCCAACGACTATCACTTCGGTGAGTAAGGGAGAAGTCTCCTTGAAGCGTAAAACTTAGATGATATAGTCTCATCTGTATGGCAACATACAGCCCCATGGGATAGAACTTACGATTCTATCTAAAGAAAATTGATGTATCACAATATAATGAAAGCCGAGGGTTTTGAAGCAAAGAACGCAAAAAATATCTCGGATTTCGACTCAGTAGGTGAACTTTACCAATGGTTGGAACGTAGAGGCTGGAAGCCAGATTGGCACGTCGAGCCGCAAGACAGCGTAGACTTCACTATCAAGCAAATCCAACAGTATCTTGTGCGGCTGGTCCAAGGTGAAAGCAACCTATCTGACCAAGTAGAGTCTCGCCGCAAACAACTTGAACTAGCAAATCGTCTTGAAGAGACCGAAGATGAACCACAACAATCTTCTGTTGATCCTACAGATGAAATTGAAGCCATGTCTACCATTGAGTATGAGGGAGATGAAGAACTCGATGCTGAAATGGGTGGTGATGATGATTGTCTGAACTAAACTTCGCCACACCGCAACAGGGAGCAATGCGCGATGGTATTCCCATTAGTAAAGGTGTGGTACTGACTGAAAAATACTTGGAAGAGCACGAACAACTCTTCCAAGATTATTCTCGATATTTTATGTTGTATCCTGATCTGTAAACTAAAAGCAGCATAGCGGTAAAAGCTATGAAAATTTTTCTAACTGCTGGGAAGCCCTAAAGCCACAATAAATGGATGAGATACGATGAAAATCTAAATCTCGCAACAATGGGTGATCAGCAACCAAACACACTGGCTCAACGACTATCCAGTAATGGAGTAGAGAATAAACTCGAAATGGAAAACTTAGATGATATAGTCTAATCCTATACGAAAGTATAGGTATCAATGTTTTGGATACAATTCGCAGTGCCAATTGTCCAATTCGCTTCTATTACTATCAACGCATATTACTTCGCGCAATGATGCGTTTCAGATACTTCTATGGCACATTCACTCGTGCTACTTCTAAATCTTTCCTCGCAATTATCTCATAGTATTTGGCATGTATTTTTCTGCCGCGATCTAAGCGTTTCGTTGTATCTTAGTTCAAGAAAGCCTCGCTAAGTATCACCAAACAAAAGTTGGAAGAAATATGGACTTATTGGCCTCTTCTCAAAGCAGAAGTGCTTTCTGACAATATGTCCAGTGATTACATCGAACTAATTTTCAAAAATGGTTCAACCTTCCAAATCCTAACCTTGAGTGCTTCGAGCCGCGGTCAACGCGCATCGGGCGGTCTAATCGAAGAAACAGCCTTGATTGATGGTAAGATACTGGCAGACGTTATTATTCCTATGATGAACATTCCTCGTCAACACTCAGGCGGCGGAGTCAATCCTACTGAGCCACACGCCCAATAGGTGTACATTACAAGTGCAGGCTCAAAGAATACTTTCGCGTATGAACGTCTGATTGAACTTACTACTCTCGGAGTAATAGATTAGGAAGATTACTTTATATGCGGCGCAGGATATGAACTACCGCTAAAATATGGCTTATTCGACAAAAAAACTATTCAAGACCAGAAACTTTCTTCAAGTTTTTCTGCGGAGTCTTTTGCTCGTGAAAGCCAATCCATTTGGACAGGTTCAACCAAAGACTCTTGGTTTGACCTGAATAGGTTGCTAAAGTGCCGCACTCTTCTTCACTCAGAAAGAGAGGGCAAAGTTCTCAAAGAAGGTTTCTATGAGATCAGTTGCGACGTAGCACGTACTGGTAATAATGATTCATCTATAATGGTAATCAAAGTTATCCCCACTGAAAATGATTGGAAGAAAAAAGTTGTCTACACAGAAAATATGACAAAAACTTCTCTTCCTGATCAAGCTGTCCGTATAAAAGAATTGGTTTCCCTCTACCATCCTCGTGAGGTAGTAGTTGATGGCAACGGTATTGGTGCCGGCTTGGTCGACCAACTTGTTATCCCCCAATGGGACCGCAAAGGTCGCTACTGGGAACCTCTTTACGTCTCCAACGATCCCGAAACCTATCCCTACCCCCGTGAAGAAAAAGACAAAGCAATTGTCTACAACATCAAAGCAAACGCCGCGATGAACAATGACATCTATTCCAATCTCTTTATCCAAATCAATAATGGACACGTCCAACTTCTTGCGAACGAACGCATAGTGAAAGAAAAATTGCTTGCTACCAAAAAAGGGCAAAAAATGAATTTTTTGGCAAAAGAGCGATTTTTGTTGCCTTATGTGATGACCTCGCGACTTATAGATGAGCTGAATAATCTAAAACTGCGGCCGACCGGTGTTCAAGGTTAGATAGCGGTTGAGCAAATTACCAAACGCATCAACAAAGACCGTGTTTCTGCCCTAGGATATGGATTATATCGCATAAAGTTTTATGAAGATGAAGAATTCCGCCGCAAGAAAAAGTCTATGTTTGGCGGCAAAACTTGCGCGTTTTTCTCTTCCTCTTCAGATAAACGGAGGACAAGACGATGAGCAAACAACCAAGAAACATTGAAGAATTTCGTCAATTTGCTCAAAACACTTCCAAAGCAAAGGATAGAGTGCGGCTTCCTAATAGTGAAAGAAGCTATTAGAACCGTTATGGGAGGAATGTTTCCTCCCTTTCTTTTACGTCCTTTGATAAGGAAGAAATAAAGGATATCATTGAGCAAGGAGACCCGCGGGAAATCCGCGAACTTTCACGCTACTACGCCCGCTTCTGCGGCGAGTATGCGGCCATGATAGAGTATAAGAGCTCTCTGCTTTCTTATACCTATTTACTAACTCCGCACTATAATGTTGCGGCCGCCCCTAAGAAGCTGAAGACAGCGTATTTTGCTATGGCAAAGAAACTGAAAGAAGCGAATCTTGATGCTCTCTTCCCCCGCATCAACCGCACTATTTTATTGGAGGGTGTGTTTTTCGGGCTAATGAAGGAGTTGTCGGACGGCCGCATGGTAGCATTTCGTTTACCTTGCCAGTGGTGTCGTTCCCGTTTCCGCGATGAGAATGATTTGCCAATTCTGGAGATCAATCTACAATACTTCACTCAAGTGGCAACCACAGAAGCAGACCGCAAGAAACTTCTAAATCTTTTCCCAAAATATATCCAACAAAAATATCGCAGTCTCGCGGGGAAGGATGCGTTTTGGGCTGAGATTCCACCAGTAGACGGCGGCATATGTTTCTGTTTCAATGATGATATGCTGCCGCCCTTTATCTCTGCTACTATTGCGGCCGAAGAACTTCAAGCAGCACGAGGCCGCGAAGAAGAAAGAGATGAAAACGAGCTACATAAGTTGCTTATCCAGAAGTTGCCGATTGATAAGTCTAATGGTGAACTTCTCTTTACTCTGCCAGAGGCCGAAGAACTCCACAATAGTGTATGCGGCATGATGGCAGATCGCGAAAGTATTGATGTTCTGACAACCTATGCGGATGTGAAGCTGGAAAGTGTCCAAGATGCTGACACAGCAGCTTCATCTTCTCAAAGTCGTCTGGACAAATACACACAAAATATTTATAATGAGTTAGGTATTTCTCAGGAAATTTTCAACTCAGGTAGCGGTTCTACCGCGCTAACCTATTCCATCAAGAAAGATATTGCTTCTCTATATGCGTGGAGCAAACAGTATGAAGTATGGATCAATGCCTATCTACGCGGGCAGTCGAAGGGCGGCATTTATTTCACTATTCGTCTTCTTCCAATTTCTTCCATTTTCAAAAAGGAAGATTTGGATATGTTCCTCAAGGCTGCGCAATACGGTTATCCTAAAACCGCAGTCGCGGCCGCTCTGGGTATTGATACTCTTGATCTCATACATCAAACTGACTTTGAGAACAATATTTTGAATATGACTAATTTTATGGTTCCTCTATCTTCTTCATACACTCAGTCGGGCGTCGATGGACAAAAAAATTTGTCGCAAAAAAGTGGCGAAAGCACCCCCGGAGAGGACATAAATAGTGAAGGCGGGCGACCTGCTTTAGATATTTCCGAACGCGCAGACCGCACGCAACAAAATATTGATGGAATGACCTAATGGGAGGAAAAAAGATGGATAAGAAAATTCCGCTAACGTTTGATATTATGATTTCCTCTCCACTAACACCTATCAATGAATCCCTTCCAAATGTAGCGCGCGCAAAATGCCACGTATTTACCAAATACCGTAATCGCAACTACAGCTACATCACTGACGAAGTGGCCGATCAACTAATTGCTTCGGCCGCACAAGGAACGGTTCCTGTTGTTGGTTTCTTTGATAAGGAAAAAGGCGACTGGACTTCTCACACAGGACCGGAACTTGCCAGTGCTTATGGTTATGTTGAGAGTTTTGCGGGCTGGGAAAAGGTAGTTGACCCAGCAGACGGTGTAGAACGCGAATACGCTACATTCAACATCGTTCTTTTTAGTGAGTATTTGAAGGAAGCCAACTCTATTGTTGGTAAAAAGTAGAGTATGGAACTAAATCCCGACCCGGAGTATCTTGCGGGCGAATGGGCATATATGGGCGAGAATGACGGTGAGTATTTCGTATATACGAAGGCCCGCCTACACGCCCTATGCGCATTGGGAGATGGTGTTGAGCCATGCTTCTCCGGCTCTACCTTCTTTGAAAAAGACGGTGCTCTCAAATTTGAGCAATTCTCCAAATTGCTAATGGATTTACAAGATAAAGTGAAAGAACACAGTGGAGGTCAGAACGCTATGAATGTAAAAGTAAATGGCGTAGAGAATGAGCATTTTGCTGATGTTTTCAATTCTCTGAATCCCGACTTCACAGAAGAAAATTCTTGGGTTATCAATGAAGTGCCTTTCTCCATGAATGACACCGAGATTCTAACCTACGCCTGCGGCGGAAAGAAGCGAATCAAGAAGTATAGCTACACTATTTCCGAAGAAGGCGAGCTTGCTCTGAATTGCGAGAGCGAGTTTGATTATGATGAGCTCACGCAAGGTTTAGATGACCTCCGCGCAGAGTTTGAAGCATTCAAGACTTCTTCTGGTGAATCTCTACAATCTAAGGTGGACGAGCTTGCGGAGCTTCAAAATAAGTTTGACGCTCTCAATGCTGAAAAGGAGCAACTTCAAGCGTCTCTGGAAGAGTTGAAGGCTACCTATGAAGCACTACAGCAAGAAAAAACTACTGCTACTTCCGAATATGAGGCCAAGATTGGCGAACGTGATACCACAATTGCTGAGCAGGCCGCAACCATTACGGAATACGAAAATGCGGAAAAGACCCGCATTATTGAGAAGTTTAGCAAGTGCCTGCCTGCGGAAAACATCGCTGGTATTCTGGAACATAAGGATGAACTGAGCGTTGATGCTCTGAACACCAGTCTGGCTCTGGAATACACTCAATTCTCTATGGCTAAGAATCAGGGCGAAGAGATTCGCATTCCTCAGCCTCAACAAGAGGAAGAATCTGCTCTGGTAAAATACCTGAAAAAGTATGTAAAGTGAGGTAATTAGTTATGGCTAAGTTTCCTGTAAAGAAGTATGCGGCACTTGAAATGAATCGTGCCCGTTATCTGGCTCAGGGCAATGTCGTGTCTCAGACTCCTCTGGCGGCTGAGTTCACTGAAGAGAACCCCTGCGAAAATGGTATGTGGGTTTGTGCCAATAAGGCCAATGGTGAAATTCGCACTCTAAAGGAAGAGGGCGAAATGGTTGGTATCGTATATACCACCGAAAAGGAATGGGGCCGCTATGAGTATGGCCTGAATCTACATCACGACGTTGCCGGTGATTATCCCCGTGTTGGTATTATCGACCTGGGCGATACTTTCACTTCCAACTGTTTTGATATGGGCGATTTCGGCAATGTAGAGGCTGTTGAGGCCGCTATGAAGAAGCTGGATGAAACCCCTCTGTATGTGGTTCCTGTTGTGGGCAATGGCCGTCCTAAGCTGACTGCTTCTATTCCTGTGTCTGGTGCTTATGCCCAGGTTATCAAATACACCACGATGCCTAATGGCGAAAAGGCCATCAAGTATCAGGTTGTTCGTGTGTAATTGGAGGGCAATAACATGGAAATGACTTTGAAACAACTATTTGATTGTGCTCGCGGCAAGAATATTCCTGCCGAATTTGCTAATGAGCATGTAGATTATCGCTCTGCTCTGCGCGATGAACTGGCCCGCATCATGGGCACTCCCGCCCAGCGCCGCCGCAATGCTCCCGAAGTATTTGAGATTCTGGAAGAGATCGCTCAGGAAGAGCTACCCCGCCGCGTTCAGGAACTGATCGGTATGTTCGCCGAAGTTCGCCAGTATGGCAACAACGAGCGCGTTATTTATAAGAAGCAGCTGGGCCGCCGTCGCGGCAAGAGCTACGTCACTCGCGCTACTGCGGCTGGCGTTTATGAGACCTTCCGTCTGGACGCTGAGACTTTTGAACTGAAGCCTTATGTGTATGCCGGCGCTGGTATCGTTGACTTCGAGCGTTATCTGGATGGCACCGAAGATATTATGGATATCTATGATATCCTGATTGAAGGTCTGATGGACCGCATTTTTGAAGACATTCAGGCTTGCCTGATTTCTTCTTGGAACGATTCTGGTCGTCCCGCCGCAAACAAGATAGCTGTGACTGCCTTCGACCCCGACAAGATGGCTGATATGATTCAGACTGTAAGCGCTTATGGCGCTCCCGTCATCTATTGCGGCCCTCAGTTTGCTGCTAAGATGGCTAACGGCATTACCTATGGTAGCACCGTAAAGATGTCTGACTCTGATATCGAAGAGTTCCGCAATACTGGCTACATCGGCAAGTTTGCTGGTGCTCCTGTGGTTGTAATTCCTAACTCCTTCGTAGACGACGAGAATACCAAGCTGGTGTTCAATCCTCGTTTTGCTTATGTCCTGCCTGCCGGTAAGGAAAAGCTGGTAAAGGTTGGTCTGATTGGCGACACCCACTTCAAGGAAGTTGAGAACCGCGATTGGTCTATGGAAGTCCAGATGTACAAGAAGATCGGTGTTGGTATGGTAGCCGAACCCAATTTCTGGGGTATCTACTACAATGCCGGTATTCCCGATGGCGGCTGGGATAACAGTAGCCTGAATATCGAACCCTAACATATAACGGGAGGGCCGCGAAAGCGGCCTTCCCTTTGACTTGACTTGAGTAAAAGGAGTAAGAAAAATGGAAAAGAAAGTTTACGTAAAGAATGTTAGCTCGTTCAATATTGAGCTAAACCTTCGACAAGTCCGCTACGTGCGGGACCTCGAACCCGGCCAACGGGTTAGTCTCGCGGAGGATGTTTATGAGGAATTTAGTTGCGATCCTGGTTGTAAGTCTCTAATGAAGGACGGCTTCCTAAAGGTTGTTTCTGATGATGAGGAAGTCAAGCAGCAAATTGCTGAGATTACTAATTCTAAGAATGATGAGGAAGAGATTGATGTGGATAAGCTTCTCACAGAGCAGTCCGCGCAGGCTCTTGCTAAGGTTCTTATGAGTGCCACTCCCGCTCTCAAACAAAAGATTGTAGACCGCGCAATGTTCCTCAGTATCGCGGATGCTACTCGCGTAAGCCTAATCAAGCATCACTGTGGTGTGGATGTGCTACATGCTCTTGCTCTTCAACGCTAAGGAGGTGCGGGCCTATGGCTACCCCTCTTTCCGTAGTCTATGATGCTTTTCTCGCTAAAGTCGAAGCAGATGATTGGATGATGAATGAGTATTGGGATGAGGTTGAAAAAGACTGGCGACAAATTCTCGACCAAGCAATTTTTCAATTCAGATATTCTCGCATCCCGCTTGACCATGATGATGTTCAATTTACAAATGATCTAACCAATGATGAAGTTCAAGTTCTGGCAAATCTAATGAAACTTCAATGGGTGGAACGTTGTGTTGCTACGTGGGAAAACCTGCGGCAGATGTATTCAACGTCTGACTATTCGATGGCAAACTTCCTTCAAAAATTGAATGCGACCGCGCAAAGAGTGAATGACGATTGCCGGTATATGATTGACCGGTATGGCCGCTCTGAGCACTATAAGCCTAATTCTATATTTGGACGCTTGGCGGGCAAATGACAGAAGGTTATTACAATAAGCTAAAAGGTCGCATCTACGGCTTATTGTGTGAGAAGGAAAAAGAAGGATCTTGGGAGAAATTCCTTGATACCATCATCATCGAACTCATGGGAAGTTCCGAGTTAGATAGGACAATAAACTTTTGGCCCCTTATTGGCAAATTATCTTCCCTCCGATTTTTGAATTATGAATATTTTAGAAAAACAGTATTTGAGTGTATCAACTTAGTAGGGGAGTTGAGCCACAATGAGTGAATACTGGCAGACGTATCAACGTCGTATCAATCATTTGGGAAGAACGCCTCAAGAGCGCGCCAAAAGAATAGGAATCCTGGAATTTGAACGGAATTTGAAATATAATGCTCAAACCCAAACCCTTCACCGCGTTGGTAAGCATGACAGTTGCTTCCAAGGAATTGTGCTTACAGACAAGCAAGATGAGAACAGAGTTTCTCAGGTTTTACTTACGCGGTTGGAAGATAAATTAGCAGTTGGAGAATTGATTTATTGGGATTCCGCGCCCTGGCTTGTGTGGAGGGATAATATTTCTTCTTATCAGCCTTACAATAAGTATTATATGGTAAAATGTAATTATGAAATCAAGTGGGTTGATAAAGGAGATTTACATAAATCTTGGGCTTATATTTTAGGGTCGAAAGACTCAAAAATATAGGATAATTTCAGGACTTGAGTTTCAGGTCCCTCGGTTAGTAATAACCCTGACAAAACTATTGAATTGCTGGAAGCCGGCAGGTAATCAGCAGCCATGCCCGCAAGGGAAGGTTCAACGACTATCCGTAAGGAGTAGAGAAATTGAAGTGAAAGTCCCCGGCCCGCCGGGTGAAGATATAGTCTATTTATGTGGAACTCACTTATTACGCCGCAACCTAACAAGCATATCCGTATTATTATGCCTAAGCAATATATTCCGAAAGGAACAGAAATTATTGTGGGTGATGAAAACTGGTATCTTGTAGATTACGATGTTGTTTCCGTCCCGGAAATTATTTTTATGTCCTTCACAGAAGGAAAATACAATGAATTGCGTGATGATTTAGAACAAGATATTGCTAATGTTGATAAACTCAACAAGTGGAAAATTGAACTCTCTCCGGTTGCTTATGCGGCCAAAGGAGATACAATTCATCCCGTATTTTCAATTACTAAGAATGGTGAAGTGCAAGCCGATATAGAAAAAGAGATCAGTTATGTGCTCGGCCCAGGTTTGCGGCAAGACGGCGAAGACGTTATTGTTGAGATGGAATCTGGTGAAACCAGTATACTGATAAAATATAAAGATGTGGCAGAAGCACTATAGACCATCTATGTTGGTTCGGCCGCGAAAGAATTGTTCTCTATTATAGGTGATGACTCTTTGAGGGTCACTTATGATGGAACATATTCATTTGTGCGGGCCAACAGTAAGGCAGAAAATCCTGATGTTCAGTTTGAACTGGAACCTACAAAATTAGCAAAAATTACTAAGTCTGAACACAATACTTGCGTAATTCACGCAAATGATCTCAACAAAACAGGAACCATAACTGTGTATGTTATTTACAATGGCGAACGGTATGAAAAAGAAATCAACATTATCTCTCTATGGCAGGTGAAGTAAGATGGAACAGCAAGCCACACAACGAAGATTCGCAGTCATGGGAGAAAATTTGTTCAGGATTTTGAATAAGTTGATTACTAATCAACGACTATGTCGGTTATTGAAGTATCAAAATGAAGACCCTTTTAGCAAGGAATTACCTGATGTAGATGGTTTGGAGCTAATAAACAATTCTATTTGTATTACTCCTAAAATTCCTGAAAAAGATGGGAAAGAAACTGCTTATGTAATGGTGGTTTTTGATAGGTTCATTGTAAATACTAATAACCCAGATTTCAAAATTTCTACCGTGCGTTTCGATATTGCTTGCCCATATAATGAATGGGTAGTGGACAATAGTAATTTGCGGCCTTACCTTATTATGCAGGAAATTGATACTATGTTCAATCAGGCGAAAATGAGTGGTATTGGTAATTTACAGTTTGTATCTTCCAGCGCCCTTACTCTTTCGCCGCATCTTGGTGGATATAGTATGCTTTACTCTATCAATGAATTTAACTGATGGCGATATCTTGCGGCTTATGCATGGAGACCCGCTTTTCTTCAAGGATATCTGCCTTGTCTATTCTCCTACGTTGGGAGAAATAGCTACAGCAGGTCTGGAAAAATTCTATAGGTATCTTTCTTTGATGTTGATTGAAAAGCCGCCAGTTGAGAACAATGATGAATTGGGTCAAGTAATGAAAGAATTATCTGATTTTCAGTATCTTTGTTTTCTTGCTCAATTGGATGGCGAACAATCACAACTAATCAAAGAAGGATTTGAATTCTTCACTCATGAATAGCCAACAATTATTACTATCCCTAATCTGTCAATTGTAGTCGGAGACCCATCTGAAAAGAGGGTCATCACAGAAGATATGTTTGAGGGCTTTTAGTTTCTTATCCGCGCCAGTTGTGCGCTGGTTGATCGAGATGAAGAAGTTATTGAGTTGCTCGACACAGATTCTCCCAAGGTTAGGGAGCTAAAGATGAAATTGATAAAGGGCCGAAAAGACCGTGCGAAAGCAAAGTCAAAAAGCAAAAAAGATGGGGATAACAAATTGGGATTCTCTGATTTGATTGCTTCTTTACTTGCGGGTAGCAACGGCGCAGTAAATAACCAAACAGTATGGAGTCTCACTTATTATGCTTTTCAAGACCAGCTCAAAAGAATGAATTGGCGTGAAGAGTTTGATATAAATACTCGGGCCGCCATGGCCGGAGCAAAGATTGATAAAGACAAATTATCCCACTGGATAAAGAACATGTCTTTCAATTGAGGAGGCTAAAAATTTATGGCTCAGAATAACATTTTTGAACGATTCGGCATCAAGGAAGTTGCAAACGTTTATTTCCAAGCTTTGAACGATGAAGGCAACATCAAGACTGGCGATATCGTTCTTTACCTGGATTAAAAAGAGTGGTCCAGACTAAACTCCGTGAATTGCTGGAACACCCAAACAAGTAATGTTGTGGGCAATCAGCAGCCAAGCCTATTCATAGGAAGGTTCAACGACTAAGCGCGAAGAAAATCCATCTTCGACAGCGCGGAGCATTTGCTTTGAGCCGGCAAATGATGATATAGTCTAATCTCATATGAAAGTATGAGCAGCGTAAGCGATTGATAAGAAATGGCTTATCAATGAATATAATGACTCTAAAAGTTTCCACCGTCGAGACTACGGCACAAAATGTGTCAGCAACCGGCGGGTGGGGTTAAAAATGGGTTAGCTCCACTAAAACTCTCCTAATTTCTGGAAACTCCTAAAGCCGCTGGATAGCGGATAGAAAATACTAAAAGAGGTATAAATAAAATGGATGATCAGACGCTAAGCAAGAAGCCGCAATACGGCTACGGTTTTATATATTGCTATACTTCTCCCAGTGGGAAGAAATATATAGGCCAGACAAGAACTACTTTGAAGCAACGAGCAGGTGTGAATGGAAAATCTTATCAAGGCTGTTCCGCATTCAATAATGCTATAAAGAAATATGGCTGGGAAAATTTTCAAGTAGAAATTCTTGAAGAAGTGCCATTAGATGTGATTGATGAAACAGAAGTCAATTATATTCTTGATTATAATACTGTAGACCCAAAATTTGGCTACAACATTATGCAAGAAAGGTGCAAATATATGGCTACTCTCCGACATGTGCCTGTCTATAGCTATGATGAATTTACGGGCGAATTTCTTGAAGGTTATTCCAGTATAGCAGACGCAGAACGCGCTATGAATGTTCATGCCGGCTCAATTCGCCGCACACTGAATCAACTCAATCATCACGTAAAGCAGAGGGTTTGGATGACTGAAAAATTTGAACGAGTTGAAGTCGTTCCTAAGAATGTTCAGGCAACCAGTAAAAAAGTTTATATGTATGATGGTAAAACAGGCCAATATTTACAAGAGTTTGATTCGTTGCGGGCCGCCGCGAGAGATACCACTATTCCTCGTAGTTATATAGCCACCTCAGCTACAGAGGAGCGCACTTAGGGTAAATATCCGCGGTTATTTCGTTTTTATAAAGTAGATTGCTTGTCTCTTGAAAGTTCAACGACTAATAGTAGCGAGAAGTCTCGTCAAATGGAGAGCCTTTCTTAAAAGAAAGTGAAGATATAGTCTGAACTTATGGGAAACCATAAGCTGGGTAAATTCCCGCATATAGCCTAACGAACTATATGGAACATAATGAACCCTAAGCTCGTGACTTGGGACTTTTGATTGATATCCATCTATAAAATCCATAGGTCCCCTACATCGTGAGGTGTAGAAAACAAACTGGTGAATTGCTGGGAACTCTGACCGGATAATGCCGAAGACAATCAGCAGCCAAGCCGCGGTAGCCCCGCGGAAGGTTCAACGACTAAGTGGAGAAAAATCCTTATCTCCCAGCGCCAGTCCCTTGCTCTGAGCCGCAAGGTGAAGATATAGTCTGAACTCATAGGAAACTATGAGAAGTTTATGAAAAGGCATAAACAAAACAAATTGATGGTAAGGATATCAACCTGAATCTGGAAGATGCCGTTATTTCTTGGGAAGAAATGCGCATTCTGCTGGGCGCCGAAATGAAGAACGGCTCCGACACCAACAGCAACGTAACGATTTACAAGAATGCCGAATACACCTTTGCTAAGGATGTGCAGGACCAGGATGTGACGTTCCCTGTTACCAAGCCTGGCCAGTCTGACAAGACCGAAGCTGGCGTCAACGCCTTCCCCCTGGAAGCTAATAAGCCCACCGAATTCCGTTGGATCAACTTGACCAATGGCAAGCGCGGTCAGCAAGACACCTTCACTAAGGCCGCTCTGGAAACTGGCGTCGAAAACCGTGTGCGTTTCTTCTGGGAAGAGAAGGCCGCCGAGGGCAACGAAGCCTATGATGCCAAGACCCTCGTGATTTCTCCTAATAGGTATCCCGGAACATACCGTGTGGTCGGCGATGCTCTAATCCGCTCTGAAAAGGACGGCCACGACTACGCCTTCCAGTTTGTAATCAATAAGGCTAAGCTAATGAGCGAAGTCACCCTAACCATGCAGGCTAAATTCCCTTGGTCTGCTAAAATCGCGTGAATTGCTGGAAGCCTGAAATGGTAATCAGCAGCTGAGCAATAGAAAGTTCAGAGACTATCGAGCAATCGAGTAATGATAACAATGAAGTGCGCGATGTGCAAAGCACAAAGATATAGTCCGACACTCAATGAAAATTGAGGTATCTCCGGAGGGAGATCCCAGCACTTTCAGCATGACCCTGAATGTGCTGCGCGACAGTGACGGAAAGATGATGTCACTAACTCGTTATTGATAACAACTCAACCCATATTCTATGGGCTAATGGGGCGAGAGAAATCTCGCCCCTCTTTTTTTTGACATTTTAGAGTATAAGGAGATCAGACAATGCCCCAAAACATTGGATATCTAACTGCTAAGACTGATAAGGCCAGTGATGAAGTTTATACTGCGGCCTTCGCGGTCAAACCATTATTAAAATATTTACGTAATTTTCAACAATCAAAGGGCCGCGAAATCATCGTTTGGTGTCCTTTTGACTTAGAAGAAAGTGAATATGTGAAGATTTTTCAGAATGAAGGTTACCAAGTAATTCATTCTCATATAGATGAAGGTAAAAATTTCTTCTTTTATGAGCCGGATGAATATGATATTATTATCAGTAATCCGCCCTTTTCAATAAAAGACGATATTATCAAACACCTGTATGAACTTAGTAAGCCTTATGCAATTCTTTTACCTATTCCTGCTTTACAAGGACAAAAACGGTTTCCGTATATGACGGATTGTCAGGCTCTAATTTTCGACAAACGTATCAATTATTATACTGACAAAGAAAAGAAACAAGTTCAAAAAGGCATCAGTTTTGGTTCGTTTTATCTTTGTAAAGATTTTCTGCCAAAAGATCTTATATTTGAAAAATTAGAAGACGATTGATAAATCGTCTTTTTTTTGACATTTTTCAATTTTTAAGGTATAATATAGAAAAAAGATTGGAAGGATTTTCTTTATGACTTCGGCTCAAAAAGCCCGCTTAGCAGAAATTGACGCACAAATTGCGGCTCTTCAAAAAGAAAAAGAACAAATCAACCCCTTTGCTAATTTAAAAGCTCTTTCCAATAAGGCTTTTGGTGAGGGATGGAGTGAGCCATATATTGTAAGTCAGTGTTCTAATCTTATTCAAGACAATGGTAGCGGACATGACTTATGCACGGCTGCGGGTGAGCAATGGGAAGTAAAATCTTCTCGTTTGCCTTGTGTGAGTATCACATTCAATCAATGTCATCCTTATGAATGCGATAAATTTCTCTTTGTATTATATGATACCATTGAAGGCGAAGTAATTATCTATCTTGTGCCGTCTAAAGATATCAAAGAGAAATTTCATTATTCTCGACAGCATACTCATACTGCCGCGAAAGAAGATGCTGATTGTATATCGATTACTTATTCAGTTGCCAATAGGAAAATTTTGGAAGAAAACTACCGCGTAAAAGATTTTGAGGAACTCAATCGTCTGGCCGCGGCATAAATAGAGGTGGACCGTTGATGGCAAAGATTGCCTTAGACAAATATTACACAGAAGATAATTTAGCCAAATACTGTGTAGAGAAAACTTTTGAAATATTGGGGTCAGACTGGGATCGTATCATTGAAGCGGCCGCGGGAGCTGGGGCATATTTGAAATATCTTCCGGCTAACACTTTAGCATATGATATTGCTCCAGAAGCAGATGGAATTATTCAGGCAGACTATAGAGAAGTGAAACTTCCTTATATGGAAAAATCCTTAGTAATCACCAACCCACCATTCGGACGCGCTAACAAATTAAGCGTTCAGTTTGTAAAGGCAAGTCTCACTCATAGTCCTTATCTTTCTTTCATCCAACCTATTAGTCAGCTAAATCAAAATCGCACGATGAAAGATACGGAATTGCTATATAGCGAGGATTTGGGCACACTGCCTTATGCGGGCCGGCCTGTCCATTGCTGCCTTAATATTTACCATTACTGTAAAGATGGACATAAGCAGGATTTTTCCATCCCAGGTATTACAGAGTGCCGCCATATTTTTAGATCTGGTAAATATCAACATAGCGATGATATTTTGAATTATCCTTGGGATTTTCGAGTGTGTGCTTGGGGAACAATTCACTTATTAGGAGAAAATGAATTTTGTCCCAACGAGATAGTTTTCTCAGTTGATGATTCTATAAAAGACTGGCTACGTGAAAAATTGGAAAATTGTGATTATAAAGCTTTGCTCAGTTGCGTAAGCACCCCTAATCTACCCGCATGGAGATTGCGCAAATGGCTCAAAGAAGAATACCAAAAAGACTTTGGAGATGCCTAACGCATCTCTTTTTTTATTTGGAGGTAAAGGAGATGACTATTCAAGAACTTGGTGTAAAAACCCTTGAACACGTCACTATCAAGGCCCGTCAAAACACCGACTTGGGGTCAAAGATAGTAGAAAAAGGAGAACCTATAATTTACTTTGAAAATCTACAGATCGCTGTTCTAAGTGAGCGCAGTGGTATTATTGCGGCCCGCGGCGGATTGCATAATGAAGCGCGCGTAGTGTGGGAAGACCGCGGCGACACTGTATTTACTTTCTCCAATGGCACAATAAATCCTGTGAGTTTGAATTTCCTTTTGGAAGCCAAAGTAATTACAAAGAACGAGGGATTGCTTGTCCCACATGTAGAAAAAATTCTTTTAGATGATAACGGAGACGCATATCTTACCTATCAAATTGCTCCCAATACTAAGTTTTTTGTTTATCAATATGACTTCAATAATATCCAAAAGAAACTTCATCCCATTGTATCTGACTATACAACCGCAACTGGCCAGGCTGCGACAAAAATTTCTTGCGGGGCCGCCCATTCTGGTGAAGTAATCTTGTGCGACTACTACTTTATATATAGAAAGGAATCTGTTTCCTATTCTATGTCCAGAGAGCGCTTTTCTTCTACATATCGTCTTGAAGCAACTTTTGAGCTAAAAGATGAAAATGAAGGCTTGATTCGCACAGGTGTAATTACAATGCCTAAAATTACTATTCTAAGTAATATCAACTTACGTATGGGTGAGCGGGCAGATCCTATGGTTTCTACTTTCAATGTAATCGCTATGCCAGAAAACGCTTCAGACGCAACGGAGGAAGTGTGTAGGATTACCTATATAGACGAAGAAATTTGAGATAAAAGGAGGTAAAGGAGAATGGCGGACAGAAAGGTGCAAGAAATTACAATACCTATTGTATTCAAAACAGCAGCCAACGAATATGCGGCAATAACCAGAAATATTCAATAGGCTCTGAAAAATGTCGATGTGAATTCAGCAGTCGGCAAAAGAATGCAAACCGCCTTGCGTAATGCCCAGTATAAACAACTGTAGTTGGAGAATCTAACGTCTGGGGAGTTTATGAATATCAAAGACTTGAATAAGGTCAATTCTTTGACAAGTCAACTGGAAACTACCCTGACGAAGATTCAGACGGATTTTGCGAGTATTGATGTAACAGCTTTGGCTCTTACACCAACGGAACTTGATTCTTGGAAACGCGCACAAAAAGAAGTTGACAAGTATGTAAAGGCTATCAACGATGCCAAAAGCGGTAGTGCCACAATTGGTTAGCTGTTTTCTGGAGATGACAAAAACAGGCTAAACAAGGCTGGCATCAAAGATAGCGCTACGCTAACAGATGCTATTGGACAAGCCGCAGACAAGTATAACGATTTGAAGGCTAAGGCCGAGGAAGCAGCAGATGCTGTCAAAAAAGCAAATGCAGAATTGGCGGCCTCCCAAACGAAACTTTCAGATCTAAACGGTAAGAGTGAAAAAGAAGTTCGCACAAAAGCAGTAAATGAAATTTTGAGTTCTCGTGCAAACTCTGCTACTGCGAGAATCAAAATGCTTTCTGCTTTGTCTGATACAGTAAAAGCAAAGGGCGCAATTGGAGACAAAGTTTCTGATGTTTTCAATCGCACAGTCGCAGAAGCCTTTCAAAAGAATAAAGAGGGCGAATATACTAATAGATTCAAAGCGGGCGGCGCAGATATTGTTGGTTATTATTTGAAAGTGCTGGGATTGGATGATACAGCCATTTCTCAAATTCAGACAAATACTGCTGATCGTGTAAAACTTATCAAAGAAGCGATTGAAAAAGCTCTTCGGGACAACCCTATTGAGTCTTATTCGGCACAAATGGAAAGTGCTTTGTAGAAGTTTTGGGGCAAAGGAAAAGATCCTGTTTCTCAACTACATAAGGAACAGTAGGCTGCACAAGCGGACGTAGCTGCGAAGGCGGCAGCTGTAGCTTCGGCTCAAAATGCAGCGGGGATAGCAAGCGGAAACTTAAAAGCGCAAGAAACTATTGTCCAACAACTTCAAGCTACTCAAGCTAATCTTCAAACTAAAGTAGATGAGCTGTAGACTGCGCTGAATGCGGCTATGCAACGAGTTAATGAGCTTGAATAGCAACTTCGCGGGAAGTATACTCCTGGCGGTACAGATTACGGCACGCAGGCCCGCAGAATCAATACCAGAGTTTTATCTACCGCTCAAGCAGAAAAAGACAGAGTTGCCGCGGAGCAAGCACAAAAAGATGCGGCCGCTTTAGCACAACAAGAGACGGAGCAATTCCAAAATCGCTTGTAGATGTCTCTCAAACGATGGATGGGCTTCTCACAAATTATAAATATCGTCAGAAATGGCATTCGCAATGCTTATCAGGATATCCAAAACCTTGATAAGGCTATGACAAATATCGCCGTAGTTACGGATATGAGCGTATCCGACTTGTGGGGCAAGATCAATGAGTATATGAGTATTGCTCAACAGTATGGTGTAACTACACAGGGCGTATATGAAGTCAGTTAGCTATTTTACCAACAAGGCCTTGGAACCGCTGACGTAATGGAACTCACGACAGAAACCCTAAAGATGGCACGTATTGCAGGCATGGGTTATGCTGAAGCAGCCGATGCTATGACTGTGGCTTAATTACCACGATAGGCCACGTAAAACCATTTGAATTGCTGGGAAACCGTGTGGGCAACCAGCAGCGAAATAAATCGTTCAACGACTATTGGGAAACCAAGTAGCCCTTGCGGGCGAAGCAAATGATGCGGCGGGCCGCAATGATATAGTCTAATCTTTTGTGAAAGCAGAAGTATAAATGATTCGTGGTTTCAAATTAGAAATGTCCGAAGCACAGCACATCACTGACGTATATAGTGAAGTTGCAGCCATATCAGCCAGTGATACTCAAGAACTCGCTACCGCAATGAGTAAGACCGCCTCTTCCGCGGCATCTGTGGGAATGAGTTTCGAAAATACTACGGCAATGATCGCGACGATGGTAAACTACTCTGCCCCTTGTGCGGCGTGAGCCCACATTGAACTCCGAATATGCGGGAAACTCCTTAGAGCCAATAATTACCAAATGAAAGTGGCAATGGGTAATTCCAAAGGTATGGTAAAAAGATTATTGGATTGGACAATCCGCAGGGATAGCAAATAAGATTTGAAGCCCTCAACGACTACCAAGGAGCAACTTGAAAAAGTTGATTGTATAGTCTAAGCCGAAATAAATATAGCGAAAGCTACGGTATTGACTAAGAGGCTACCCGTGAGTCGGCGACGAACATTGGTAGCGCGATGAAGTCGATCATAAGCCGTATGTCCGAGATGAAAGCCGGACTTTCCCAAGACGAAAATGGCGAATTTCTTGACGCAAGTAAAGTGGAAACAGCCCTAAAATCCGTTGGTGTTGCTTTGCGTGATAGCCAAGGACAATTTAGGGATTTGGATCAAGTAATTATTGAATTAGGTAGCAAGTGGTCCAGTTTGGACAGCGCGACAAAGAGATATGATGGTTCCCATTAGATTGTAATTCCCTTTGTATCTCTATAATATCTATTGAATTGCTGGAAAATCCTTAGAGATAAATAAGCTACAGCATAAGGATGAAACAAGCCTAAGTGCGAATGCCAAAAATTATTTATATTGGACAATCAGCTTCTAAGTTGCGAATAGCAACGAGTTCAACGACTATCGAACGCCCGTGAGGCCAGTAGAGTAGGGAGGAAGTCCTCCACGAAGTAGTAGGCATAGATGATATAGTCTGCTCCCCTGTGAAAACAGGGGCTTTTTTATAGGAGAAAATATAACGAATTTTCTCAAACATTAGGTTAGGTACTATAATTGCCGGCAACCGCCAGCAGTCGAGATTTCTCGCGCTCATGGAGAACTATGACCGTTTTGCTGAGATTCAAGAATCTGCTATGAATGCAGAGGATGCCAGTGTTTTGCAATATGCAAAGACATTGGATTCACTTGAGTCAAAACTCAATCAAATAAGTAATAGTTTCCAACAATTTTATATGTCTATATTAAATGGCCCAGTAATTGGTTCTTTCCTGAGTTTTCTCAACCAGGTAATTACAGGATTTACCAAGCTGGGTAATTTTAGTTCATTATTCAATATTATTTCCATTATAAAAGGCGTTAAAACTTTGGCGTCTTTTTTGCTGATGACATTCTCTGATACTGGCTCTTCTATTTCTATAAAACTTAAACAAGCATTTTAGGAAACAATTAGTGTAGCCAGAGATGCAGGACGAAAAGCAAAGTTAGCCTATGAAGATGGATTCAATGGGACAAACTTACAACCAAATATTAATCTTTCTACCACAGGCGGTGGAACGACTGGCGGAAAACTAAAAAATATTCTTAGTAATCTGAAACAAAACCCCTCTGCTCTTATTAATTTAGGACTAAATGTAGGTGGAGGATTATTGTCTTCTGCTGGGGCTGCAATTTCTGGAAATGGCAATTCTCGGCTGGGCAGCGTTTTTTCTGCTGGTGGATCCGCATTATCTATGGCCAGCTATGGCCTTACTCTTGGCGGGCCCAAGGGCGCTGTAGTAGGCGGAACAATTGGCTTAATATCTTAGCTCCCCGCCATTATTAGCTCTTTCAAGAATGCTTTAGAAGAGTCTATTGAAAATCTGAAAAAAGAACAAGAAGACGCGAATATTAAGCGAGTTGAAGATAAACAGGCCGCGTCTGATTTACAGTCTTATATTGATAAATATAATAAATTACAAAAAGCTCAATATGATAGTGCTGAAGCAGCATAGGCATATGTGGATGTTCAGAACGAAATTGCTGAAAAATATCCGCAATATGTTTCTTATTTGACCGAAAGCGGTGACGCAGTTGTAAATATGTCTACTGCTACGCAAGATCTAAGTAAGGCTTTGGATCAGGCCGCAGAAAGTGCACAAACTTGGGCTGACAAACTAGTTGAAACGAAAGAGGCCGAAGTAAAATCAGCGGAGAAAAATCTTGGACTTTCCAGTAGAAAATTTGATGAGAGTGGTTTACCAACTCTTTCTGAGACAGAAGAGTGGTTTTATATCGCCAAACCACAACAAAGAGCACAAGTATTACAAAATATTAGTAGTTTACAATACTCTAATGTTTTTGAATCTTCTCAAAATACCTCTGCTTATTTGAAGAAACAAGGTATTACGCAAGATAGTTCATATAAAGATCTTATTGCCGCAGTAACTAATCTATTTGGCGTTGATAGCCTAAATGGATTGGCTCAACAGCTGACCACTTTGAATGAAAGTGATCCACTAACAACATAGTTCTTAGAAGGTTATATCACTGATATCCTAGGCAATGTTTTTGAAGTAGAAGACGGCATCTATTCGGTTTCAGAAAATGTAAATAATTATTTAGAAGCCGTTGCTGAGTATACTGATGGTTTAGCGACAAGTCTCTCTACAAAAACTTATTCATATAGCCGCGTCTATCTGGATACTTCTAAAAATGCTTCCGTCCTAAAGGATATCTCCGGTGAAGAAGCCATCATTTCTCAAATGGTCAAACAGACCGGTATCTCTGCTAAAGATTATAAGCAAGAGAATTACAATACTTCTGCTGACCAATTCGCTCAATTCTGGCAGTCTTATGGCACAGATACTCTGGAGTCCTATATGTAGGACTTCAATAAAGTATCTAAGACCGCGATGGATAAAGCTCTCGCGGCGGCCCGCCAAAGTAATGATGCGGCAATTCAAGCCGTAGTTGAATCTTTTGACGCTTCTTTCGAGGAAAATCGCAAGTCAGCAGTTGATATGCTAACTGTCAACGCGATCGCACTTGGGACAGAATATTATCAACAGTTTGTTGCTCCTATTATCAATGATCTTTCTAATGAATAGATCAAAGACTTCAATTCTCGTTTGGTTGAATTGAAATCCATGGCGGAAGAAGGCGGAGCATACGGAAAGACACAGGCTGATAAGCAAATGGTTTTGTTGGCAAAATATTATGCCAATCTTACCAAACTTGCTCCCGACCTTCAAGTGAAATTCTTGAATAACTTTGGTTCTTCTGAATGGGCTACAAGTTTCTCAAGCGAAGAAATTCAGGAGTTAGTGGATGCGGGCATTCTCAATGTTGGAGACTCCATTAATAATTATATATATGAACAACTAAATACTTATCTAAATAACACTTCAGAACGATTAGCCGATTTAGCCGCAGCATTTACTTCTGCCACAGATAAACAACTTGGCTCTGGTTTTACTCTAAAAGAAGCTAAAGAAATTGTTCAAAAGTTCCATCTCGATAGTTTTGATTCTGCGTTTGTTTATGATGTATTCCAAGGTGCTTATTATTTGACTAATGAAGCACAATAGGCAATGCAGGATAGTCTAAATGATCAAGTAAAAAATGTTCAAGATTATTCTGAAACGCTAAAGAAATTACAAGTAAAAAATCGTCGAGATTTTAGAACTAGAGGTTATGCTGATACCTATTCTCAACTTACTCTCCAACAAAAGCAAGCCGTTGATCAAGCAAGAGAGAATGCGACTATTGATGGCGTAATTGACGTTGATATTTATAATAAAAACCTTCAAGACCTCATCGATGCTGGCCAAATATCTATCAATGATGCCACGAACCAACTCTTTGCTCTCAACATCAAGGATATCCAAACTGCGAAGCAATATGTAAATTCTGAGGACAAGCGCACCGCAGATGCGGCCAAAGCATATGTAGAAGAATTCTATGATTATGCGGCCGGTCTAACTGGAAAAGTTACGGCTGATCAAATCTCTAAACTTTCCACTTATGGTATCGACACTACCCTGATCAAAGTTGGAGACGAATGGAACAAGGTAATTGAATAGATTGGCGACGAGCAGGCAGAATCAATTGCTAAGGCCGCACAAGCCTATAGCCGAGAAGAAATGAAAACAAAACTTTCTTCTGACTTACAAGATATCTTCACTTCTATTGTTTCTGGCGAAGAGGTTGCCGCGAATGACGTAGCAGACCTTGTAGAATCAGCTCTTGGTCGTTCTTTGAATTCTGGCGAACGCGATGCTATTGAGAGAGGACTAAAAGAAAGCCCACAGTTGCTAATGGAACAATTGAAGGCTATTATCACCGCTTCTCTACGATCTCAAGGCGTAGACGAAGAAGAAATTCAAAGAATCCTCACCGAGCTTACAATCACTGTAGTCGAAACCATTTCTACAGCAATTGAAGATGGCGTTTCTCTACTGGCTAAAGGAATTACAGATGGTATCTCTCAATCTGAACTAAAGCAACTTTCTAATTTCTTCAAAGTAAATCCTGATCAGATTGCTTCCTATGACCAATCTACCGGGAAATACCGCACCTCTGGCGAACAATTTATCTCCACCCTCACTACTTCTCCTATAATGAAGGGCCGCGATACTTACGCCTATTCTCGTCAATTGACAGAAACATTAGGCGGCAAAGGCGGCGTTCTTGGTAGTTATGAAAGCATCACCAAAGAAATCGAGAGAGTAGAAAAGAATATTAAGAAAAGCACCGATCAAGAAAAGGCTCGTCTAAAGATTCTGAAAGAAATGCAAGCTGTTTATGCCAATATTGCCGATTCTCAACGTTTCGACTTTATGGGCTATGATATGATGCAAGGTTAGATGGATGACTTTGATAACTGGATTGATTCTATCCAGCAGGTTCAAGATGTCTTCCAAGGATTGAGTGATAATGACGGGAAGATGAATTATAAGAACTTCCTGTCTATGATTGACTATATCCAAAAGTTCCATCCGGATGCATCCAGTTTGCAAATAGCTGGCCAAAGTCTTGACCAATTCGCTGTTGCCATTATGAATACAGTAGACATTGCTGGCAATGTTGATTTCTCTGCGGTTGCCGATGCGATGACACAGGGCGTTGGTCAAATGGCCGATGCGATGAAGGAAACTTTGGCAGAAGTAGCTCGTGAGCGTATCAAGACGTTGGAAGCCACTAAGGCCGCGTTGGTCGCACAGTTGGCTGTTCAAAAGGCATTAGAGTCAATGTAGTTAAAGCCTGAAGATATGCAGGTTGATTGGTCAGAAGAAAATCCTGTTGAAGATTGGATTACAAGAATTAACGATAGCGGTAAAAAAGCTATCGATGCAATGGACGATCTGACCGAAGAGCAAAAAGCCGCTTCTAAGGCTTATCTTGATTCTTTCCCCATAGGTAAACAAATTCTTGATGCTTTAGGTTTTAAGCCTGAGGACATGGCTAAGTGGGAAGAAGATCAACAAAACGCCTTTAATCAAATTATGGCGGTTTTTTCTTCAAAGATTCCCGACATAATGAGTCAAGCGGCGGAGAATGTCCAAGCAAGTGGTATTTCTTATAGTGATAGCGAGCAATGGGGCAAAGCATATTATAAGGAATTCCAGCGCTTGGCGCTTATCGGATGGGAAACCGCGCAAAGTGAGTCTAAAACAACATTTGAGGCTCCCAATGCTAAAATCGTTGGCGATGCTCAAATTGAGGTTCCTTCTACTACTACAACAACATCTACCGAAGCAAAAGATACTACTAAAGCTCTAACAGACACAGCAGCCGCAATTGATAAAGCAGAAGAAGCCTTCAAAAATTTGGGACAAACCGGTCAAGAAGAAATAGAGAAAATCAAAACAGCAATAACTGATTTGACTACTCAATTGAATGGCCTAAAAGAATCTTTCAGCTTGGGCACTACCGAACCCCCCATGGAGATTCAACTCAAAGCTGTTATAGGTAAATATACCAATGCTCCCGGAGTAAACCCGAACAAGCAGGTAGAAAATCTAAATGGAACAGTTGGCTCTTTTGCTCCAACAGCAGAAGGAGCCGCGAGTAAGACAAGTCTTGTAGACGACTTAGTAGCAACAGTAGGCAGATTCCTTCCCGCCCCAGGCGTTGATAAGAATTCTTTAGTTAGTGATTTGACGGCTATCGTCAACCTCTCTTCTGATCCAGAAACATTATATAACAATATCGTTGCCTATATGTCAAAGAAGAAGGTTGATGTTGCTATTCAATTAGCAAATGATGGCAATGAAGAAGCCTTAGCAAATCTGTGGAAGGATTTGAATCCGGCAGAACAAAGTTTAGTAGCTCTCAATGCTACCAGCGAAACTGCCGCTAAGACGCTTAAAACTGTAGCGTCTAATTATACTCTAATTGGTGCTGCTGCGGCGTCCACGGGTTTAGCAGTCAATACCTCTGAAACAAACAATCAAGAGAAACTGGCTGGAACTAATGATGCGGTTAATAATGTTTCTACAAAGTATGGTGAGGTTTCTACTGCTGCAGATGATGCCAGTACAGCAATTGCGAATGCGGAATCTGCCAACCAAGACAATATCAAAAAGACCGGTGATGCCGCGGGCATAGCTAAAAAGAGAATAGCAGATATGGCACGCGGAGAGCATAAGATTAAAGTCAATGCAAATACAAAGCCCGCTATTATGGCTGCCAATCAGGCTGTCAAAGATATTGAGGCTAAATCTGCTACTGTTACTGTTACTTATCGCTCTGAAATGACCGGGGTCGAAAAGTAGAATCTGCGTATTCAAGCCGGCGAAGGTATGCCGGAACCTCCTAAGAAGGGCGGTCTATGGAATACTGTTAAGAGTTGGTTTGGTGGAGGAAAATACCAAGGCACTGTCAACGATCTTGGTCCTGCCTATGCTCAAGGAACCAAAACTCTCGTTGGTGAACTTGGTCCTGAATTAGCTGTTTATGATAATGCTTATCACCTGCTGGGCCGCAATGGCGCAGAACTTGTTGATATTCCCGACGACGCCATCATCTTCAATCATAAGCAAACCGAGGGCATCCTCAAAGGCCAGGCCAATAATGGTCGCGGCAAAACTGTAAATGGTCAGCCCGCGTTTGCTGCCGGTAATGTAAGCGGCCCCGCTTATGCGGGCGGTCTATCTGGTGCTATCGCCGCAATTGACCGTGAGATTATGGCTTGGAAAGCATTGCTTTCTATGACCACTGCGGACCTGCTCGGTTCTGCTGGTGGTGGAGGTGGAGGCGGCTCAGGTAATACCCTGAAAGCCCATATTGAAGACCTTGTTGAATGGTATAATCTAACTCGTTAGATTGCTGACATTGAACAAAAGATCAACAATATTATTGCCAAACGTGCCAATATCACAGACGGCCGCGCCTATCTCAAGAGTTTGCGTGAGCAACAGCATCTACTTGAAGGTCAAGCCTTAGTTCAGAAGACTCTGCTGGGTTATCAGCAAAAGCAACTTGAACTACAAGCTGAACAAATCAATACCCATGATATATGGAAGCAATTCTTCCATGTAGGAAGCGATGGTCTGCTCCAATATAATATGGGTAATGAAGTCAATGGCGGCAAGGGCACGCTAACACTTCTACAACAACTCAATCAAATGTCTGGCGCCGAACAGTTGTCCTACATCAAAAATCTTGGTTATTCCTACGTGACCAATGATGGAGAGCAACTTGATGGTGAAGACCTTATCTCCAAGTTCTTTGAGGAAGCGCAGGCATAGATTGACAAGTATGACGAACTTCGTGATACAGTTGAAGAAACCGATGAAGCTCTCTCTAAACTTGAATCTTCTATCAACGAAATTGAACAAGAAATTCGAGACAATCAGAAAGAACTGGAAGAAATTATTTACAACACTCTGGTTGAAGCCTGGGAGAAACAAATTTCTCAACTCCAAGAACAAACCGATATGTTGCGTGAAGCCAATGAAGCTTACATAAATGGACTAAATGATGCTCTAAATAAAGAACGCAATCAATATAGTCAAAATAAATCCATTAGCGACCGTCAGCAACTCCAACGTCAGCTTTCGCTATTGCGGCGGTCCGGTGGTTCCGCAAGCCAGATTGCCAGTCTGGAAGAACAACTCAATTCTGCCCTAAAGGAAGAATACTTCTCTCATCAACAAGAAACCATTGATAGCATCAAAGAAGCAAATGATAAGCAACTTGATGCCTTGAATAAGCAAATTACCTTACAACAAGAAACACTTGATTTCCAGAAAGAAAATGGTGTTCTGTGGACAAAGGTATATGAAGTGCTATCTCAAAGCGATGGTAAAATTATGGAATTCCTAATTCAAAATTCAAGCGAGTTTATTCAGGCTTCTGCTTTGGCACAAGCTGATATGCTGAATGAAGAATGGGCAAAGAGAATTGGTATTTACAAGGCAAACTCCGAAGAAGGCTTTGAGCCTTATGTCCAAAAGGCTAATCAGATGTTTGCCACCGAAGCATGGAATAGTGCCGAAGGTCCGCAAAAGCAATCTATGTTCAATGCTCTGGATGTTGCTTCTCAGAAGGCACTACAAGATTACTTTGCCAGTGCGTTCGCAAATGAGATGCTACGAAATGGCGGTGACGAAGCCGCGGCTTATGAAGTCGCTCGTCAGGATATGTATCAGAAGTTGTATCAAGCATACAACCAGATGAAAAATATTCAGAATACTACGCTGGATGCTATTAGGAATATTAGTCAGCCAAATGTAGCACCTAAGGATAATACGGCTGGCACAGGCGGTGGCGGCGGAAGCAACGCGGGCGGTGGAAGTAAAGACAATAGTAGTTCTTCTGCTACAACCAAACCCAGCACGGTATCAGAAACCAGAACTTGTATCGTTCGAGGCGATGGCGGAGGTGCTCCAGAGTGGGCTGGTGGTGGAACTTCTATTCCTGCTAAACCAGGAAGAAAATTACGAATTACACCAAATCCTGCGAACGGTTTTACGACCTTGTCTGTTAGTTATGAAGGGCACTCTTCTTCATCTCTACAGGTTACTGTTCCAAACGGTAGCGGCCCTCTGTATGTAACGGTGCATTATCGTAGAAAAACTCCTCAGGTTAGTCCCTCTCTGCCTTCTCAGAGGAAACCTATCGCTCTTCAAAGAGAGAACGTTTTATACGCCGACTCTGGTGCTTTGGTTGATTCCGACAATACGCCCGCAATCCTCCACAAAGGTGAAGGCGTATTTACTGCTGGTGAAACTTCTGCGCTACGCAATATGGTCAAAAATTATCAGACCCTCGCAGCAAACCTCACTGGCAACTCTCTACTGAGTGCTATGAGCAGTATCGGTTCCTATTCTTTCTCCAATACTCGTAATGCTGGTTCTGAACTCAATATCAATCCCGGAGCAGTTGTAATTCACGTTGACAAACTGGATGATAAATATGATGTTGATGAGCTGGCTACAGATGTATTCAACAAACTATCTACTATCGCTTCTAAAGCTACTAATCGAGGAGTCAATAGGAGGTAAAGGATTATATGGGCTTTCAAGTCGAAGAATTGACCCAAGGCCGCCAACCTTGGGAAAAGGAGTTTATAGACTTCTCCTTCGATGGTAAGCACATCAGTGAGTTTGGGCTGGTCGCTGTCTCTGACAGCGACCGCCACTCTACTGACGCTTCACCGTCTTTTTCTGATGAAACGAGCAAAGTAAATGGTCTAAGTGGCCAATATTTCTGGGGAACAACATTTGACGCAGGAAAGAAAAATTTCAAACTTGCTACAGATGGAATGACCGAGAAACAACTTTCTGCTTTCAAGAAACACTTTATTCCCGGTCGCTATGGCAAACTAATACTTGATGAGCGAATCGGCCGCTATTGTTATGCGCGTGTATCTTCTGTGATCACACTTAGTTTTGTGCCTTTCCAAAAGGACATTACTATTCAGGGCGTTAGTTTCCAAACAAACATCTATAAAGGCGAAGCATCTATTTCTTTTGAAATGGATTATCCATTCTGGCGGGCCGAGAGTAATTATATCGCGGCCGCGCTTACACAAGAGAGCGTTCGCAAAGCATATGTAAACAATATTCCTGTTTCTTCCAGTTTTTATAATGAGACAAACATTAGTTCTAAACCAGTCGCTGAGCAGCCTGACACAGCGGACAACAAAATTATGTTAGATTCTCCACTGTATAGAGATATTTTAGCAGCGCTGAATAATAAACCAACAGACGCTTTTATTACCAGCGGAGATGCGTTATATGTAGGAGACGCAACATATTATCTTACCAAAGATGGTATCGCCGCGCAAAACACATATGATGCTACCGCAGACAATGATAAATATAAGATGGTTCTTTATAATGCCTCTGAGCGTCCTTCTCCTATAGATATGACACTAAAAGATCAGTCCATTACCATCACATCTACCGCACCATATTATATCAACTTTGCTCGCGATAGCATAAATGCGGCTGACATAGACCGTCAATACAGTATGTTCTTTATTCGCAACTATGATGAGAAAATTACTAATGTAATGAAGTATACCAATCCCGCATTATTCTACTTCATCAACTATGTTGTTTCTCTCGCTTATTCTTATAAAGACACTATAGGTGCTAATCTGATAGATTTTCAATCTCTTCTTCAAGAAGAAATCCATCATCAAGCAGTTCTCTCCTGGGCTGCCGCGGGCCTGCGATTCATTAGCACACACGCTGAACTTTATAATCAGGAAACTGGTGTATTTGGAACTTCTTCTATTACCATTTATGATTATACAGGGACTGCGCGCACAGTAAAGTGGTATGAATACCTGAATTACTGGATGTTGAATTTCTGTGCGCCAGCCTCAGAAAGTGAAGCAGGCAATAATTTGCTTATCGATATCGCCGAAAAGGATGGAACGTGCTGGACCCGCAATGGCTCTCTTGGCACTTTCACAATTGAGATGAATGGTGAAGATAATGCCTCCTTTATTACATACGGCCGCCACAGCATCGGCACAGTTCTCATAAATCTTGAAAATTTGTGCGAAAATTGTGGCGAAATGATGCTCTCAGAATACCTAAAAGTAGAGGGAGGAAGTTGCTTGGATGATAATCTTGACGTTCAACCAAAAACTTGCTATCTTCTCTACAATATCAAAGATAATGTTCTTGTTGAATTGGACAAGAAAAATATTGTATTGAAATACCGGTATCTGTATTTGTGATAAAAGGAGTGAGGAGCTTTGAGTGTAAAATTAGTTTTAGCTCAAAACGCCCGCCCATATAAGATTGAGGTATACGGACTACAGGATAACTTTATTGGAACCCTGTAGTCCTATGCCGATTCTTTTTTGGGACAGGTTGTCTCTCCATCATTGACAATTCAAGATGACGGTTCACAATCTTTGGAGTTCTCTATTCCATACTATTACGTGGATTAGAGCACAAACCTCCGAGTTGAGAACCCTCGTTGGAGAGATGTTTAGAGCGGAGTTCTGGCAGAAAATACGAGAGTATTGAAAGTTTATATCCAATATCCAGATGAAACAAAAGTTTATCCGTTTATAATTGATTCAATAACGGATGGCCGCGATAGTGATTTTAAGGTTTTGAAACAGGTCAAATGCTCTGGTTTGGCTTTCGCGGAACTGGGTAAGGTTGGATATAAGATTGAATTTAGTGATCAAACCATAAAAGATGATTGGGAGACAAATGAGAATTTGCTTCCTACCATCAACTACTGGTTAGATAAAGTGTTCCCTAATAAACGAGATGAAACCGGAAAAATAACTGATTGGCTTACGCCGTGGAGTTATGAAATCCGGATGGATTGGAGCAGTTATACGGATGCCAATGAGCGGGCCGCCGATAAAGTCTATGAAGATATTCACATTACTTCTTGGGCTTTGGAAGAAGGTTCGGGTGCTACATCTAAAACTCTGATTCCTGGCGCGATTTCTGTGCTGGAAGAAAAGTCTCGTTTGATGGAAGCGTCGAATAGTAATAAGTATAATATCACACAGGACATTGCTGAAATGTTTGGTGTGTTCTGTGTTTACGAATACAAGACTGACGCGGCCGGTCGATTCTTAAGAACATATGTTGAAAATGGGCAAGTGAAAACAGGTCGCACCGCGGTTTTTTACAATAAGGCTATCAAGGGAGAGAAGCCTTTACACCTTACCTATCAACATAATCTACAAACAATTTCCAGAACCTCTGATTCATCTGAGTTGTATAGTAAACTTTATATCACTCCTATCGAATCAGACAAAATGGAGACAGGTTATATCTCTATTGCGGACGCAGAGAGCAATCCTATTCAAGATGATTTTATACTAAACTTTGATTACCTTTATTCTGTTGGTTCTATCAATGATGTTCAGAAGAATCAAGTAGAACAATACAAGGTGAATTTGCGGGACTATAACTCACAAATTGCTGACTTGGAAGAAAAAATAGCCAATGAAACGGTTCTGCTAAATGATGCGTCTGCGGATGCTACCTCAGCCCGCGAAGGAGTCTCTTCTGCTCACGAGCAATATCTACAATATCAGACTTTAGCAGAAAACGAGATTTATACTACTCCGCTACATAAGGATGTAAACAATCGCTATAGTGGTGTATTTGTTCCTTCAGCCGCGGAAGGTATTGTGAAGTGTAGTATTCACTTAGATGGTGTCCTCGCAGAAGGCTATGATATTAGGGCTTATAAAGATGTAAAATATAGCACAGCTACAATTTTTACTTATGCTGATCTGGTGAAGGTTTCTGGGGTATCTGCTCCCACAGATAACTCTACTTTCTATGGTGTAATTGATGAATATGGATTCTTGACAGATATCTACACCTCTATTGAGAACACCAAGTTAGGCGAAAAAGTGTCTACTGGCGCAGTTGTCTACTTTGACCTATGGTATTCTCCTAAGAATAAATATGAGAAGGTTATGGAAAAATTCCAGACCTTAGAGCAAGTCAATGAAGCGAAGGCTAAGGCGGCCGAAGAGAAACAGAAAACGCTGAAAGAAACGTTAGACAAGAATACGGCGGCCCGCGATGAGTTGCTTGCGAAGAAAGCGGCGCTCAATAACCAGTTTGAACGCCAGATGAATGGCGCATTACGAGAAGGTTATTGGACTCCTGATTCTTATGATGATACTGGTTCTCTGGTGAAAATTACAGCACATAATGGCGGCAATCATTTTATTTGGGATAGTGAAGCCTTTGAGGAAGAAACTGTTCCTTATTATTATGCTAACGCGGAAGATCAAGCAAACGATAATAAAACATATTATCCAATCATTGATTTATCTGCTCCTTTGGCGGCGAACGTTCCAATCACAGACACATTCCCACTTTATCTGACTAAGCCTCTGAACCCGTATATAACAGATGAGCACTTCACTGGCGGGCCCGCGATGGTTAGATTGGATACAGTGGCCTATTACTTTGATTTGACCGGCTACAATGGAGCCAATAACACAATCATTGTAGAGATTGATTATACCGCAAATCCTAAAGTAAAGGTCAAAGTAAATGGAACATACATCACAGTGTATGATAGTGCGGAAGCATTTGGCAGTGGAGCCAGTGAAGCTAATAACTTGACTTCTCGTTTTGGCGGCTTAGCGGGTTCTTTGGTGACTATGAAATTATATCCAAACGCAGGATATGTATTTGGATTCTTGCGGGCCGCCGATGGAACGATCAAGCCTATCGCATTGCTCAACAATGACAGTATCAATTATGATCCGTATAAGAATGGTAGCGTTTACTACGAGAGTTCAGTTACTGCTAAAGCAAAAATCACTACGGGTATCGAAGAGTATCCTTCGGCCGCGACGTATGTGTATCCTCGCGTATTCCTTGACTACAGAAATGTGAATTATACTTCTGATGAATTTACTATATATACTACTTCTACTGAGGCTGATATCCCGCAAGATCAGCGCACAGATGCTGATTATTTGACAAATTTTGAAGACTATGCTACATTGCTCAGAGATTGGAAACCTTATGTAAACTTCAAAATTACTCAACGTTGTAATGTTTCTAATATCTTCAATGATTATTTCCACCTGACTTTCCGCGTTTCTCGTGCGAATGATCAACTCTATCTCGACGCAAAACAAGTAGCGCTGGATAATTCCCAACCCAAGTATTCTTACGATCTCAGTAAGGCCAATATTCCTGACGAAATGGAGGCCGTAGAATTAGGACAGCTTGCTTATATCAATGATTACAGTTTGGCTATTTTCAAAGCAACAGGCTACATCAGTGGCATTACGCTTGCTTTGGATGATCCAAGTCAAGACGAACTAACGATTCAAAATTATAAAACAAAGTTTGAAGACTTGTTTAGCACAATTACCGCTTCCAGTGAAGCAATGCGTGTGAACAAGAGAAGTTATGATATCGCTGCGGGCGGCTTCACATCAGGCGGCACAATTGCTCCCACGATTTTTGAACGCTCTCTCGCGCAAACAAATGTCTCATTCAACTTCTCTCGCACAAAGGTTTCAATGGACAACACAGGCGGCATTACCTTGACAAATGAAACACCGTATTCTAATGGTGTATATGGTTAGGTAGCACTGCGTGGTGGTGGTATTTTCTGCTCAAACTCTGTAGATGAATTGGGTAATAGAGTGTGGAATTCTGCTATTACGCCTGATGGTATCAATGCCGCTCTTATCACTGCGGGTCAATTAGACACAAATGTTATTCGCATTTATAATGGCAATAATATGTCTTTCCAGTGGAATAGCGAAGGCTTGTATGCTTATGCTACGGATGATCTTGGGCGGCCTGATTTGAACACGTATGTCCGCTATAGTCAAGACGGCTTACAGTATATTGCCAATGGATTCACTGCTGTAGACTTGGGCTGGAATGGATTACAGATTTCCGCACAAGATGGTGCCTTGAGTCTGAACGGCTCAGATGGTTTGGTTATTTATAACGCGGAAAAGAATAAGGTAGTTCATTTGGGTAAGGTTGAAGAGGATGGCATTGCTTACTATGGACTGCGACTATATGATGGAACAGCAGAAGAGAATCTGACTTTCTATAATACCAACGAAGGCAATTTGTGGTTGAAATCTGAGTTGCTGGTTGGTGGCGTAGAAGACGGCAAAAATACCGGTAGCGGCATTAGTGGTAAAGAGACTCCTGCTAATGACTTACGTTTTTGGACTGGTGCGACCGCGAATGACTCATAGTCTCGTGAGAAGGCTCCATTCCGTGTCTATGAAGATGGTAGTTTCTACGCTTCTAAAGGACAAATTGGTAGCCTAACTATCGAAGGCATAGAAGATAGTCTTCAACAATATAAAATTCGTATTGAATCTTCTTTAGGAATTACATATAAAGATGGCGTGGCGGCAACGACCGTTCTCACCGCCACATTATATAAAGGCGAACAACCTACAACTTTACCCGCTGGAGCAACTATTACTTATCAATGGTGTAAAAAAGAAAATGACGCTTGGGTTGATATCGCAGGCGAAACCGGCACGACTTATTCTGTCGTTATGACTGATCGTGCTACTTATTGTTGTAAAGCAGTTCTAACAAAAGGAGGGGAATAAACCATGCCCGAACCTATTACTATGTGGAGTGAACCACTAACTTTTATGGCAGTAGAATCAGGAGCTCCTGGTCCTGCCGGCAAACCTGGTCCGGCTGGTCCCGCAGGCCCGCAATATGGTTTGAGATGTAGCGTTTCTTCCATAGTGCGGGGCCTTGTGGCCCCCATTTCGCCTACATCTATTGAGTTCAAAGCATTAGTGAATAATGCGGATGGAACTCAAGAAGAAGTAGCGTGCGGAACAGATTTTAGAATTGAGTTGACGCAAACTTCTTGGGATGAGGAAAGCGCGCAGACTGTGAATTTTACAGTAAGTGATGTGCTGATAGGCTATGGCACAGGCCAAACAGCCGCGGCATATACTACAAAAACAGTCAATTTGAATTATGTGTTATACGACCCAGAGAATAATCAAGTCATTCTTGAAGACCGTAGTTATACTCGCACGGGCGGCAATTCGGATGTGAGTGCTATTCGTGCTTCATTGTATAAAGGCGATATTGTACTGGTCGAATTGGCTATTCCATTTGTGCTTGCTAATGAACTAATTGATTTAGGTATGGTGGATGAAAACGGCCAAGTCATTATCGGTGATGGCCGAGTGGTCGCTTCTTCTATTGTGGCTAATTCAATTACTGGCGATAAAATTGCTGCGAGCACTTTGACCGCTGATAAACTATTTGGAAACCGTTTAGATTCTATCAGTCCACCGCCTTCTTTTCCTTCTGTTTCTTATGTAAATGAAGCAGGAGAAACAGTATCTTCTATCGATGAAAATCACTTTACCTCTGAGGGTGCCCGCATAAATTTATCAAATGGTGGCTCCATTCACTTCAAGAATTTCTACATTGATCCTACTGGTAATATCAGTCTTCGTGGTGCCATTGAAGCACAAAGTGGTTCTATTACTGGAAAACTTGGCGTAGGATAGGCAGTCAATGGAGAATATCCTATCTACATCAATGGTTCACCAGACTCTCAATATTCTTTTTATGTAAATGGAAAATTTATGGTGTCTCCCAATGGAGATATGATCGCAACTTCTGGTAAAATCGCGGGCTGGCTAATTGAAGAAAATCAGTTGATAAGCGAGAATCGTAGCACAGGAATGTATTCTGGCTCAACTTTCATCAAAGAAGGTTCTCCCGTAAGATTTTTTGCTGGCAAAGATAACGATGATTATAATTTCATTGTCAATGATGCTGGCTATGTATTCGCTAAGAATGCTCAAATCCAAGGCCGCATTGATGCTTCAAGTGGTTCTATCACTGGCCCGCTATGGATCGGCTCTACAACCAGTGGCATACTAATTGATGGTGAGAACGGCAGTCTTCAATCGACTCCTTTTGTTTCTTCCGCGGTCGGTTGGAAGATTGATAATGGAGGAAATGCTGAATTCAATAATGCGACTGTCCGCGGAAAGCTAACATCGGTTATCTTTGAAATGTCTACCGTTAGCTCTGTTGGCGGCGATTTGTATATTGCTCCCACAGTAGACATTCCTAAAGAAAAAGCGGGAGCTATTGAGAATGATACAGATAATTTCTATCTACATATCAACAATGCTATAGATGAGCGCTCTAAGTATATGGATTCCTCTTGGAATAATTCCCAAGTAAAGATAAATTTGACTGCTGCTTTGAATAATGGTAAAGAGATTTCTTACAGTGGTTTGAATGGTTCGGCCGCGCTATCCAGCAATGAGCAACAAATTGATATTACTATTCCAAAGAACGATGTAGAAAATAAAAAGATTCTTGCTTTACAGTCTGGCGAATCTTTGACTTCTATAGTAAATACGATTACAGTGCTAAAACTTGGTGTGGGCAATAACAAGAAATACATCTATCTTACCGCTTCTTCTAATAGCAGCCCCTTCATTGATGTTCAAGATTATGATATCTCTGATACAACTGCCCTACCAAAAGTGCGTATGGGTCGTCTGGATGGTATCGTAGATGATGTAAATGGATTCGGTAAGTTAGATGGTTATGGTTTATATTGTAATAGAGCTTATCTCACTGGTGCTCTGAACTTGCCTAACGCAGGAATTACAAATCAAATGTCTGTTGGTTATAGCGGTGGTGAAACTTATCTACCCACCACTGATTCTACTGCCTCTCCAGTTCGTATCTGGGCAGGCGGCAAGAATTAGCCTAAGGCTGGCGAAGAGGCCGCACCTTTTATAGTGACTGAGGACGGTTCGCTTTATGCGTCTAAGGGTGTGTTCAAAGGCCAGGTTATCGCTACAAATAGTGAGTTTTCTGGTTCAATCCGTGCCGCTGGTATCCTTATTGAAAAGGGCGGAGATGGTTATGTGCCACAAAAAGCATCTAACCACTTCTTCGTAGGCTATAAAGAAGAACCTACTACTTTTGATGACTATATTCTTGATATGAATTCCGCCGGTCTTTCTATATGGGAGGGCGGCCTAAGAGCATACAGTGATGAACTGTCTGGTTGGGTCGGAGATGAAAAAACTGGCACCGCGGTTTTACCTTATGGATATACTGAAATAAATAATAAACCTTATCCTTATTTGGCCGCGATTGACGCGGGCCGCCTAATGACAAAGGAATGGCACAACCTAACAATTGCGGAAGATTATTCTGCTTATTCTATTGGAACAAAAAATGGTAAGTTGTATCTTGGTCATACTGGCGCTCCTACTGAGAAAGATAATTATTTATCTTATGAAGAAGCTCAATATGAGAAAATTGAGGGATATGGGTATTTAGGTGTTGATACAAGTCAGAATCTCACGCTTCAAAGCACTCGTATCACGAATATAAACGGAACCCAAGTGAAGATGTCCACTGGACAAGTTCGTATAGACAATCCTGCTGGTAAGGCAGAAATTTCCTTGGGCGGAGCAATTATGAGATAGGCTATACAAGATAATATTGTTGTTGGCCTTGATTTTATATTTGAGTAAAAGGAGAAAGAAATATGGGTTATTCAACAAGTTCTAATCAGCCACCGTTTGCGATAACTAACAGATGGTGGGAAGATGGGCAATTTGGCGGAGAAACGCTTTGGAAAACAAGAACGGCCTATGTTGGATATGAAGGTGGGCCGCGTGATATATCCTTTACTTTTCCAGATTTACCTACAAGCAATATTACAATCAATAATATTCTAATATCTCTCAATATCGAACTTCAAGGAGATTTCAAAAATCGCAATGGTTTTGTATTGACGGTTGCTGGGACAGACTATACTGCTCCTCCTTCTCAGATTACAATTTATTCTGGGTGGACTGAGGCATTATCTTCTTAGACTTTGACTGTGCCAATGAAAGGAAAGTATACTCCCTCTCGTACGAGTTCTGAGGGCGGAAGTAAGCCTTCCAGCGGAGTATATGTCACTTTTACTGCTACAGCTGAATGGTCTTATAATTATCAAACATTATCAAAGCCTACTAATGTAAGTCTTTCCTCGACATACATTACTTCGTCTTCTTCTTCAACTTTATCTTGGGATGCTGTAAGCAATTCCCCTTATGCTAACTCCGTTTCTGGATATCAAGTTTATCGTGACGGACAGGCTTATGGTCAACCCACGACTGGAACTTCAATGTCTGTCTCGGGTGCGGCCGCGGGCACCTACTATGATTTCACAGTAAAAGCTATAAGCGATATTTCTGGTTATGATAGCGAAGAATCAAATGCGGCCAGGTTATATATATATGGTAATGATTATTCAGCAGATCTAACACTTTATACTGATAAAAATTCCACATCTGCGAAAACAATCTACATAGGTGATACCGGCCAGCCCACTATTTTACCAAGAGTAAGTTATGAGACCGCTCTCTATGATAGTTATAGTTCTGAGAGTTTCACGCAAACTACCACTACTTCTGGCAAGGCAGGAATATACACTCTAACAGTTTATTTTTCCAGCGGTCGCTCTGCTACATCTACGGCAGAAGTAAAACTTATAGGCGCGCCCACAGACATTTCTTTCACTACGCAGCCTACCGCAGACAGCGTATATGGTAGTAATCCCGGTTATAAGTGGTCAGAAACTACCGCAGAAAACGCAAGTTCTGTAGGATATTGGGTGACCAATAAAACAGGAACTTAGGCACAAGAGGGAGTTTCCTATACACAGAATATTCTTGAATATGCTAATAATGAAGCCTTTACAATTTCTGTCCAACCATACGCAAACGGCCCTTATGGTGGCTATACAAACGGCACAAAGATTACTTCTAATCGAGTTTATCGTGCTAACACTATTGAAGCCGGCACAATTACTACTGGTATAAAAGGCGCGAATATTGATGATGAAGAAGTTGCTAACACCTATGTATTTAGTGAAACTACTCTTTGGTGGAATTACACGCCCGCAGAGCACGGTGGAAATTTAGCATCTATAAGTTATTCACGTATTTCTACGAAAGACGACAACACTTCCACTATCTATTATGGCGGGCCAGAAACTATTACTTCTAATAATGGTTCTTATGGCGATAATGTTGGCGGTCTATCAAAGAGCACGCTAAAATATACTATTACCTTTACAGATGAATATGGTCAAACCTATACCACCGGTCCATACATAATCGAAAAGCTTGATGCTCCTACGGTAGAAATAACGGGTATTACAGGTTCTACGCCCGCGCCACCAATTCAAGGCGCTACTCTTCATTTCATTATCTCACCAGTTGGAGCTTCAACTGCTGCGGATATGCGATATAAGATTGAAGTGGGATATGGCGAGGAGTTTTATGAAGTTCAGTCAGAAAAAGTGTGGAGTAATGATGTATCTTGCGCGGTTCAATTCAATGTGAAAACCGCAAATGCCGCAGGTAAACTAACTACGCTGTATCAGGCTCTTACTCGCACCGATTCTGCTCCTTTGGGCAAACCGATACTGCGTTATCGATTGACGGCATATGATGTAAATATCCCAATTGCCACTGGCGTAGCATATACTACCCTACTCACGGATTTCACCACTAAGCCCACTCTCACAGGTAATCTTACCATTACCAATTAGCTAAATCCTTCATTGGATTACGCAAGTTCAAAAGATAGTATCAACCTATCTGGCGTGAATGTAGTTCATAAGAACTTCTTTGGCGATACCACAACAGATCATCTAACAAATCTGCTGGTCCGCAATGGTAATACTACTCTATTCAATAGAGCACTAACGGAAGCAAACTATGACTTATCTTATACCGCCGCATTTGGCGAAGACGCTGTCGCCGCAGACACAACTTATACATATGTTTATACCGTCCGCAAACAATATAGTGATGCCATTACAGAAGACTTCAAAACTCGTTCTCTCAATATGAGACGTTGGATAAAGCCTAACATTACCCTCACTAACCTGGATTGGACAACTGCTGGAGCTACGCCCTCCATCATTGGCCGCATTTATTCCAGCACATCTAAATGGGGTGGCTCAGATTTAGTAGACAACATTGCCTCCATTGATGTATCTATCAGCACTGTAGATGATAGCGGCACTAAAACTGTTGTGCGGCAATACACATTCAATTCTACCAGCACACCCGCGTTATCTGGCAACCTGATTGGCGGCAACTTGTATGCGGGCTTCCAAATTGGAATGAGTGAAATGGTCGACACACAATTGATGGCTGATATTATCATTACCTCAATTACAGGCAAAACTTATAAACTTACTACACCGTAGGTTCTCGTAAAAGAACAAGGCATTCCATTTGCTATTCGCCGCCACGGAATTGGTGTGAATATCCCGAAGGGCTTCAATCCAGCAACTAATGAGCCTGCGATACAGATTACAGGTAATATGGACACTGATAATGTGGCGACTTTCACTAATGGTCCGAATCGTAATAAGACTTGTGTTATCATTCAAAATGATAAAGGTGGTGTCGCAGATACTGGTAAGGCGCGTCTTTCTTTGAATAAAAATGGCACAGAATGGACGTTATCTATCTTCTTTGACTAATATAAATAAAAAATGGGGACTCCGTTTGGAGTCCCCTTATTTTTTTACCCTTCTATGAAAGGCATCAACATATCAAATTGAGTAGGAGAAAGGCTGACATTATCCAGCCATTCAGCCGGAATTTTACTTACTTCTCCCAGTTCAATCTCGGTGTTTAGAATCTCATTGAGTTCTTTGTTCACCGTAGGAATGTGTTCATCTGCGATATGAACATTGCCTTGCTCATCCAGAATCGGCTCGCCTGCGTCATTCTTATCGGCATACTTACTAATCAGTTCCTGACGCACAGTTTCAAATTCCTTAGCTTCCTGCTGAAGCACACGATTCAGACGAGCGATAGTAAAGGCTTGGCGGCCAGTAAAATTCTGGCTCATAAGAGCATTCAGAACTTGACCTGCCAAAATAATTTCGCTTACGCTACACTTCATATACTTTCGCCCCAATTTATATCTTCTACTTTTCTTTTGATATGATTTACAGCATAGCGACCAATACAAATCGCATCTGCTTCATCTTGTGTACATTTTAGATTACAAGTCATTTGAACGTAATCTTGTGCTTTCTTTTTAGCATTCTCACGATCATCTTTACGATTCAGACCTAAATATGTTCTCCACTCAGTGGAGTAAACGAGTATATACTCAATATCATTTTCATAAAGATAGTCGCAAATTACACCTTGAAGATTCGCAAGAGTTTGGAACATTTTTACATTCTTTTCCAATTGAATGTTTTCTACACAAACTGCGTCTGGTTTCCACGTATAAATTGCTTGATCTAACCATACCTTCAATTCATTTATGCGGGCCGTCGCATCCTTAGTCGCATCAGTAGTAAAAGTTCCATAGGATGTCAATTTCTTATCGTCGTAAACTGAGTATCCTGTAGTTCCTGTCGCCGCGTCTAAGCCAATCACTCGGAAGGCCGCAGCATCTGAGCGGGGAAGAATTTTGTTTCTTTCAACAGAGTTTGTGAGAGTTTTATGGCACTCGGGGCATATCTTGTATCGCCGCCATTCATCATATGTAGTCTCAACGTCGTGCCCTTTAGGACATTTGAACTACATTGGAGTGCGTAAGTTTTTATAGGTGGTAGAAACCAATTGCCATCCGGCAGATTCGACATCAGCCTATACAGTATAAATATTGATTGCCATAGAGGTTATTTCCCGCTTGAGCCAAAGCCGCCTTCTCCGCGGTCGGTATCATCTTCTATAGAATCAACTTGGGTAAAAATACCACGGTAGTTGCGTTCAAGAATCATCTGGGCAATACGGTCGCCAGCCTTGATAGAAACAGGTTCATCAGAGAAGTTATCAAAGAGAACACATACAAGTCCGCGATAGTTGGTGTCCACGGTCCCTACACAATTACTAATACGCAACGGAGTTTTCTTACTCATTCCAGAACGCGGGCGGATGGCAATTGCCCAGCCTTCAGGAATATTGAGTTTCAAACCAGTTGAAACCATTGTGCCATAGGAATGCGGAGGAATAATCGTATCCTCAACGGCGTAAATATCCGCTCCTTGGTCGCCCGCGTGAGCATAAGTAGGGATCTTAGCATTTTCGTGGCATAGTTCAACTTGGATAGAAGGGGCGGCTGAGTTATATTCCGCAACAGTTTCATCCAGATAAACACAGACCGACTGATAAAGACTATCAAGGAACTCTTTCTTGTCTACATTTTCAACAGAATCCTTCAAATTCTCAATTAGACCGAATAGAGCCTCCTTGATTTGCTCAATTTGAAGTTCTGCTTCTGCTTGACTCATACCAGCAGCTTTGAATTCATTGATTTGAACGCGGCGGGCTTCCAAAGAATCCGCCCCGTGAAGTAGAGTCTCAGATACAGTTTTCTCAAGGTCTTTACGAACGAGAGAAAACATCTGATCATCATACTTCAAGATGGCTTCAACCATCTGAAGAATCTCTTCCATAAATTAGTATCCCTCCACAAGGTCATCCCAAATGCCCTGATAGGAATAAGTTAGGTCAACAACATAGGCTTCAATAATTTCATCCTTACGCTTCTTCTTCTTATAGGTATAACTGGCCTTGGCAATGGTAAAGGCTTCTCCCTCTTCCAGAGAGCGTTCCTTCTCACGTTCAATCAAAGCGACAGCCTCCTTTTCAGTGTCAACACGATAACTCTTAGTTTCCTTCAACAGAACCATTTGCTTTTTGCTCCTTTTCTTCTAATCTTTCTTCCATAGATTTTTCTTTCAATTTTTCCAGTGTCTTCATATAGACATATTGTTTGAAATCTTCGGACTTAGTGGTTTTCTGAGCAAGATTGATATATTCATCAAGTTTAGAATCCTGTCCTCTGAATTTCTTCATCTTTTTGAGGGCTCGTCGTTCCGCACGATTCGGAAGCCAGATACCCTCAGGAAGAACATCGCCCTCTTTCGCAGGCTCAAACACTGGGGCTTTATTCATTGTTTCGCTCACAATCGTTCATATCTCCTGGTTTGATAGTCATAAAATCAATCTTCACTGGATAGCCAAACTTGTCCTCAAGCATCTGCCTAATAATTGCTTGGGCATCGTGAATACAAACGTGGATACAGCCGTCGTCGTGAAGTTGATAATATCCATATTGCTTTACAAGTTTCTTTCCCTCATTTTTTAGTCCATAAGTATCAAATACACTATCGCGGCACTCGTAAGTATCAAAAATATATGGCATATTGAAACCGTGGACAAAAATACTGGGATCTACACAGAAAATCATTGAGCGGCCAAGAAGAGCTTGCTTCCCAGTTTCACCAGCTAAATTCATCCTATCTTTACTGATGTAAATTGGAGAACATTTATCCTCCTTATCCCGCACAAGGACATCTGATTCAATTTCTTGACAATTGGGTTGAATAAAAAACATATATACTTAGTCTCCTTTATCCTTATAGGCTGAGCCGCTAACTTGATTATAGCCATAAGTTTGAGAGTCGAAGAAATCTATGTAATACTTCTCTCGCTCACCTAATTGGTCTTTTGGACATTCTTCGAGAAGCTCAAAACGGAAATTCCAAAGACCCTTATCCCGCATTACTTCGTGGACACGTTGACTGGCGATGTTTTCAATGCCGATGGCTGATTTGATATGTTCTTGAAGACGCTTGCGGACGGAAGTAGAACGTCCGATGTAGCATTTTTTATTTTCGCAGTCTGTTATTTTATAAATGCCAGAACAGTCCTTTGCGGGAAGAATGTTGTTTAGAAGTTCATTAGTAGGAGCTTGAATATACTCCGACCAAATGAGCTTATAAATGATATTGGGGTTATTCAGACGTAATGCGACAGCATTTAGGAGGTATTCGATGTCTGTGCGGGCAGTTTCAGGAATGTGAAGTTTATGTGTTTCTTCATCATCTTCATTTTGCCGCAATACCTCAAGAACAGAGAAATACTTTGCCTTCGCAGTTTCAAGTTCCGCGGTATACCTGGCTACCTCAGCCTCGGCTTGTTGTTGAGCAGCCTAAATTTTCTATGCGTTTGTAGATTCCATTGAGGCAAGGTCTCGCTGTAATTGCTCTACTTTAGCCTTACGTAATTCCGCAATATCATTATCAATACGATCTCGCTGGATAGTAATAAGTTTCTGAACGTGTTGGCTTTCACAATTATATCGGTTTACTTCTTCTTTAGCAGATGCTACTTCGGCAGAAATAGTGGCATAGTCTTCGCGGGCTTGTGATAAATTGGCTTGAGTTTCATCATATGCGGTCTATGCTTTCTCAAGTTCAGCACAAATATTACCATACTTCGCAAGTTCTATTCTTTGTGCTCGGATCTTTCTCTATTCACGGGTTATCCAACAAATACCGAGAAGCAGAGCAATGATGAAAAGAATAATTATTGTGTAATCCATTACTTCTTTGTTTTGATATAAAGACCGCACCGGCAGACTGTGCCTTTTTCCGCTTCTCGAAACTCTTTACACGGACACAAGTATTCTTCGTGGCCGCGCGAATCAGGAATACTAATACAGTAATTCTCATTCTCACGAAGGGCTTGCCGCACGAAACTTGCTTGGGCTTGGTCATCGACTGTGCGATACTTCATAATCAAATCTCCTTTTCATTCTTATGTATATATTATAACAAAAAAAAGAGGAAAAGTCAAATTTTTATTTTTGACTTTTCCTTTGTAAATTAGACCGCCCAGTTATAGGGTTGATTTTTGATGAAGCGGATTTCAAATTGCTCCTCTTTTTAGTGCTCTAAACACTAACGCACCGACTGTATTACCCAACACTACCAAACCAAATCTCAAAGGCTCCATCGGCAGGCCCGCGATAGCCATATAGGCCATATCTGCGATACAGTGCTCCCAGCCGCATAAAATAAAGAGAGGAACAAAGAAGAGAATACCTAAAACAGATTTCTTTTCTTTATAGATATCTACGGCCAAAAACACCGAGACGCCGCACATAATCGCACGGAGGAAAATCGCGGGCAAACTAAGAGTGTTCTTGATTTGAATAAATAGTAGTGCGGAAGAAACGATATCAGAAAATGATGTTGCGGCCCAGGCAACCAACAGACCGCCAGCAAAGGCCCCAATCAAATTTCCTACTAACATTATACCCAAATTTTTGGCATCTGTCAAATTTTGAGCGTAGCCTACGCGGCCGGTGTATAGATGAAAACCATAGTAGCAAATTGTAAGTAGACCTGCCGCGAACAGTATAGCGCCGACCACCGCAGAGCCGCAAGCACAGTATGCCGCGGAGCCTATGGCAATACATAGGCCCGCGAGCATAGAAGAAATAATTAGTCGCATAGTAATACTGTTTCTCCTTTCTGGAGGGATTGCTGAACATCAATTACACGTTGATTGGAGCTGCCGCGAAGATAGAGAGTAATGTCTCGCTTATCTTCTTGATAAGGCCCATCAATGAGGACATCTGTTAGGGAAAGAATATGGCGAAGAGTGGGGTTATAACGAGCATCTTGTTCGTGATGTTCGTAAATATCGCCTGTCCAGATGTAAACAGGGGTGGAGGGATATACGGCCTTTACTGCGGTGATAACACGATCAACAATTTCAAGATTATGGTGATATAGCGGCTCTCCGCCTTGAATCGCGAGTCCGCGCTCGATACCATTCTTGTGAATAGAATCCACAATTTCTCGAATTGTTTCATCTGTAAATTCATAACCGTAATTTTCATCCCAAGTTTCTGGATTATGACAGCCAGGACAATGATGTGGACAACCGCTGGTGAAGAAGGTTAGAAAGAAACCAGGACCAGAAACAACATCATTGTAGATAATACCACTATATTTCACTGTTCTATATCTCCTACGTGTTTTACTCTTTCTTTTACTTCTTCTTGTTTGGCGTGATTGAAATGCTTCCAAGTGGTAGACAAATAACCAGTCACTCGACGAAGCTGTTGGATATTCTCACTTCCACATTGTGGGCACCTGTCATTGATTTCGTCTTGATAGCCACAATCGAGACAAATATCATTGGGAACATTGATGGCAAAATAAGGAATATCTTTGTCCATTGCATAATTTACAAGGTCTTCCAGAGCCTTGAGATTATTTTTTACTGTGGAAGGAAGTTCTACATAAAGGATACAACCGGCGTTGCTATAATTAGTTAGTTCCGCTTCGATATCTATTTTTTCAAAAGGAGATAGATGTTGCCAGACAGGGCAATGTATGGAGTTAGTGAAGAAGTCTCTATCACTAACATTTTTGATGATGCCATACTTCTGGCGGAACTTATTTAGAGCAGTGCCACAAAGACTTTCCGCAGGTGTATAATAAACACCAAAGTTCAAATGATACTCTTGTTTGAATTGAGCACATCTGTCCTTGAATAGTTGTTCAATTTGTTTGGCGTGCCGCATTCCTTCGGGAGAAGTTTGATCTTCGCCGATTAGAATTTGAAGCGTTTCCGCCAAACCAATTTGACCAATTGCCAGCGTGCCGTGCTTCAAAGCACTTTCAATTCCTTCTTCAGGGATATAACCAGCCATTGTTCCATTCTCATACATAAAAGGAGCAACACTCGCGGGCTGAGAACACATTAGTTTATAACGCTCAAGAAGCATATCTTTTGCTTCATACAGGGCTTTATCCAAAATGGACATAAAGTTATCGAATGTATTGCCGGGTTCTTCTTTAGCTTCCATAGCAAGGGTAGGCATAATAATGGTGACTGGGGCGAGGTTGCCGCGGCCATCTTTCTGGAAGCCTAATCCATTGATATCATAGCCATTGTAGGTTCTACACATTTCTTCTGTTATTACTAACAGCACTGACTATATCTTCAAAGTTTTTTGCTTGGAAATAGTGCTCATATCTATTTCTACTCCACGAGGGATAGTCGATACACGGCTCGGCCGCACGGTCTCATCCTTTATAGGACCTAACCGTTAGCAGGATTTTTCCCACACCTTTGAGCAAAGTTCAAGAAATTTTAGATGAGCTAAGATACCTAAACCCATCGTGCTTACATATTGTTTGGGGTCATTTTTATCATAGCCTGCGTTGACGCTCCAATCTACATTACAATAGTTTGGGTAGAGACGCAGAGCGGTAGATTTCAAAGCGAGCTGGAAAAGATCATAGTTGGGGTCGCCAGGTTTGCGGTTTACGCCTTTCATACATTGGAAAATCTGACAAGGGAATACTGCGGTTCTATGAAATTTACCTACGCCTTTGATAGAGCCTTCCAGTAAAGCGTGTATAATCATTCGGCCTTCTGGAAGAGTGCAAGTGCCATAGTTGATGGAAGAGAAAGGAAGCTGATTTCCACTACGTGATTGTAATGTATTACTTACTGTTCAGTATAGTTCGTTAGGCTATACCCGGATTACTCCTGCTATATGTTGCTATATAGAACAGACTATATCTTCATCCTATTTGAAATAGGAGACTAATATTTCTAACCACTTGGTTTTACTCTCTTACGAGATAGTCGTTAGGCTTTATCTTCTTCATTATAATACGAGAAATGATAGCCATGATGGCTCTTAGCACGACCACGACACACAGCACAAATAGCTGATGCGTCTAATCCTAAATCGCGGCCGCATTGTTGAATGGATGGATAAACTATATTAGTTTCTTGGCAATAGATTTGCTTTTTAGCGTGGCTATCAGAGATTTTTTTCTTTACTTCTTCTGGACATGGGCCTCGTGAGATCCCCTTCTTTGCAGCAGAAAGTTTAGCCCGATGTTCGTCAGTAAACTTTCGTCCTTTTTGGGCTTCACTAATTTTCTTTTTCTTTTCCTCTGAACAAGGCTTGCCTAATCCATTTTTATTGCCCATCATAGCAATTGACATCTTTTTTCGCACTTCTTCTGGAAGCGTAGTTGCTTGCCCGCCCTCTAAAATATTATAGCCATATTCTCGTTCTTGAGTGTGATATTGAGCTATAAGTTCTTTTTCTTTTTCTTCAGCCTGCTCCTGAGTTAGATTCTGAAAAAGTATTTTATGTTCAAATCCATCCCAACCATATTTTTCAATAGCAGCATAAAAACGAGGACAAGAATGATAATTAGCACCATTTGCTCCAGCACGTTCTTCCCAGGTTCTACTAGTAATACCAATATATTTTTTACCATTTGTTTTATTGGTATGTTGATATACAGTCCAAATAATAATCACCTCCTTTGTTATAAAATATAATGAAGAAGATTTTAGCACGGTAGGTTATCCTAAAAGGATTTTCCCCGTTTGAATAGTTATGTTCATAATATTACTATTATGTCGCCCTAATTATTTAAGGTTATGGAATAAACTTTCTACGCCCTGATTCACTTCTTTGAAAGTCATATTGAAAGCATATTTATATACCGTCGCAAACCGCTTATATTTTTCATCCTCAATAGATAAAGTATTATTGAGTTCTTTGAGAATAGAATCCTTATCCATATCACTACAATCAGCAATATACATCAAGCCATCTTTATAATGTTTATAAAAGCTCTTTCTCACATAAGGCACCATAGTCCAGTCAAGGTGAGTGGCCGCGACGCCCCCAAATTGCATCAAAGATTGAAGCTGGAAGATTACTGCAATAAGTTGGAAAGCGGTATCCGCAGAATTTGCAGGCCGAATGTCAGTCTGACGAGTAGTAAAGCCATTGGCAAGCAAATCGTCAAATGGGATTGAGAGGCAGTTATGCTCTCCGACCGCATAGGCATTTAGATCGTGAATATAGATACGATTCCCAAGATGATTATTCTTTGCCATCTCTGACATACAGTAATTCAAAGCATAGTCTCGCATCATTACGTTCGTCGCTTCGCCAATGCGACCACCGAAGGAGTTTTCATCCATGTTAGCATTAGAATTTTCAATTTTCTTGCCATTGAGCTTCTCAGAGATTGCTTCAATGAATTCTGTGGAGTTTTTACGGACGGCTTCTCGCTTATACCTATACCTAATATATGCCCTCGCAATATCCTTTCTCTCACAGTCCATCAACTGCTCTTCAATCTGGTCCTGAATTTCTTCCACGCTCATATCGCGGTCAAGATTCTCAATATAGTCCGCAATTGTCTTTGCAATGATTGGGTATTCTTGCCCATCTACTTCTTTTGCCGCCTTATTGATTGCTACGATTATCTTGTTCTTGTCAAAATCAACTACATTACCATTTCGTTTAGTAACTTTCATTATATCTATCACCCTTATTACAGTTTTTTACCGCAATAAGAACAGCGACCCAATACATTGGCAATTTCGCCTTGTTCGTTTATATGCGTGCATTGTTGTCGTAGAGCCTGAATTTTATTCTTATTCTCTACAATAATTCTATTGAGAGCAAATGTAGCCCCGCTCTCAGTTAGGGCTTGCTGACATTCACGCTGATACTGCTGAATCTTAGCTTTGATTTCCTCGTTAGTCATAGTAGTGGCCATGGCCCCCTTGTAAGTTTGAGATCGTTTTTTGATTTACCCATAAAACCTTTGAAAACAGGATGCTTTTCTAAAAGCATATTGAGTTGCTCCTTTCCTTCCTTTGTGCGGCCCAAGGATCGCTCAATTTTCACGTCCCAACTTGTTCTTGACCAGGCTGCTAACGCCTCATAAAGTTTAGGATATGGATTGACAGCATCCATGGGAGCATCTTGATATTCGACGGCCCGCACGGGTATGTTGCGGGAATAGTAGGAGAAAAGAAGGTTTAGATTGTAGAAAAGGTTCTTTGTGTAGAAAGTTTCTTTATATGCCTGAGCGCCATAGTTCTTGCCAAGATAAATACAAACATCTGAATTAGTTGTAATTTCACCTAATAGTTTCAATTTATATTTACCAAAATACAAGTCTAAGTCGTGATAAGGCACATAATAATCCAGCACAATCTTATTACTGCGGGCAACCCTTTCATACTCTTCCCGCAAGAAAAAGAATTGTTTCGCTGTGTGGCATTGTATTGGCTCAACCATATATATACTGGTAGGCTTGTGTGTAATGGCTTCATCTAAAATTTCCCAGCAATCTGGATAAGCAAGAAAGTCTTTATCATAGATATAAAATTTCTTGCGAGAACGCGAGGGCGGAATTGGGATTTTTTCACCATCTACATATGCCTGATAGTATGTTGAATCCAATATGTCAAGGCCGCGGTCTACTGTCATTTCATTTACAGCGATAGAAGTTTGAATGTATTTTTTGTAGAGATCTGTATTGGGAATCATATGATTTATGATTCGTTCTTGCGGCTCTTCAAAATACTTACCAAATGCTGTAATGTTGTCCATTGTTAGATATGTATAAGGTATTTCATCAAAAGGTTTATTACTGAAAAAATAACCCTTCTCACATAATCCCATTTGGACATCTGTAGTAATAAGTTGCGGCCTTTCCTTTTGTAAATAAGTATATAGTTTCATTGCCCCGAGAGAAGGCACCGCGGCCTTCTTCTCGGCACAAGTGAAATCATAATCCATTATGCCTATCATAAGGCACCTCACTCATCATACCGCTTGTCGGTGTAGAGGAAGGTAGAACCATCTACTGCGGTGATTTTCATAATTGGACATTTATGGGGACTGGATTTATAGGCTTTGGGAATGAAGTAATTACCTCGCCGCATACCTTGAATGTAGAGCAGATTGCCGCGAGTAAACCAACTGGGTTCCATAACGTGCTTCTTACCATCTTCGCCTACTTCTGAAATACGGCGGTCATACTTGGCAAACTGAGCATTCCACACTTTGACCTGAACCACCCCATCTGTTGTGAGAAGAGTGACTGTGTGTTTAGTCTTGTTGCGGTCCAATACTGTTCCTGCGATATTAGATAGCACATAAGTTTTTACCATAAAGCCCTCCTTGGTTTTGAACTCTGTCTTCACCAGCGGCTCTTCCGCGAGAGAAAAGAAATTATCAATATTATACTTCTGAGTATCGATATTCTTTAGTTCGTGGTCGTGGTAATAGAAAGATAGGCTATCCATTTCCCATTTGCTAATAGAGCCTGCCGCGCAAGATTCCCACGCTTCATCCATATAACTCTTGTTGAGAGCAGCGAGAAGTTCTGTGGTATGAGCTTTGAGATATTGTCTTAGCGGATCCATAGCTTTATTGTATTGCTTTTCCCATGCTTTGATAGGAATAGAGTTCTCTGTGGCAAGTTGATCTACATCAAAGTTGCTACAATAGAAATCTAACATTTTATTATTCATAGGGTAGCAACCTTTAGTAATTTTTTGTTTCAATGCTTTATTGAAAGAGTATACAATCTTCTGGAACTCATATTCTTGCGGGAAAAGATCTCTGGCAATAAGCGTAGGCACGGTTGCTAAAGTAATAACCTTTGCCTTCTTTACAATAATAGAGAGGTAATGCCGCAAAGCCTCTTCACGAGAAGGATAAAGAGAATCAAAAGTGCCGGCCTTGATAAGACTAATGGCCTGAGTTTTATTAACATTGTTCTTCTCCAAAAAATCATCCAGACTGGTATATGGCCGTTTTTCTACAATCTCCTTTACTAAATCAATAGAAATTCTGGTAATACCTCTCAGGCCGCAAGCGATTGCGTTTTGTTCAGGGAGGGGCGTGAAAATGTAGCCAGACGTGTTGATATCAGGCGGCAAAATCTTTACACCCCAGGATTGGAACTTACCTATCGCTGCGCTTACCTTACCATAGTTGATTGTCTTTTGCTTCTTTTTGACTACTTCAATAGGAGCGAAGGGATCATCAGGGTTGACTTCTTCATCGTCATCTTCTTGGCCTTCATAGGTTATTTCTTTGGTTTTATCCAGCATATCAATAGATTCATCTAGGATTGCCACATCTGGTCGTGGTGCGTCAACGTCCTCAGAGAAGTTGTTGATTTCCATCAGATCCAGACCTTGACTATCAATGATAAGATTGGCCGTATTCCAGAAAATTGCCGGGAAAAACTTACCAAGAATAATTGTTTGAACACCTACGAAAGAATAAGGCAGAGAATGACATACAGAGAATGAATAACCCAACTGAGGATGAATTGCGGTTCTCCACACAAACTCAGCCAATTCTTGGTGCGGACAGTTGTCAAATATCTTCTTTTTTAGTTCTGGAATTTTTGACATCTGTTTCTTTGCTACTACCTTACGTGCAGAGTTAGCTTCTGTCAAGGTAAAGTGGCTAATGTTCTTGTCCATTAGGATTTCCATTAGAGTCTCCTGATAAGCAGGAACACCAGAACATTCTTCATAATAAGGCTCCAAGATGGCAATTTCCTTATCAGAGCAGCCCATCTGTGCGGCCTCTTGTTTCCACTGCCCAGGATGATCTCTCATTTCCTTATATCTATCCAAAGGCCGCTGTTCACCCTTTTCAGCCATTAGACGCATTAGAGCATTACAAATAGTCATCTCATTAGGATCTTGCGGCTTGATGAGTTGAGCGGTATCACGGCCTACGCCATCATTGAACTGAAAGATGTTCAACACTTCTGTGCGGCCCAAGGCGTCCCAAATTATATGATTTTTGATATCAATAACATCAGGGTGAAGATACTTGTTATAAAGCTGACGAAGTGTAAAATCTTTCTCGACCAAACCATACTCTTGAAGAAATTCCAACGTGGTTTTTATACGGTCAGATACATCTGTCAATAGGAAGTCGAACTTCGTATCCCCGAGTTTTTCTGAATCGTGGAGTTCAAATTGAGTAGTAAGAGAACCATCGGGCGCCCGCATTACTGCGTTAGTTTTCCACGGGTCATCATTATAAAGGATAACGCCAGAAGCGTGAACGCCGCGTCGAGTAATCAAGCCCTCAATTGTTAGCATAATTTCCTTTAGACCAGGAAATTTCTCCACTTCTTCAATCATTGCTCGAATGGGTTTACGGTCTTTACTTTCATCGCCTTCAAAACACTCAGTAAGTGTCCATAGAAAACCACGCTCACTGGGAATGAATGAGGCAATATAAAGGGCTTCATCTGAGTTGATTCCTTCGGGATAGAGTTCTTTACCATTTTCATCTTGTAAACGATAGCCGCGGCAGGAAGTCAATACGGCACTCTTGCTCTTTTCAGAACCAAAGGTCGCTACTTGTAATACGCGAATATCTTGACCTTTCCGCTCACGTATTTTTTTAAGTATCTTAGGCCGCACAGAAGGGCATAAATCAATATCAATATCACCGATCTCAATACGCTCTTTGTTAAGGTATCTCCAATATGGTAAGTGCCATTGAACGGGATCAAGCTGTGTAATACCTAAGCAACGATTGGATAGAAAACCACATGAGCTGCCGCGGCCCGGACCAACAATAGAACCACATTCCCAGAACATATCAATATACTGCTTTAGAGTATTATGATATGCGGTCATATCATCTTCCAATTTCTCAGAGATAGTGGCAAGAACTTCGGCTTCTTCTTCCAATCTCTGCATATAAATTGGCTTTTCATTCCATCCCTCTCGTTCCATTGTAGACATACATTCATTTGCCCAATAGCAATTTTGGACATCCGAATCATCTAAGTAAGCACGAAGTTGAGGATAGTTATCTTTAGTAATATAAGGATAGTTTCCTTTGGGATATTCTGGAAGCGGCTCTTTGGGAATAATTTGTTTACGGAAGATATCATATCCTTCAATCTTATTCATTATTTCCACGCTATTCTGGAAACATTGGTGTAGGATTTCAGGAGAAAGGTATGACATATGTTTTGCTACTTCTTCGTTGCTCATTAGGTAGGTATAAGCATAAAAGTCATCTGTTTCACGAGCACCATCTTTAGAGTTGAGGAAACTTTTATGCATATATCGATCATTTTCTGTAGCATAGTGAGCATCTGTGCCAATGGTGAGTTTGATATCCTTTTCTCTTGAGAGTTCAAGAAGAAATTTATTATATCGGATCTGGTCTGGATATTCTGCTGGAGCCATTTCCAAATAGAAATCATCTCCAAAAAGTTTTAGGCAGTAATCCATAAAAGCATTGAGCCGCGGCCAGTCCTTCTTCTCAAAAGCATACGCTGTTTCGCTGCCAATACATGCTGAAGTAGCAATAAGCGTATTTGGATACTCAGCAACAATTTGTGCCAATTCTTTTTTGAGGGTAGGCACACGGCACATTCGCCTATCTTCAAAACTATTATACCACGCAATTGAACTTAGTTTGCGTAGAGCTTCGTGGCCACGAGTATTTTTAGCAATAAGTAAGAAGTGGAAATACTTTTCTATCTGAGTTTTATCTCTGGTATCAGTAAGATAAATTTCATTACCAAGACCCACTTTGAAGTCTTTGCTTATCTTACCTTTCTCCTTGAGATCTTTCTCAGTAAGAAGAACTTTCACCGCATTACCTACGAATTCGTGATCTGTGAATGCTAAGCCCGCATACCCTTTTGAGTATGCGGTCGTAAGCAAACCATCAATTGTGTTGATAGAGTCAATCAGACGAATGTTGCTGCCCATTGCCGTGTGGGCGTGGTTTTCGAACCGTTTGATTTCGTCCATCATAGTCTCCTTTTTATTCTCTTATTTTACAGTTTTATTATACCCTATTTTTTCTCAAAAGTCAAATTTAGAATCCTTTATTTCATAATCATCAATAAAAACCTGTAGTGATTTCTTACCAGCCCACACATTTATATTGAATCTTCCATACACAGTAATGGTGGAACCACTTGAGACCTGGCTTGCCAACTGAGCAAAGTCTGCGTCTTTGAAGCGGAGATAACTTACACTACCATTGATGATTTTTGTAGTATCCTTATTCTCGCCCATTAGAGCAACTGAACTCATTGGGATATCTTCGATTACCACTGTTGGCTCTTTTATTTCATTTCCCCAAAAATCTTCTGCCGCGGCCAATTCAAAGCCAAGTTGCGTGAAATTTTCATTGGCATTGAAGATGTAATCTACATCGTATACATTTTCAAGACCTTGGTCGCTGATAGTGGTGTTGGCGTAGGATATCAAATTTGAAATTTTATTATATGGAATGCTATATCCTGCCGCATTTTTGTGCCCGTAAACTCCCTCCATACATCCACTGTTTTCCAGGAATTTCTTGAAATCCGGCACTTCCTCAAAACTATCATTTCCGCGGATACTTCCCCGGAAAAACCCTTCTTCATTGGTCTTTCCAATCATTGTGGGCCTATGATATTTATTTACAAACTGAGCCGCGATAAGACCACGTAGTTCTTGAGGAATATCATCTTCATCGTATACCTCAATTACCAGAATCTTATTATCTAAAAGTCCTTCTTTCTGAATGCGGCCTTCCAGTAATTCTGTCGCCTTATCTTTGATACGATTCTGCCGCGCCTTCGCATTGGTTGCTTTGCGGGCTACCTCTTCACAAATCCTCACCATATCTCCGGTTTTTGCTCCACGCTTTGTGCTTTGAATCATAGTGTCTGGTTCAATAAAGGCTTGGAACATCTGACGTTTTTCTTCCATTGTTCCCACGCGAACCATCGCATTTATTAGTGGAGCAATATAGAAAGCAATTTTGATATAGTTGAGAGTATTAGAGGTTTTGAATAGAGAATATGATTGCTGCTCAATTAGTTGCTTGAAAAAACCATTGTTGATTTGGGTTAGACCTTTGCTAATATAATAGCGTGTTTCTGGATCAGCAGGACTCATACAGTCGGCAATCTCTGCCATAGCGACAAGATCGAGATAATAAGAGGAGCGGGGATTTTGCGGGCAAAGTATCTTATCTAACACCTGGCAGAATTTATACACAACACCAGCGCCGCATAGGGATTTATTGGGGTAATATTCTGAAAGCTGGTTATTGACGCAAATACAATGAGTGGGGTAAGAATCGAAGGGGTGATGATCTACACAGATACACTCTGTTCCAACATTTTCCAATCGCTCATAGTAAGCAGAATCCCCGGAGCCCGCGTCTAAAACCAAGATCAAATCAAACCCGTATTGTTCGATCTCGTCAATTATATCTTCAAGTCCGTGAGCCTTATGTTCGTGGCAAATATACTTGAGATTTGCTTCGGGATAGAAGTCTTTTATATAGTTCCAAAGTAAGGAACTTGACGAATAACCGTCAGCATCAGCATCCGTAACAAACAGTATACTGGAATTCTTATTCAAGTGCCAAATTAGTCTGCCCGCGGCTTCCTGAATATGGTCTAATAGCATACTATCATTTTCATATTCTTGGCTCGGCCGCATATATGCTTCAATGTTTTCTACACCGCGGGCCCGCAAAATCTCTGCCACGCACGTATTTGCGTCTTTACTTAGGTATTGTGATTGTCTATATTTCATTTCACCATAAACTTCCTCGTCATCAATTTTTCTAATGTCTCCTTTCCTTTATCACACGGGGCATCTTTTTCTTCCAATAGCCCTTGGTCATCTACTATACAATAGAACGTTGCCAGCCCGCGATAACGATTACATTTTTCTGCTAATTTCTGTCTGTATTTCCAGCCCTTAGCATCATATAGATCAGTATATTCTTTATCGTATGCGAGTGTTATCTCATTTACGCCTAATTTCCTTGTAAGTAGATTGATTTGAAATCTATTTAGCTGAGAGCCACAAGTAGCGACCGCAACACTATTGCGGCCATAGAATCCATCATCCAACATAACAGATTTTTCAGATTCATATATCGTGGCTCTCTTGAAGAATTGAATTGCCTCCTTATGCTCGTGTATGCCATAAAGATTGAAACCTAACTTATGAGCATATAGCGTGTTTTCTATTCTTATTGGCATATATTTACCATAAGCCAAATCTTCCTCATTTATACTACGCGCTCGGATACCAACAAGCCGTCCATCAATATCATAATGCGGGATTATAATTTTATTTTGACTAATAGAGAATTTGATGTTGAATTTATCCATCGACTCTGGTGTAATTCCATCGCCTAACCATAAAGGATGATAGTAATGGTCAAATACATCCAGAACATTTTTATCATATTCTGGTAGAGTGATAAAGTCAACTCTTTCTACTTTCTCTTCTTTTTCTGGAGCTTTGTATTCTATCTGCGGGCCGCCGAATACGAACTGCCGCACATAATCTGCGGCCTCTTGATATGAAACTTCATAGTGGTTGATTTTCATATACTTACAATAAAGAGTAAGTATTGAAAAGTTTTCTGAGCATTGAGTATAACAGTGAAAGTTTTTTGTTTCATCATAGTAATAGAGTTTCATAGATTCTGCCCTATCTATGGGATTATGACATATAGTTGGACAAATCAGATAGTCTGAGTGTTCATCTATTTCTCTAACCCCTAAACTAAGAAGAAACTGTTTGACTTGGGGCAAAGTGATTTGATGAATGATATCATCATAAGATAGACTATTTTGTCTTGCTACATCATCATCAAAGCACTCGTTATAGGATAACGTCAAGCTCATTGAGCGTCTCCTTTCTTGATATAATCATATAGGTCTACAGGAATACTTTCCAGTTTTTTCAAAAATTCATATGATTCAAATTGAATTACTTTTTTATCTTGGGTAGTCATAAATAGATCTTTTCGTTCGCCATTGCCCATATTGATTTGGCACCATATGCGGACGTTCTTATAAGCACCGCTACGCACTTTGTAGACATCAATAACGTGATCTGCGTAGCCATATTGCTCAAAGAAGCCTTTGAATTCATCTAATTCAACTTTTGAGACCTCAGAGAGAATGAAGCCAAGGTCGATTTTCTTTTCTACCGTCGCTTTCGCGATATTTACATACGGAATAGACTATATCTTTATCCCAATGGGATAGAGGGAACTTTGAAGCATATGCTTCTACTCCGAGCTACCGGATAGTCGTTGAACCCATTTCTGGGCTGCTGGTTGTCCACGAAGGAGGTTCCAGCAATTCACCCTCTTATACTTTCAAATATTACTATCTGAAACGACCAGGGCCGCAAGGCCCAATCAGCCAAACCTTTGGCATCTCTCAACATTCTCTGGTCTTTCTTCTCGCCATCTTTGAAGCCTTCACCATTCAACTGACTGGCAGAAAAAATAAATACGTTTTCTGTTTTTGCTATTTCTTTTAGCTGGTTCGCGAGCATACCCAAAGCAACATCTTGGCGAACATTGCCCGCAGTAAATTCACGAATCAAACCAGGAGAAGTAAAGATGTAGTCGTAGAAAATATATTTTACGTGATTCTGACGAATTTGCTTCTTTATTACTGCGGAGACATTATTCAAGTCTGGATCAGTGATTTCTTCTATATGAAAATAATCCGCATATGCCTTTACAATATCCGCGGCTTGCCGCACCCGTAATTCTTGATCCATAGATAAAGTATTGGCACGAATAAATCTTTCTTCTACACTACTGAGATAGGCAAGAATAATGAAGCGTAGTTCACGGGCCGTCTGCTCAGTCACCACATATAGCACTTTTTGCGGCTCTACATCTGGCCGATACATCCACGTTTGTTTGCTCTCATTATATTTGAATGGATAAGCAATATTACAAGCATCAAATACAGCTAAACGTGTTTTACCTACGCTTTGCGTAGCAGAGCGTAAATAGAAAGTTCCTAATCGAGCACCGCGGCAAATAGAATTGAAGTATTCACCACAAAGTTCTGCTCCAATGTCGGGTTTTTCTCGAAGGGCCGCGAGATCAGCATCAATGTCTTCGGCTGCGGTTGTGGCAGTAGATGTTCCTATGGTGTGGCGGGCGCGCAACTTTGTAAATTCCGCTTCAACTGAGTTCAGAATTTCTTCTTCTGTTGCTTTATCCGCCCTTTCTTTTACTTCTCTTTCTTTATCTGGGCCGCGGTTTCGTGCGGCCTCATAATCAAATTCTGGAAAGTGGTAGCCATTTTCGGCTAAGTCTCTCAGAAGCGATAACTTTCTCAGGGCTGTATAATACACCGGATAGTTATCTGGGTCCCCCTTCTCAAAACATTGAGTGAGAAAAGTTTCACCGTTATTATTCTGAAATTGTCTCCAAGTTGTCGGTGTTCCTTGTAGGTAGGTTATTACATCAATAATATCGATTTTATTAGCGCCTGCGGAAATCAAATTATTTATCGCAAAGAATATTAGCTTTGCGTTTTTTGTTGTCCCAGGCTCGGTGAAATCTTCTGCCGCAAGAGGGGCTGTATCTGGTTGAAGTAGGCTGGGCATCTTCATTAGGCTACCCAAGACCTGTTGATACAGGTCTGAGTTTTCATATCCCAAATACAATTCACTCCTTTCTTACGTTATAGTATATCTTCAAGTTTTATTGGCTTCACCGCGTTTACGCGGCCTTGGTTATAATTCGGGCGAACTTGTTGCGCGGCTGCCCGCATTTCATCATCGCGTTCTTTCGCGTGCTCTGCTTCCGCAGTTCTAACCTTGATTTCTTGATAATATTCTGCGGCTTCATCTTTATATTGCGGGATAAGATACAAAGACTCCCAAGGCCGCTCCTTTTGCTTTACATTATAAACATAATTTAGAATGAGAGCCTGTTGGGTGTAGGAAATTCCTTGTTGTTCTTTATATCTCTTTATTTCCGCAAGCATACGTGAAGTGGGAAAAGAAACATTGAAAATATCGCGGATGATATTATAAAGCCTTTGCCGCGTTTGGACTTCTTTCAGGCGGTCAATAACAACTTGAAAACATTCACGAGAACAGTATGATTCTTTGTCGGGGTCATAGTAATAGAAATGATGTTCATCCACTGTCTTACCACATTTCTTACATATTCGCATAGTCCTCATCCTTTCAAGTTATTATAACACAAATTTTAGAAAATGTCAAAAAAAGACCCTCGGAGAGGGTCATAGAAGAGATTTTAGTTCGTCTATACAAAGTTCAACCAAATCTTGCTGAGCATCTGTTGCCTGACTAAGTTTCATATCGCGGCCGAAGGTCTTTTTGACAATACCATTCATACGATTGGCGAAGGTATCGGCTTCTTCTTCAGGCATAGACTGGGCTTTTTCAACGAGTTGCTTCCAGACGTCTTTGGCTTCATTCATAACATCGGAGAAGGTGCGAACTTGAATAGCAACACGGTTATGAGAATCACTTACTTCAGCGCCATCTTGAGCAACAGCCTTGTCAATGGCATCGCCGATGGCATCTACCAATTCTTGGTAGCCATTATCACCAAAAGGAATCTTAGGAGCAATATACTTATAACGAGCCCCCGCGAAAATACGAGGAGTCGCGCGAGTATACAGGAAGCGTTCAGTGCTACCGTCGTCTCTCATATTGGTCTTTAGATAGCAAATAAGGTCAACTTGTGCGGAAATAATATTTAGAGCGGTGTTAGTTAGATCAGGCTTCACGCCCATAACAGATTCGCCATCAGGGCCAACTAAGCCAGTATCATAACTTTTTTCGTGGCTGATAAAAAGAATACCAAAACCAAGAAGGGCAATTTCACGCCATACTTCGCTAAATTCTTGCTTTAGTTTCGTATATCCAGCGCCATAGGGAACGTCCTTAATTTGCTCTACTTGATTCTGTTGGCAAATAAAACGCTCGCACAATGAGAATGCCAATCCTGCGGTATCCACCACGATAGTGTCGTACATTTCTTTAGCCTGAGGCTTACGTAGAGAAATCAATACATCTTTGACATCAGCCCAGCTGATAATAGGAACACCACGAATTCCGTCCAATGCATTCGTGCCTTCCTCGAACTTGAGAAACAGTGCTCTCGGAAGCTTACTACCAAAAGTAGACTTGCCAGTTTTTGGGGCCATTCTCTCAAAACATTGAGAGAAAAATGTTATCCTATCAGGCTTTTTATCCTATAGCTCTTATAGTTGTTTTCCTATAAGTTCGGCATATCTTTTCTCCTTTATAAGAGTCGCGGCCTCGTGGAGAGATTATATCTTTTCACTCTCTATGCTCTGCGGCTGGTTTGATACATATCAACCTTCACCTCTGATTCCCATCTCAGGGTTCCAGGTTTTTTCCGCGATTTTACTACGGCACCCGTTTTAGCAAATACCGTAGAGAAGAATATACTTACCTTTTAGCGACTTATCAATCTTACTTGGTTCAATATTAAAAATATCAATTCTTGGCATAAATTACTTTCTCCTTTCTTCTCAATTTATTAGGACGGGGATGAGTCTCACTCATCCCAATCCATACCAACAACAGAAGCCTTCTTAGTGGCTGCCTTGGGCTGGGCCGCGTCATTGAGCAGTTGCTGCTTACGAACCTTACGGTCAGCAATCAATACCTGAATATCCTCGGTAGAATAAGACATTTCCTCTTCATAGGGGAAAGGATTACCATTGGTGATAATCAGTTCGTGGCGCGCACGGGTAGAAGCCTTAGGAATATCTTCGCCCCAAGTATTCTCGGTATGATACTGAACTTCCTCAACGCAATAACGAATGCGGCCTTCCACATACTGAGTAGTATTGATTTCCCAATTGCGCTCAATGTAGTCAATAGTTTCGGCACGCTCTACATAGAAGGTCAGCACTTCACCGAAGGCCGCAGATCCAGGGCCACGGTTATTTACATAGCAACCAGTAATCTTCAGACGACCGGTTTCTTCACCGCCCGCATTCAGTTCACGGTCAATAGACATAATATAAATGTCCATACCGAAAGTAGCACTGTCATTGGTGGCGCGAGCTTCATTGAAATACATAGAAGAAATACGCCAAGAGGATACAACATTTTCGGGGTTATTGGGGGATACGAATAGGTTCTCATTTACGTGGCAAGACTTACCGGAAAACTGAATACGGGAAGCACCTTCTACACCGGCCTGCGCGATAGAGCGATAGTTAGTGACCAGTTTATTCAGATTGTCATAACCAGGATTCAGGCTACCATCCTTCTTGAACTTGGCGGCAAACAGGTCTACAGGAACCTCACTAATTTCAGCCTTACCGCCATAAGTCTGATCTACACGGACAGTCACTCGGCAAGAGCGATAAGGCTTACCAGTCTTCTTCATCGTGCCCTCGCGGGTGTCGATTTGAGATACAGTGCCAGTGATATTTACAATATTCTGACCAGCGATGTTTACATTCTTACTCATAAATTTCTTTTCTCCTTTTTCTTACAATACGGAATTTGCTTGTGCTCGTTGTGCTTTTCTTTCGGCTCTCTCTTTTCGACGAAGGGCTGCGGCTTCTGCCTTCTCCAAGAGTTGTTTCTTTTCTTCGGCAATGGGGTCGTAAGCCAAACCGGATTCTGTAATCTTTATCCATCGCAGAATCATAGGCTTATTTTGAGTTCCAAAAGTTGCGGGCAGAACCTCTTGACGTTCTACAACAAAATTTTTCTTGAGGAATGCCAAAACTGCCCCATTTACACTTGCCATAGGAAGACCCAATTCTTCAATCATATCTTGCTTGGTAAATTCTTCCTGTGGGTGCTCTTGAAGAAACCGCAGGACGCGAATCGTGTTTTCTGAAAACATATTCTTCTCCTTTCTCTCAGATTATACCTTATTATAACTCAAAATTTAGGTTTTGTCAAATTCTTTTGTGAAGATTTCTTGGAACTTCGCGGCCTGTTCTTCAGGAGGTAGGGCCGCGATCGTATACAGGCTGGGGATTAGATGGGACACATAGGCATCCACAACCGCAGACCACGCTTCAATTTTCTTCTCAATTAGTTGCTTGGAGATAGAAGCAGCAATCCACAGATAAGTGTAATCTTCTTGTGTAAGATCTTCATCTTTCTCCAGATGTTCGCGGGCTGTTAGATAGCGATCCCGCATAAGCATTGTAGTAGATACATCCACATTAGGATCAGCTTTACTCATAAGATCGGCTGCTTGTTCTGCGTGATTGGCACCCGAAAGAGCAACTTCCATCAATAGTTCTTTCCATTCAGGTCTAATAGTCATTCTTTTACTCCTTTTACCGCACGGCCTGTGATTTTCAAGCCCGTGGGATTGAGTTGTGCTTTGATAATAGTTTGATTAGCGCCCAGATTGATTGCCTTGACGCCCATCGCGGCCTTACCACTTTCAGGAATCTCCTGGCCAGAATAATGAGCATAGAACTTGTCAGAAGTATGAACAGAAATCATATCCTTATCTCCGGAAAGTAGGTAAACCGCAATGACAGTATCATCATCTTTCAGTTTCAGCATTTTAGTGCCTTGACGGCCAACATAATTATATTCTTTGACGGGAGACTTCTTGATTAGGCCATTCTTTGTAATGAATACCCAATACTTATTGAGATTGATATTGGAAAGGTCATAAATTCCTACGATAGCATCCGCGGCCTTAGTAAGCTGAGAAACACTATATGTTTTTCCCTCTTCGACGTCCCGCATACTAATCTTATAGAGCAGGCCCGCGGAAGATACGCACACCAGTGTGCCCAAATTAGTCGTGGAAATATTTTGACCAGCAACCTTCTTGGGATTGATGCGAAGTTTATCGCCCGCAATATTCACATTGATTTCTTTCTCTTCAATTTCTTCTTCGGGTTCTTCGGTAATGGTGAGGATTTTAGTTCGACGTTCATCACCGAATTTGTCGGCCACTTCTTGAAGAATGGAGATAAGAATTTCATCAAGTTTATCTTGGTGGGAAAGAATATCACTTAGACGGTCAATTTCAAGTTGGTTCTGTTTACGCTCACTTTCCAATTCTAATGCTTCCAAATGAGCGAGACGTGCGAGTTTGATATCCAAGATGGCTTTCGCCTGGTCTTCGTCAATATCGTAGTGCCGCATTAGAGTGGCTTTTGCGGCCGCAGAGCTCGCACTGGACTTGATAATATGGATGGTTTCGTCAATATCTGCGATAGCAGTGAGGAGACCATCAAGAATATGATTACGAGCCTTGAGTTTATTGAAATCATATTCCAGTTCACGACGTTTACATTCACGGATATGATCAATATAGGCTTGAAGGGCATCTTTCCAGCCGAAAATGCGAGGGAAGCGACCGTGGTCAAGCATTAGCATATGAACCGCAAAGAAAGATTCCAAGCTGGTATCCTTATAGAGTCGCTTCTCCACAATTGCTGGATTAGCATTCTTGGAAAGATAAATACGAATATCCGCGAACTGCTTGGTGTGATCGATCACTCGGTCAATACCATAGTCCTCATTTTCTTCTACCGCTTTCGCAATCTGTCCAATAATAGTATCAACAAAGACACCATAAGGCAACTCAGTGGCAATAAGACAATTTTCTTTGCTATTATATTCAATCTTTGCCCGTAAACGAATAGATTTTCCTTGGCCTGCTTCAATGCTCGCACGAGTTTCTGCTGGATTTAGAATATATCCACCGCAGCAGAAATCGGGCACGCAATATAGTTCATTGAAAGAAGCGTTAGGATTTTTTATCAATCTGATAATGGCCGCGTTTACTTCTTTTAGATTGAACTGAGGACAAGAAGTTGCCATACCCACAGCGATACCAGTACAACCATTGATGATATTCCAAAAACCAATAGATGGAAGAACCGCTGGAATTTTTTCAGTATCATCATAATTGTCATACCACTCATCAATGGCGTTCTTCTTTATACCTGCGAAGAAGTAATCAGCAAGCTCATTGCTGCGCATTTCTACGTAGCGTGCAGCCGATTCAGTATCTGGCCCGCACTGCGTTCCGCAAGAGCCTTGGGTCTCTTCCAGCGGATATCTAAATGACCAAGGTTTAGCCGCACGTATGAAATTTTTGTACATAGAAGAGTCACCGTGCACATAGCATAAACTCATTGCCGCAGCGACTGACTTCTGTGCTTTCTGAAACTTATACTTGCTTGTGAGCTTATTATAAAACTGGGAATACAAGCCCTGGCGTAAACCAATCTTCAAGCCATCTCGAATATCGGCAATACTGCGCTCCTGGGCCACAGAAGCACCGTATTCCAAAAACGCGGCTTCCAGACTTTCTTGAATGTTTACTTTATATTCCATATCTCACCTATTTATTATGCTAAAATCTACATTCTCAAACAAGAATTCACGACGATCTTCAACCTGCGGCCCCATTAGGATATTGATACTTTCACAGAAGGCATCATAGTCGTCTACAGTAAGAATGTCAAGATGTCGATTGGTAGGATGAAGCATAGATGCCTTCATATCCTCTGGACTCATTTCACCAAGGCCCTTATGCCTGGTTTGTTCCCAACTACTATGAGTTTTTTTCAATTCATTGAGCTCATCCATATTGTAGGCGAATACCCTTTCTTTGCCTTTTGCCAGTTTGAACAATGGGGCCTGTAGCCAACAAAGGCGGCCCTCCTGAATGAATTCTGGCATAAGAACATAGAACATAGTAGCAATCAAACATCCGATAGACTTTCCGTCGACATCACCATCACTGGCGATAGCAACTCGTCCAAAACGTAATTTCTTACTATCATACTTGTCCATAATGCCGCAACCCAGAGCATTGATAATATCGCTTACTTCTGGATTATTTAGGCATTCATCAAGTGGATGCTTGAGCAAATTGATAATCTTACCACGAATCGCATATAATGCTTCGGTTTGGACATTTCGTGCCGGCATTAGGCCATTTAATGCTGAGAGCCCTTCACAAATCACAAGCATACTATCCTGTCCGTGCTTCTCGCAATCCTTAAATTTTTCAGAGGAAGTAATCTTTTTCTTACTGTGTTCTGAACTCTTCTTCTCAAAATTCAATATGCTTTCCCTTGCTCGGGTGGCCGCGGCTTCTGCCTTTTGTTCCTTAGTCAAAACATCAATAACCTTTTGGAAATCCGCAGGATATTTTTGAGCATACTCTTTCAAGGCGTTTGTAATTGCGGCCGAAGTAGCTGTGCGGGCCTCTGGATTCGCGAGAGAGGTTTTAGCCTGATTGCTAAAATTCGCAATATGGACCTTGACAGATACAAATCCATCCAACTTACTACGAATAGTTTCACCATCAAATGACCGGCCCGCGAGGGAATTGAAGGTCTTAGTTAGTGAGCTCTTGAATCCACTAATGAAAGCACCGCCCTGCGGCATAAAAAGGTTGTTGGCATAACCACGAATGTCTCCTTTATTACCAACCCATTGTAAGGCGAGTTCTACTTCACAGTCAGGCTGGGAATAAAGAAATTCAATGGGATGGCCAATTGCTTTCTCTTTATTCAATCCGTCAATCAAGCCGTGCTTAGAACAAAATTCAGTAGTTTCTCCATCTACTTCAAGAATAATTCGCAGGCCCTTGGAGAAATAAGAAAGTTGTTGTAGAGTTTCACAAAGAACATCGATATCGATACGAGTCTTTTCTCCATAAACTTCGGGAGAAGGAATATAGGTAATTTTTGTGCCTGTTTCCTTGGTTTTTCCAATGATTTTTACATCGCAATCTGCTACAGCACCCTCGGAAGTTTCGTGAAAAGATTGGAAATATTTATTACCTTCTCGACATACTTCCACTTTCAAAAATTTCGCCGTGTGGCAGACTATTTTGTTGCCCTCGCCATTACAGCCAACTGATGAAGAATATGCTGTTTTGTCGTTATATTTTGCTCCTGAGTGAGGAATTAAAAACGCAGCTGTAAGTGAGTTCACACCATCATTTCGCACACCGACAGGAATGCCTCGCATATTGTCAGAAACCGTGATTTCATTTGTATCTGTATCAATCTGAATCCTGACATAAGCGTTCTTTTGATGTGTGGCTTCATATTCATCTTGAGCATTGTAAATAAGTTCTCGCAAGCCTAAGTCCATTGCCTCTTGAAGATCTGCGGACAAATACATACCCAATCTTTCTCGAAACGCTCGACCAGGAGATAGTGTTTGAATATCCGTTGCTTTATACTCGCTCAATCTATTCTTCTCCTTTCTTCTTCATCTTACATTTTATTATAACACAAAAAAAGGAGAAAGTCAAATTTCTCCCTGTTGCGACTTTATCTTCGCATTACCAATTCCCATTATACCAAAAAGTCCATCCATCGGCCGCCATATCATCCCATTGCTGCCACAATTCACACAACTTTGGCACGCTGGTAAAGCCATCAAAATAATCTCGATTATAACAACAGAAATGGATGATATCTTCTAAGTCTTCCTTAGTGAGTTTTGTATCAGGAATTTCTCCGTTATCTACTTTAGCATCAGTAATTTCTACGATGTGATTCTGTAGGTCCCAAAACTTACGCCAATAAACGACCTCCTTACGTTCTTCCTGCGGCGTTTTAATATTGCGGCGAGCATCAATATACATATCAAGACCCATAGTGATTTTCCTCCATTTCTTTATTCCCAATCCTTCTCCAGCCACTTATAATCAGCCGGTTGCGGCAGAGCGTATTCGTGTTTTTCCCAAACAAAAGGCTCATAATCCATATAGAAATCACCATCTACAGACGCAAAGCAAGGATACCACTTGCTCTTTTGAAAAACATATCCCCTTACATAGCGAGGAATGTTTCGTTCACCGGGGCCTTCACCGTGTTCTTTTACATAAAAACTACGTGTAATTACCATAAAGAGAGGGTAGGCGGCCGCGCATTCTTCAAGAGTGGGGTAGCCAACTACACGAGGAGTGTTGATTAGACGCATAGGTTTTCACCTTTCTTTCTTCTTTTTACACTTATATTATAACTCAAAATTTATCTTTTGTCAAAAAAGAAGGAGATAGATTTCTCTATCTCCCAATTGTTAGTCAAGTAGATCGGCAAGTTCGCATACTTTAGAGCGCTCAACCTGGGTTAGACGCACTTGTCCAAAAAGACTATTTCCTTTAAAAGTCTTATTCATTTTTAGCATACCATTCGATCGCATAAACAGGGGATTATCAATCTGCTTATAATCAGAACAGAATACAATTTTTGAACCCTCACCTAATCGAGAAACAATAGCAGCCAGCATTTCCTTTGTGAGGTTCTGCGCCTCGTCAACTACGATATATGATCGCGAGAAGCTACGGCCTCTGATAAAGCCTATGAACATATAATCGAGGATTCCTTGCTGGACCAAACTATCAAAAGCCTCTTCTCCGCCAACAATATCTATAACTGGATATAAGTATGGCAAAATTTTGGTTTTTTCATCTCCAGGCAAGGCAGAAATATCTTGAGAACCTGCGAGTGCCCAATTATTTCTCAAATAAAGAACCTTGTCATACATCCCCTTAGAAACCATATCCAAGCCATTTACAATTGCGAGAAAGGTCTTACCCATACCTCGTTTAGACAAACAGGACACGACAGGAATCTCAGGATTTTGAAGAAGATCAAAATAGACCCGCTGTGGCATTGAACGTGGTCTAATTTTACCAAACCAATCATTGCGAATATTTTCATAACCGGTTTGGACATATTCTTCACCAGTCCAACGACAAAGATGCTCTTCACCGTTTTGTTCAAAAGACACATATTCATTGACTTCACAATCAAAAATATTATCTTTACAAGCAATATTGGCTAAATCTGCTAATTGCTGTTCAGTAGGGTGAACGATCTTATATCCGTCCCAAAAACGCTCTTTGCTCTCTTGTTCTACTAAAACGCAATTCATATTAGGAATGGTTTCTGTAAGTTTCTGAGCAATTAGATACTGAGCATAATCGCCAGTATAAAAAGAAACATTATATTTTCGAGAAAGAAGAATGGCCTCAAAGATAATTTTTGTGTCATTCTTATCTTCTAACGCATAGCCATATTTCTTCATCAGACCATTTAGTTCTTTTTCTTTCACTAAATCGGTCTTACTTTCAGAGCTTTTAATAACGTTTACTGCTCTGCGGGCCGCCGCTTTTACTTCGGTATCTTTATTATAAGCAGTTTTGATGTTCTCCAACTCACCTAATACATAGATACTGATATAAGATTCTTCATCAAGATGAAGGTCTTCACCTACGGCCAATAGCGCGCTGGTATCGTATACTTTTAGCTCCATATAATCTTCATCACTTCCGTTGCTTTAGTCATCCTCGCCAATAATCTTATCTACCAGACCATATTTCTTCATATCTTCCGAGAACAAGAACCACTGCTTACGAGCTGCGGTTTTATATTCTTCTTCGGTAATCTTCGTATTATTGACAATGATGTCCTTGATTTTCTCATCCATCGCGTGGTTGAAAGCCATAATATCCTGAGCCGTTCCAGACTCGCTGGCGGCCAGGGCAACATAACCATCGTGGATTAGAGCATAACTGTTCTTATAGCAATACGTTGTGATATTAGGATTCTTCGCCGCGGCCGCAAGAAAAACCGTCGCCATAGAGCACGCATAACCAAGAACCAGAATATTCAAAGGCTTGGAATAGTGTTCCAAATAATCCGCGAAGAACATACCATCAGCAACTGAACCGCCCTGAGAATGTAGAATAAGCGTCGCGGGTGTTTGACAATCGTCTCGTTCAAAATCCCGCAAAGGCATATAAATGCGTTCTACAATTTCTTCACAGATACCATCATTGAGAATCAGTGTGCGATTATCACGCAACTGTTTCAAATACTGGTAAAGAGCAATATCCATTGAGTTATTGGCAATCAGGTTGTCAAGTAGTTCATCCATAAAAAAGTTATCCTCCAAAAATAATGTAGCATCACGGGGTCGTTTCGCCAGAATTTTTCACTTTATTTTTACTGACATAGTAAAAGCCGGGTCTTCGCGGGTCTCCACTTTGAGCAAAATTACAGTGGTAAATTCGCACATCATCATATATTTTTGTAGTATAGATAATAAAGCGAACTTTATCTTTCCATTCTTTATCGTAAACTCGCCACTCCTCTCCAAACTCTAAGACAAGATTATCTAACTTGATAGAAAAAGGAGAGATTTCATAGAAGTCTTCTTCATTGATTGATAGGATATTTTCGTAAGAAGAAGCAATTTCAAGCGAGTAATCATTGTTATATAAAGACATCTCAGTGAGCCAATAGTTTACTTAGTTGACAATCGGCCGCATCAATATCATCACGGAGTTCAAGGAACTTGGGATGACGAAGGGAATATTGTGTTTCTCCATTCTTAGAAACCGTTTCACTTATCATCATTCCGCTAATTCTCGCGGGCCGGCCGATATAATCATCCGGATGATCTCGCAAAGCACATCTAAATTCATCCGTCAGATTAGAGCAATAGCACAAAACCTTCGCATTGCCTTCATCATCGTATACAGAACATTCGATAGAACCAGGCAAACCAAAGAAATAAGTCTTAGATACTGGCTCATAGCAGCCACCCTGAGAATATTCTGTATAGTAGTTTCCTCGCACGAGTTCTCCAGTGCGGCTGTTTTGCCAGAGCGTCCACGTCGGTAAAGATTCCCCCGCATATTCTCTCTTGCCAGGAGCCACGCCACTAATGAAGACATCCACGTCAAATTCAAGCTCTCTCTTGACTTTTACTGTGTCCCACGCGGCAGTTCTATCTTGGCAGGGCCGCATATCTTTTTTATAGAGAACCATACCTTCGCCGCCAGCATTGAACACAGCAGTGAGCCTATCATAAAATGTATCTTCATTTACCTCATAATATTTCGCATATTCTACAAGAGGACTATTGATAGCTTCAGCGGCCTGCGGAAGATACTTGATGCGTTCTGTAATAGGAGCATCAGTAAGATCAATGCCATTGTAGACGAGGCAATCGAAGATGTAGAAATGAAGAGGTTCTGCTTTTTTCTGACGGTCAATTGCCTTATCAGCATTACAGCGCAGAATAGTTCCAACCTCTTTGGCTGTCGCGGTCGGTTCAGTAAGATAGATTTCGCCAAGCAGGACAGTTGTATCATCAAAGGCCGCGGCAACACTATCCATAAAGAGGACCTTATCAGTCAAATCGCTATATTCGCCAGTCTTCTTGGAAGTTGTGCGAGATTGTAGGATACATTCACCATCTTCCCATACAATTCTACCAAGATTTCCATCACGTTTGATTGAACTGATATAAGCGTGCGACTTTACAAGCATATCCAATTTCTCACGCTTTTCCGCAGAACTTAGAGAAGATCCCATAGACCAATACTTCATAGGAATCCACTCTTTCGGCGAAATATTCGTATCAATCTTCTTTCCCATCTTCTACCTCTACTTTCTTCCAATAGAATCCGCCCGTTGTCTCGCGTTGTCCTCTTAGCACTTTGCCGATTGAATTAGGATAGATGCCTAATTCTTTCTCCGCGACATTCGCATTAGGCCATTCTTTTATCACATTTCCCTCTTTATCACACTGTAGTATGACTGTCTTTCGCGGGCGGGCCGCAATCTTTCGTGGAAAATCATCACTTGTTTTTTCTATCCATTGATATCCAAACGCTGTTTTTTGTTCTCCAATAAGCACTTTGTGAATCGTGCCTTGTGCCATACCATACTCTCGTTCGGCCGCGGCTTGCGATATCCATTCCTTCACAAAATTTCCTTCAAGATCATATTGGAGAATGTTCGTCCCTATTTCTTTAGAGCGGAGGAAAGCTCTTGATTGAATTTCCGAAGTTGTAATACCATATCGGTGAAGGGCACGTCCCGGAAGTTTTCTATTTTTCAATTCAAGCATTTCCTTTATCTCTAATGTAGAATATCCACACTCCCAAAGATAAAGAATTTTATCTTCTATTCGACAAACGTGGCCAAGAACGCCAACTACAGGTCTATAAATCTTAGCCGTTTTCTTCTGAAATAGTTTCACCATTTTGCTTTTTCTCCGTTAGCATCTTCAAGAATTTTTCATAATCTTCATCATTCATTTGAATCTGCTTGATCCCTAAATAAGGGCCAAGCTCTTCATTAGGAAGAAAGTAAAAGATAAAGAAACGGCGAGCTGGCATACACATTATATTCTCTTCTTCATAACCATATAACCATTCGCCTGTTTTAATATCTTTGAAAACACTAACACCTTCGCGAGGCCGCACTTTCATTGTTTGGCGATCTTTACAACGATATTCGTATGAGCGGTAATCTTGCTTATCTACTTCATACAAATCTATATTATCTAAATAGTTTTCCATTTTATATCTCCTTACCGGCCAAGCGCGCTTGTTCCGCGGCCGCCTGAGCGAGTTTATCTACTCGGTCATTCCATTGGTCTTTGCTGTGGCCTTTGATTTTGATGAAGGAGTAATGAAGATTTTCAAAACAAGGAATAAGTTCTTCCCAAAGGTCTTGATTCTTTACAGGCTCATTCTTGCTGTTATACCATCCAAAGCGCTGCCATCCCTTATACCAACGTTGGATATAACAATTCACCAGATAAGCACTATCGCTATAAATCTCGAATACTGCGTCCTTGGAATTATTTGCTAAATGTCGAGCATTCTTGATTCCTTCGATGGCGGCCCGCAATTCCATACGTTGATTGGTAGTATCATTTTCACCACCACTGCCCTCTGCTACAACGCAACCGTCATAAAGAATTATAAATGACCAGCCGCCAGCACGGTGGGCATAGTCGGATCCTTTCGCTGAGCCATCAGTATATATCTGGTATGGTATCAAACCAAACTTCATTACAAATTTCTCCTTCTTTCTTTTATGTTATAATTATATCACAAAATTTCAAAAAAGTCAAAAAAAAAGAGAGGACGTCGTCCTCTCAATTATTACTATTCTTGTGTTGAGCAGCAAGATACTGCCGTTTAGAACTATATGGATGCTAAACAATTGTATGCCACATATTTTCAGCAAAGCCATCTTTACCTAAAGCGTGAATGTCGCGATAATGTTTATCCGCGCTATCGCGATCCTGTTGAGACGCATAGTTTTGTTCCAATACTTTTTCATAAAGACGAGTAAGCGTTTCAAGAATTTCAGATTGAAGGCCGGTCTTGATTACTTCGGTGTCTTTTTTTAGAACCTTGACATCCTCTTGTAGAGATGTGAGGTTTTTATCTATATTTATTATGGTCGCACCAGCATTGATAATTCCAGCGAAACCTTGAAAAAATTTCTTGATTGAACTAAAAACACCCATCGCTATCACCTCCCTACATTATATGTAGGGAGCACGACAGATTTTTATCTCTGATTCAGCTCTGAGCAAAAATTTTGTGCGTCAGTAATATTTTTGAATCGAATTGTAAAATATGGAAAAGTTTTTTCAATGTATACTACAGCGTGAAATTTAGAAATTATATATGCGAAGAACTCTATTTCTGTAAAGTTGTATTCCCGCATAAGCAAGTAGAGAACACAATAATTACCTTCTGTATAAATGTTAGTCGTATATTCAGATAATACTCCATATGATGGAATAATTTTATACTCGATTCCATCTTTTTCAAAGGTGTATCTCTCCATTTTCCTCCAGCATCCTTTTCCAGAATTGTTCTACACGGATATCATAATCAAAGCATTGACGCGATAGCGGCTCCACAGGAATAGATCCCTTATAAGACAGAATAGGTTTTAGATTCTTATCTGCGGGAGATATATTGTTTTCTTTTAGAACCTTGTCCAAATCTCCTTGAGAAATTCCTAATACTTCGGCCGCTCGCGTCTTCGCGCCAATATTTCTATAAACATTGATAATTTTCTCAGTCTGCGTCATAATACTCTCCAAAATAACCTTCGTCAGCGCACAGCTGAAATCTACGTTCAAGTTCTAACGCATATTGCTCTGCGTCTTGAGCATTAGCAAATTGTATTCCTTTGATAAGACCGTTAGACTCCTTTACTAAAGCGTGGTATTTCCACTGAACATATTTGAAATAGTCTGATGGTTTCAGACCAAACATCATAATGTCTGCCCAATTGTAGGAAAAACATTCGTCCCAATTTGCGGGAACATACTTACAAAGGTTGTTAAAAGCAAGTTCAGTATGACCAACTGAATAATAACCTGCGTTGGAATACGGATTTTTATCAAAATATACCCACTTATACTCTTTCCGCATAATCTTCTAACCATTCCTTTCCAGGATTATAGAAATGAAGAACAGAATTTTGGTCAGGGAATTCCACTGGTTGCGGGCCGTCGTAGGAAGAGGATGAAGAAAGAGATTTTGCTTCCTTGATGATGCGTGTCGCAATAGGAACTGAAATACCAAATTCACGAGAAACAGACGTATAGGTCTTATGAGCAGCATAGAAATCAAGGATTTTTTTGAGTTCATCGTCCGACGGAACATACTTTGCGGGCATAACTTTACTTCCTTTCTCTTACTGTGCCTTTATTATAGCAAAAATTTTGGAAAAAGTCAAATTTTGATTTGCGATGGCGGCCCTGTTCCGCGATGAACTTTTTGTCTGTCTTAAACCTCGTAAACTACTCGCTTCGCTCGTAGTTTACTCTGTTTTCTTCATACAGTTTGTTCAGTAGATTTGTGTGTGTATAAAAGTAAAAAATTTTTAGAATAAAAATTTGACTTTAGATAAAATTTTTAGTATAATAGAAGGGAAGAAAGAGAGATAGAAAAATATAGTATGTGTAAGCGATACTATTATAAAAGATAGTATAGAAATATATTATCTTTATTGAAGTGTATATTTATATAATATACAAACGAATAAGAAAATTGAATAAAGAAAACGATTTGAAGAAAAATTTTTACGAACGAAGTGAGTAAAAATTTTAAGACAGACGAAAAGTCGTTCGCGGATGCGCGACCGAAGGATGAAGCGGCAGCACGTGGGAATCAGAGTGTGAGGTCTGCCCAATAATCACGGTTCGACGGCCCGCGAAAGCGTTTTCGTTTCTTTTGCTCTCTATGGGATAACTATACCCTTCTCTAAAGAGAAGGGCTTTGCTGTATCTATATAAAAAAGAAGAGATGATTTTCATCATCTCTTTTATATTTACACTTCTTTATCTTTTAGAACAAGATTCAGAATGATACCTACAATGACTGCCAGAGCAACACCACTTAGACTAAACACTGTTCCACCGATAGCAAGACCGCTTACGCCCAAAGACAGAGCAACGCTGGCTACCAGTAGATTTTTCTGGTTCTCAAGATCAACCTGTTTTAGAGTCTTAACGCCACTCATAGCAATATAGGAATAAAGAATAAGTGCGGCGCCGCAGAAAACGCAAGAAGGAATAGAAGCAATAAAAGCTTGGATAGGACCAAAGAAACCAAGCAGAATCATCATAAAGGCAGATACGATGGTAATTCTTACAGATGCTACACGAGAGAAGCCAATAGTAGCAACTGACTCGCCGTAAGAGCAACTACCAAGACCACTAATAGCACCATTCAGTAGATTAGCTACACCAGTGCCACAGAAGATTCGGCCAAGACCGGGCTTTTTATAGAGATCTTCGCTAATAATATTACTAAGAACTGCGGTATCACTAAGGCACTCGCAACTGGCAGAAACCGTATATACTAAATAGCTCACCACAATAGATGCCACTGCTGCCCAGTTCAATCCACTCCAACTCATAAATGCCATCTCAGGAATAACAAAGAGTCGCAGATTCTGGAAAACAGAAAAATCAATTACAGGATAAATACCAGTTAGTGTAATTATCGCGGCCACGGCATACCCAGCAAGTGTGCCGATTAGAAAAGGAAGAATCTTCGCTACTCCCTTAGCATAATGGCTAACTAAGGCAATTACAAACATAGTAAATAGCGCGATACCAACACCTACAATATTAGTGATTCCAGCAATCTGAACATAAGTTAGACAGAAAGGCATTAGATTGATACCAATTACACAAGTAATAGCACCAATCAGTGCCTTAGGCAGCACCTTGTAGATTTTCTCGGGTGAAATTTTAAAGAATGCCAAACCAAATAGGCAATATACCAAACAAGATACCGCACCGCCCAGGGATAGGCCCGCACTTCCGCCAATGGCCATCGCGGCGAGACAAGGAGCGACAAAGGCTCCGGAAGACGAGATAAACATTGGACTACCGGCCTTAGTGAGCAGAACATATGCTAATGTGCCAATACCGGCACCCACTAACGCGGCCGAAGCACTTACACCAACAATATTGGCAATTAGCACACTTGCTACGAAAACAGCCAATACCATCTGAATACTAAAAAGTAATGTTTCTCGCCAGTTGGGTTTATCGTGAACCCCGTAAATCATTTCAGACATTAGTTTCTCCTTTTACTACATAAAAATTACAGTTTTTATATTCTACGATTGGATGGGAAAGTAAATCCCCAAACCAGTCAATAAAAGAAGAAGCCACGACTATATTCAATTTTATATCTGTTGAAAAGGTATTGAATTGAGCATAGTCGAGCAACTTCAATACCGGAAAGTTGTATGCCCGTTCAATTAGACAAGCAATTTTTTGTGGAAATGGCCCAAGTATGTAGCAATTTTTCTACTGGGCAAATTCATAGATGGACTGGCCGCGTAGGTTCTCATACTTGATCATTGAACTTTTTCTCCAAAAAACTTGTATCAGGACCATCGGATACACCGTAAAGGAATTTTCGAGAAATGCCTAAGAACTTGGTAAGGGCGGCTGTTCCTTCGTCAACAAACACAGGGCGATTTTGGGGAAGAGTGCGGCCGCTATTTAGTTCTTCGTAAAGGTAGATATCCTCTTCTGGAAACTGATAAATTTCTGCGAAATAAGACTTGGTGGATGGCGTGCCATAGCCAAGATATACAATACCATTTACCATCTTAGCATTCTCAAAGCACCAATGAGTTTTACCAGAAGCCCGTGGACCATTGAAGTAAAGAGGCATTAGTTTTCCTCCTTATAGGCCGCGATTGCTTCGCGCAGAGCCGCGATAACTTCATCAATAGTAGAACACATTGTGCCATAACGCTTTAGGCAGCCGACCAGTAGCAGATTCAGATAAGAATACTGGCATTCCGCAAATCCTTTCAAAGCAGCATCTTTTGCGGCATTAGTAGTATGAGAGCACTCACGAGTGTCGGTATAGAGGGAAATGATTTTCTTCTTCGTGCTGCCAAAACGATTGATTTCGTCCTGACAAATACGAGAGAAATAACCACACTCAAGCGTGGTGCCAATGCCGGGCGTGTCTCCATCTACAATTGCGACTACAATATCATCTGTATCAAGATTATTATTGAAATCGCCCTGACAAATTTGTTCAGCGGTAGCGCATTTGGTTTTATCATTGATAGAAGCATTGCGTTGCGGAGCATATAGTTCTACTTCTGGAAATTCTTGCTCAATACGTTGGGCAACCTTTTCATTATAGTCTCGCCAACACTCGGCAAAAATTTGTGAAGCAAGATATACTTTGATTTTCTTACTCAAATTTATAGACCTCCTTTCTTATTTTCTTTATTATAACAGAAAATTTGAAGGAAGTCAAATTTTTATTTTTCATAAAAGCCCATATATAAAGCATTGAAAGCAATCATATCGAAAACCATATCAAGTTTGGTGTTCTTTGCTACTTGTTGTGCGACATAATGCCAACGAGCGGTTTTACTAATATCATCATTTGTTTTTGGCGGATAGGTATCATAGGCTTCTTGATACATTCCTTGTCCATCACTACCCATTTCCGCCCAATCAATAGTAATTTTTAAAGGAGAGTCATTGAGTTTTTTATCTTCGAGCAGCAAATTCATATAATTATTTATAGTAGTAAGAATAGAATAAAGAGGAACAAGTTGCCCAGTAAAGTTGGCAATATACAGGGTATTTTTACTGTTCATTCCCGATAGATTCCCGCTATACTCTATATTAGATGGATCGAAGGCGGCCGCGAAAAAGTTCTAAGAAAGCAACGCCTTTACTATCCATTCTGCTTTACTTCGATTATCATCACCCGCAGCATAAAACGCAGCTAAGCTGGAAAGGTTGAGTAAAAGCAAGTATAGAACTCGGTTATCCATTTTACCGTGGCCGCTATCTAAACTAATGAGATTGGTAAGTAAATCACCCTACATAATGCCATACTTTCGCATATTCTTTATATTATAAAGTTTGTCTGAAAAAGCAATATTATAACTTTCTTGACCAGAGCTAATATGTAAAACTGTATCTATTTTTCCCTCTTGTTTTTTAATCTGATTGCTTTTATTTTCTATGAAGCGTTTGGTTTCTGTCAAGCCAGTCTTTTTATCGTGATGAGTATAGGTTAGGTAAGGCTCATTGATTAGACTTTTTGATAAGGCTCCTAATTCTTCTATTCGTGTTTCTATAGAATTAGCTCCACCAGGAATAGTATCCTGTATAATACTACGATTTTTATCTTGGCCCACATTTTCTACTGTTAGATTATATCGATAGTGTCCATTTTGTAATACCTCTTGAGCAATTCCTGGATCTTTATTTATGCGCGCTATTCCAATTTCTGGTGCGTATGTGGCTAAACTATTACCAACACGCTCCCAATTGATACCTGTCTCGCTGTATTGATTTCGGTGAGAAGATAATAACCGAATTGTATCTCCACCATTCAATGCTTCTCGAACAATTGCGTGAACAACATCTGAATCTGAGGCTTCCGCTTTAGCAAGAGAGCCTCGCTTTTCTATAATCAAAGCGTCCATAAGAGCGTGATATGCTTCAACAAATGTTCTTACAGGAGAATCTGAATCCATTTTTTTGAGCTATGCTTTAGAAATAGAGAAATAACGACTAATATCTATATTTTTATCGTCTTTAGCCCGTTGACGACGAGAGCGGGAATATTTAGGGTTGCTCATAATGGCCTTCTGGCTGTCTTTGAAAATTTTTAGCTGTTTACGAATTTCTTGTAATTCCTAAGTGCCCCCTTTTCCTCGACCTGTGCCAGAAGTTATTGAAACCCTATCTTCATCAGAACCAAATAGGCTATCTGCGATTTTATCAAGCATTTGAATATAAGTTGCCTCTAATTTTTCGGACTATAACCCATAAAGTTCGTCTTGGTAATATGCTTCCTCTAAGCCCGCGACTTTTGGCTCATTCTGCTTTAGATAATCATAAAAATTTTTATAAGAAAAATTTGGATTATTTTTCATTCTTCTAAAGTCATCAAATATTTTTGCGACTTTAGTTAGCATAGAACGATAAGCCTTTTCTGTTTGGTCGGTTTTCTTTCTTATATCTTTCTAAGAACGCTCAAGGGCATTGAGATCCTATAAGGATTTATCTATAGATTCTTGCGGGCTTGTCTTTAGAACATCCCCCAAGCCATAATCTTTTCCGAAAGCGTCGCCTTGAACACGCTTGTTCAAAAGGTCCCGCAGAGCCTAATCTCCACCCACTATACGAGCAATGGAGGCCCAAATTTGTTTCTATTGACCAATAATTTGATTATTTTGTTTAATATTTGCTTCGAGCACGCTCCTAATTTCTTGTGATGCTACGCTGTCTGCGTGCTCAAGAAAAGAAGAAAGATAAGCATTGGAAGAAGGAATATAAGGGTTGCCTTCTATATTTAGAGTGACTCCGAAACCGCCTAATGTATTTAGCCATTCCTGAGCATTTACATCATTTGACGAAAGTTTTTTACTCACATTCTCACCTCGATATAAAAAAAATACCGTGCCTTACGCACGGTAGTCATCGATGCCATTGGGGAATTTGCCATCTTCGGTCTGATTTACCAGATATAGTTTACCAAACTCGGTGGCCGCATATAGAGCGCCCAGATAACTGCGGGCACTCACGTTGAGGTCTCCATCTACATTGGTCAGGATATACTTATCTGCGGAACCATCACGGTTGATGACAGAGACAAACTTGTTTACATCCTGAGCAGTAGTTAGAAGAATTTCAGCACGAATCATTTTAGGTTTCTCCTTTCCATTGTTAGCCAATTTGGTGAAAACATCTTCGCCGCGTGAAGGCATTGACTATGAAGACAGCTTCCGGACGGATTCGAACCGTCAGTTCCCTCATTACGAATGAGGTGCCTTACCGTTAGGCTACAGAAGCAAATACCCGACTTTCTGCGGTCATGGTCCGCTTGAATCAGAGGCGTTCCGCTCTCTCCGTATCGGGTGGGCTGCGTGAAATCCAGCCACGTGGTTGTTCCGGAAACAACATACTGGTGGGCGTAAATCGATTCGAACGATCAATGTATCATAGTGGCTGATTTTGAGTCAGCTGCGTCTCGCCAATTGCGCCATACGCCCATGTATGGTCTTCGCGGAGGGGTATGATCCCTCGACCCCAGCATTAAAAGTGCTGTGCTACTACCAACTGAGCTACGCGAAGTCGCTCCGCCCGATAACGGTGGGCGTGTCCCCGGATGATATCGTCGCGATGAACCATCGTCAATTCCATTCTTGAATTTTAACATTGTTATCTCGAAGCCATTGCTGAATGATAACTCGTTCACTACAAGCATTTTTTGGGGCTTCGAAAACAATGAAAGCAAAATCAATATCTTCTAAATTTTCGTGTTTTTTGACGCGATCTGCTAAATTTTGTAAAGAATTACAAAACTTAGAGAAATCAATTTGAGAAAGCTGTTCATAATACTTTTGTAGAAAGTCGCAATCTTGCGGATGCCTTGGCTCACATAGGCCACGACAAAGATTACTACAGCCTTTTCCTGGTTTTAGAGGTGGACAATCAATTACCCAAATACCGCGTTTGTCTTGACCCAAGGGCCGCCATTTGGGCGGCCATATGGTTGTATTAAGCCCTACAAGATTCTTTGGGAAATTACGAACCATAGCCCAATAAGAAGTATAAAGATTCATATTTGTCCTTTACCAATCACTATAATCTGTGATATTTTGACTCTTATCCTTTCTAAATGAAGAAGGTGATAAGGTGCTACGGGTTTCTTCGAGAAAAATACGGAGGTTGGAGCACGCGACGGGAATTGGACCCGCACGATCTGCTTGGAAGGCAGAGGTTCTACCATTGAACTACGCGTGCGAATAAATGGAGAGATTTTTACGAAGCCGTTTGCGAGAACACTGCCCTCGCACTCTCCGAGGTGTAGCAAACCTCTTTTGAATTTACTAACTGGAACAATGGTTCGTTCACTGGGATTATATGAAATCGCTACTTTCAAGACCAATGAATTTCACCACTATCCCTACAACTTCAATTCATGGGAGCGACCCAGTTTTGCAGTAATCGCATAACGATTACAGAAACCGTTTCTACGTCTTGTAGATCGGCGTTTGTGCGGCCACCCTCTTGCCGCCAATAATTGCTGCTCTCCGTTATTCGAAATCCGTTAGTTGATAAGCAGCACCCGCAAGGAAAACACCGGCCAGTGATTCCTTTTGTCATCCTTTAACCCAATTCTGGTATACATCTCACTTGGATGACGTCTCTTGCCTCCACATACCTATTGAGCGTTGGCATCTTTGTTCAATAGAGAGTGCGGTAATCTCTATTGGTCTTAGATGCTGCTCACTCGCCTTAGCCATTATAGTGGCACGTCCGCGGTGGGTCTCCTAACTCGGCAAGAAGTTCCCGTGGGAAAGCGTTATCCGGCCTGCTTATTATGTAGCCTACGCCTTTACTCTTAGCTACAACCCTTTTCTCCCGCCCTCCTATTGGGTCTGTGGGAGAAGGAGTTGAGAGATTTCATTCGGTCCTAAACCGCATAGGTATCCTCCAACCGATTTGTGTTATGGCTGTTCCAGCCTGGCTTACTACATATATCGTGGCCCAGGAGCCACCAGTGATAGTTTCAGTCCAGATTCCCATCAGTTGTTTGGTATAAGGGGAAGTTTCTTTCCTCTCTCAACCTTACATACATATTATAGCTCAAAATTTGAAAAAAGTCAATTATTTTTCTGCTCTAAATTTTCAACCCGTTCTTCCAAAGTATCAATCTGCCGCAGAAGTTGATTGAGAATCTCTTTGAAGTCTCGAATTGTTAGCACGATTTCGTGTTCGTCCATATTAGTTTCACTTTACCTCCAATAAAAATAAGCTCACTTAGTGAGCTTTGTAAATAAGGTTTTACAATCTGCCTCATAATTAGGGTAGCCCAAGAGGCACATTTTGTCTTGATTTTCTTCCAGCAAGTCCAAAAATTTTTCAAGATTTTTATAAGTAGAACGCACCAGACAATATACAAGACAATAGGTATCATTTGTGAAGGATGTCTTGGGCTTGAAGTGAATACCTGCGGCTTGAATTTTATTGGTGATATTGAGGCTTAGTGTATCTACATACATAATTTCTTTATAGAACAAGCCAGACAACCAATTACGCTTCTTCAATACAATTGCGTTGTAAATCATTATTCCTCCACGATACATTCATCAACAAATTGATTCAGGAGCTCTTTGACAAAGGCGGGTCCCATTCCTTCTGTATGAAGGATGGGGCGGCCGCCTTCGTTAGGCATTACAAATTCCACGCGGCCCCAACCTTGCGGAGTTTCCCAATCGATGCTAAAAACATCACAATCAGGAAGACGATTAGCCCAAGTAGTAAGATTGTAGGACGGATAATGTTCTTCACTTTTAGAATGCCCATCTTTGAAAAAAGAGAGGCGGTATTCATTGTTTTCATTTTTCTCCAGAATTACATCATCATTTTCAAAAAGATGTGTCATAAATTACTCCTTTCAATAATGGTCGTGAGTGCCCGTTCTGACCAAGCGCTTCCGCGATGTACTATTCTGCCACGGTGTGCTACCATTACACCAACTCACGACGAGGGGGAATTACTTCCCCAGTTGGTCCAGCATTGCTCGAAGTTCTTCGGGAGACTTATTGCGAAGCTCAGCATTCTCACGCTCAAACAGGACTTCTTCGATGCGGGCGCGCTGCTGAGCACGAGCTACAGCAGATTCGGCCTCCGCACGCTGCGCCTGCTTATAAGCTACGATATGACGAATAATTTCAATCTTATTCATCAGATCAATGTTTTCCTTAGAAGGAGAAGCCAAAAGACTTTCTTCCTCAGACTGCTTTACCTGAGCATTGAGCTTCTTGAAAATAGAATCCAACTGTTGAACGTTGAGTTCCCACAGATCATCTGTAGAAATCATACCATTGAAGGGGAAACGATAGTGATTACGGGACGCCAGTTCAAAATTAGCAGTCATAATTTTTTCATCCTTTCTCAAAACAGAATCTTCATATATTGGGAAGTAGTAGCAGTTTTTACGTTGACAACCAGAGAGTTCCTAATGGTAGTGCTAAACCCAAGGCCGCAAAGAGGATTATCAATAGGCTGAACTGCCATCTGCGCGCCCAGCGCTTCCAGAACCTTGCGATTCTTATTGAGTTCCTGATTGAGGAATTCATTATAGAAGCCATTGGGAGTTTCAGAAGATACACAGTTTTTCAGCATAAAGAAGTAATGCTTATTGCCAACGCCAGGTTCCTGCCAATAGTTAGGAGAATAGCATACCAGAGACACAGGAATGAAGTTGTTAGTAGAGATATTCCATACTTCCTTCGAGGCCAGAGAAGAAGGAATATGTTCTTTCTTCATCGTGAGGGTATTGCCTTTCTTTTCCACCGTAGCGACTCGAACCTCTTGGCTATCACGTAGGAAGTTGGGATAATCGAAAGAATAGATCTTACCATCAAACTCGACTTCAGCGCGGAAGCCAGAGCTGGCCTGGCAACAATGAGTATTATAACATTTGACATAGAAATTATATTCGCCATCAGGCATTCTATCCAGAGAAGGATAAGTAATGTTTTCCACCGCAGCCTTACCTTGGGTAGGATGGATGATATCTACATCAAGATTGCCGCAGGTAAAACGACTGAGTTTTTGACCATAGTAGATATGGAAGCGATTGTTAGGTTCTACGCAATGAGCGTCATAGTCAGCTTCATTGTAATCGTTCATATCATTCCACTGGATAGAGAAACGAAGAACACCATCAACCTTGCCGCCAGCCTGCTTTACATTTTCACGAATCTGAGAATCAGTAATATTACCAGTGTAAGCCCAAGAGAAGTTGTTATTCCACTTGAACATCGTCTTGCTTTCGGGATTGATGGGAGCAATCAGAGAGCAGAGATTTGCGGTCAATCGATTCTCAAAATAAGCCTCAACAGAAATGGCATTAGGAAGAATCTGCTGAATGAATTCTTCAATGCCAATGGTAGCCACGCGAGAGAAATCCTTGGGCTTATCAGAAGTCTTTGCGGCCAGTGCTTCAAAAGGATTGGCCGGAGCATTCATCGCGGCCCGAGCATCACGATTAGCAAACAGGACATTTGTAATCTTGATGTCATCCAGCGTAGCATAGCGGCGACCCAAAGAATCCAAATAGCCCATATTCGTAATATCTTTTTGCGCCTGTTCAAGCATTCTCTTGGTGAAAATAGGCTTGGAGCGCTTGTAGTTTGCGGGAGCAACAATAGTTTCGTAGGCCCGCACAGCGCTATCCAGATCGCGGCCGCCCGCGATATCAGACAGTAAAGTGCCGATAGAAGAATTTAGAATGTGGGAAATGGTAGTAGGACACTTAGTGGCCTCAAGCCAGCAATACAGTTCCTTATCCGCGGCTCGCTCATATTCGCCCTTCTTGATAAGCAGAGCGTCAATAATCGTCTTCCATTCATCGCCCTTATAGAGAGACTTGGAATTGATTAGGTCGAATACGGTAGAAATGGCCTCATAGGAAAGTTCCATCATCGCACGCTGGAAGCACTTGCGATCATCGTTGTAAGCACCCTTGAGGCCCGCAATTTCCTGACGATCGCGAACATAAGCACGAGGAATGTTCAGCATAAAGTGGTCCCAGCGAATAATCTTCTCGCCACGTTCGTAAGAATAGGTCTCACCGGCCCGCGGCGTATCAATGAAGAAACGTTCATATAGAGGATGACGCTTTACTTCTGCGGACAAAGCCTTACAAACATCCGTAAAAGGATAAGGAGCATCAAAGTCCCAAATGGTATTGAAAGACTTGGTTTCCTCATTCCAAATTACAATAGAACCCACCTGATTGATGAAATGATGGCAGCAGGAACAATCATACTCACGACGAACACGATACATAGGATTGGTGCCATCGGGGAAAGAGTTTTGGTAAAGCTGGTAGAAAGCATTTTTATCAATATCTACTTGGAAGATAGGCGGATTGGTGGACACAAGACGATCGAAGTTGGCTTTCAAGGCATCACGGAATTGAGGGAAATTGTCAATCATAGTATGTTCCTTTCTGTTGGTTGAGAAGAAAAAAGAAATCCAAAAGCTTGATATCATCATTTTCTCACTGATTTTCAATCAATGCTACCTCTTGGAAAGCATAGTGTTTGGTGGCCGCGTCGAGATTTCAACTCGAATTACCCTCTTCAAAGGAGTATAACGGTTTTCTATCCTACTCCACATCGCTGTGGCCGCTCTTCGAGCGTTGTAGGCTGGACTATTTCATTACCATGCCATTACTGGTTTAGGTAGTCCCTATATAGTCTCTACGCATTTATCGTTTTTACGAACTTAGCAGGCCGTTGTCTCAGAGAGATTTTCGTCTATTAGGGGACTGTTCACTATATGATTTCTCATATAGGCTCCTCGATTTTATTATAGTGAAGAGACCGGTGCTTTGTCTTTAAGCTACGCGGCTATCTGCGGGCAGTTAGCCCGCGAAATTACTGTAGAAAAAACATTGTCAAAGGATTCATATCATTGAATTCCTTCGGGTAATAACCATACTCTTGATAATACTCCTGGAGTTTCTTAGCATAAGAACGCTGAAGTTCTGCGTAAGACCTATAAGCCTTATCGCTCTCCTTCTTCATTTCCTTTACCTGCTGCTGATATTCCCGCAGTTCTTCAATAGCACTTGTGCGATTTTCTTCTCGCTTTTCCTGTGCGTGCTTGATTTCATTTTCCGCGGCGGTAGCCTCATCAAGACTGTCATAATATTTATTCGTGATAGAAGAATAAAACCTCACCACTGGAATCATCTCCTTTTCTCATCGTTCATATATAGTTTACCAGAAAATTTGAAAAAAGTCAAATTTTTATCCCAGTGATTCGTCATCTGAGTCAGAAATTTCTTCATAGTCATAAGTTGCGTTGGTCATAGCATTTTTTATACGACTATAATTTTCCAAGGCGGCCTTGCCACTATATAGACCACGTAATGCTACGAATGCGGTCGTAAGGTATCCTACAATTGCCTATAAATTATCCGCAAGATGAGGAAATATGACGGTTAGTGTTAGCGCGGCCATCATTAGAATACAATAAATTGCTGTATCAATGACAGTAAGTTTTTTACTATGTTCGTTTGCGTTGGTGATGAAAGCTTGGAGAAAGTTCATCTGAGATTGATTGTTATCCATTGCCATCTTCACCTCCGCAAATATTGATGATTTGCTGTTCTGTTAGCGGTTCATATTGAAGGTCAAGATAAGTAATAAAGTTTTCTTTTAGTGTTGCTTCTGCTGGGGCGTTGAGGTAGTTTCCTTGTGCGAAAGCGAAGTTTCCTGTAATCACTAAGTTTCCCTTACTATCGATCCTAAAGGCTTCATTGGACACGTCCATCACCACCCAAGAAGGTTAGCAAAATATCTTCTCTTGCTAACATACCAGTCGCGGGCAGAGAGAAAGAATACTAAGCATTTTTCACGGATTTTTCAGTATCCTTGTCAAAATAACCACTTAGTTCAGTCTTACCATCGTAGGCCCGCAAAAGCTTTTGTAGCATCAACACATCACTACCACTGCGGCCCGGCCCTAAACTGCGAGTGCCCAGGGTATAGTGTTGACCAACATTGATATTTTTATACAAGAAATATTCGGTCATAATACCATAAAATTCCCAATCTTCGGGATGGAAGTATTCCCGCGAAAGAATATTATGGTCAAGGAAATATACATAAAGCAAATCATATTCATCATAATTTGCTCTACCCATATCTCTTGCTCCGGTGTAGCAGGTGATACCAAAATCACCATTCTTGTTTTTTACAAGGACGCCCTCTGTCCACGGCATATCCTCAATCTCTCCCCAACTACTAAAACACCAGTCCTCGATAAGAATTTTCTCATAAATGGGAATGCGAGAACCGGCGATTTTTTGATAATAAGAAGAAATTATATCAGGAATAGACGTGTATTCTGTCCCTGTAATATCTTTATTGTATAATTCAATGAAGTAAGCAATTAGGTCGCTTACAGGAGCTTTTTTGATTTTCATATTTTATCGCCCTCCTTATAAATAATGTCGCAAGCGGAGGTCGAAAAATGCGTTTTTGCGATAAAAAAATTGGAGGCTTACGCCTCCGGTTGTGTGTTATGCGGCAGTAGATAGCATACAAGAGTAATAACGCCATTTACTATCAGATGTGCCTGTTCATTTAGATCAATTCCAGCCTTGGCCAGCGTGGTCTCAATATAAGTCTGAGCATATTCATTACGCTTTTCCTTATCGAGTTGACCCTGCTTCCACAGGTTTTCTGCTTCTACTGTGCCTTCAATTGCGGCCTGAACAATCTTAGTGGCAATTTCCACAGCATTCTTATCCAGACCAATCTGACCGGCCGCGCCGAGTAGAAGTTTGACAGCGTTTAGCACAGTCTTACATATGCCGGAATACTTTAGGTAGTCCTTGTTTAGGAATAGTGCCACAATAATACCAATTAGTAGCACACCACCAATTCCGAGATACACATAACTCATAGTGTCCATTTGAATTACCTCACAGGTTGATATTAGGATTATACTTGGTTTCAATACCAAGCTGTTCCATTAGTTGAAGGGCCGCTACCTGGTCCATAGTTTGTGCGGGCTTAGCATATATAACTTTACTTAGTTCCGCATCTGCTACTGCCTGAGCACCATTTAGAGAAATAGCATCATCCACAAACATTACACCGTGGATGATATCTTGCTTACGGGCGCGCACAAGTGCCGCCAAAGCAGCAGGGCAGGTAAAGTCATCATTATCTGGCACAAGTTTGTTGGAGCTGGCATAAACAATGTATTCGTCTTTGACGATTACCGCTCGATTTACCATACATTCACACCTCTTCTTTGGATTGTATATATATTATATCAGAAAATTTGAAAAAAATCAAACTTTTCAAATATTATTTTTGTAATAATTTTGTAATAATTGATTTCTTTTTGAGACAATGTTTCTTAGAAGTTGTAATATCCATCAGCCCGCGTTGATAACTTTTCTACCCTTTATTGCTACTTATATTGTGAAGGGGTGATAGAGATGGCTCTAAATTATGGCGGGAGCCCTTACTTCAATACACAGTCGGCTCCAATGTTTCCGCAACCTAATGGCAATGTTTATCTAATTCAAAATAGTCTGGAAGTAGCAAATATTCCTACTTCTGGCGGGCTGGCCACAGTTATTTGTATGCCTGAGAATTTGATGTATATCAAAACAATTCAAAATGGGCAACCAACTCTGTTGGCTTACACAATCGCTCCATATGAGGCTCCTAAGACGGTTCCTACGTCCACGCAATCTAATTTAGAGTCGCGGGTGGCCGCACTGGAGCAACAACTAAATGCTATACGACAAGGGGGAGGTAAAGCAAATGTTCAACAATCCTCAGCAAGTAATACGGCAGTTCCAGCGGAATCAAAGTGGGATGTTTAATGGATAGCAGCCACAAACGCCACCTATAAACCAGTAGCAGTTTATTGCTTGGGTGCCGCAAATCAATCCAGCGATGTTGAACCAATTAGCTGCGGTTGCTCGTTCACAAGGAATGAGTGAAACGGACATCAATGCTGGAATCAACTTTATTCAAGACTTACGACGCTAAACGTGGTAAAACCACGAAATTTTATATGAGGTGAATCAATTATGACTTTTGAAAATGGTATGTCTCCTGCTGATATGGCAGCTGTATTCGGCAACCGTCGTGATGATGGCTACGGAATGGACGCAATGTGAAGCAATCCTTGACAAGAAAGGGACATTAGATAGCGATATCTAATCGCAAATTCCGTGAACTGCTGGAAACTCTTTCTAAGAAAGACAATCAGCAACCAATCAATGGTTCAACGACTATCCTATTTAGGAGTATTGTTGCGTAAGCAAGAAGTGCGGGACCTCTCTATGAGAGGATGATATAGTCTGTTCTTTATAGTGATATAAAGCTAACACAAAGTTTGTCTACCTAATCTGGATTTACGCTTTCCGTATGTTCGGTGGTTGGGGTAATGGCGATGCCGCGGTTCAAGGTGCTCTCACACGGGCGGAACTGTATGATGGACTAAATTTCCAGACAATTACAGATAAACTCGATACTATGGGCCAGACCCTGTGTCAGGGCTTCAATAGTGTCAATACTAATATGCTACAGGGCTTCAACCAAGCCAATGTTTCTAATCTACAGGGCTTCAACCAAGTTGGCCGCGATCTATGCTCTGGTTTCAACGGTGTTCAGCAAGGTATGGCTCAACTGGGTTATACTCAGTCTCAGTGCTGCTGTGATATCAAGCAGGGCTTGGCCGCTCTGTCTGCCGAAAATTATCGCAACACTTGCGAAATTACCAATACCATTCGCGATGAAGCTCGCGAGACTCGTGAACTTATCGTTGCGAACACTATTCAGGATCTACGCGATCGTCTTGCTGATAAGGACCGTGATCTGGTCGAAGCTAACAACCTTATTAGTCAGTATAGTCAGACCTCCACTATTATTGGTGCTCTACAGAACAAATCTCCTGTGCCCGCTTATGTGGTTGGCTATGCTACTAATGGTATGGTTCCTAACGGCTACGACTATACCTATTTTGGCTCTTCTGCTGGCGGTTGCCAGACCTGCCGCGGCTAATATAATAGGAGGAAACAGTAATGCTATACACCTATTCTAACACAGACCAGACTGTTGCTGTGAATGGAGTAGTCGCTCTTGGCAACAACGGTGTCAGCACTTGCGGATGTATTTCTCACACCGCAGGCACTGGCTCTGTAAGTCTTCAGCGAGCGGGCTACTATCGAATTACTGTCAACGCTGACGCCGCGAATACCACAGCAACAGCTGGCAACATCACACTACAATTGTATTCTAATGGCACCGCATATGCGGGAGCAGAAGCGACGCAGACGAGTGAAAGCACTACAGACGTTGCCAATTTGAGTTTCACGGCACTGATTAGAGTTTTACCTAACTGTTGTGCGATAGACAATAACTTGCCCACTACTTTGACACTGGTGAACACAGGTATTGCGGCAACAATCAGTAATGTAGCGATGACGGTGGTGAGATTGTAAAATGACAACTAAACTATATGGCTTTTTGTATAAAAAGCTTCGAGATGATCTAAAGGATTCCTCTAAGCTTCTTGACTGGAGTTATAGCGCTAAAGAAGATGGAGAAGCAGAATTATCTAAGTATTTTGGCTCCTTAGCAGCTGAACGGCTCAACAAATCTTTCAAAGAAACACACGCAATGTTTGAAAACTATGCTTAGAAAGAAGAGGATTTGTCTAAGGAGACAGTTTCAGTTTGTCTTTGGGACCAAATACACGAAGATATGATTGAAGAATATGAGCATCTTCTGAAACGTCTTGCGAAACTATAATATATAAGGGGTAGAACTTCGGTTCTACCCCTATTTTTTTATGTATACCACTCTTCAACAAAGGAGTTCTCCATCGTATAACATACGTGCGTAATACCGAGGTCCCGCATAAAACTTTCACAGGCAATACAAGGGCGGGCGCACGCGCGAGTGCCATTGCGCAATTCACGATAAACATAAACATCGACTTTGGAAAAATCAATGTCTAAATATTTTATCTTATTTAGAGCCGCAATTTCAGCGTGGACACAAGAAGGGTAGTAATGATTGGTAGAAGTATCAAAACGCAAAGAATTATATCGCCATTGAACTGTGCTTGTGCGGCTCTTGTTGTTGCTTTTAGCAATAATATTTCCTTTCCACACAACTACGCATCCAACGCGGGCCTTCGATGCCCCACGAAAATCACTATTCAAAGCACATTCCCGCGCAAAACTAAAAAAGCGTTCTTTCAAATCAATCTCCTACCAAATTATAGAATAGCTCAGGATCAATGTTGAGGAAATACGTGATGATTTCTTCTTGGGAACTAAAAGCACTGGCCGCGGGTTCGGCCGCTAATAGGTGAATTTCTTCTATACAAGCCATAATACCATTTGCGGCTTGCGTAGTAGACATATGGTTCTGCTCAACTAAGAATTTCATAAGTCCAGAAACATTCATCTCTTTATCCTCCCGTGAAGTTCATAGTGGTCATCTTCTTTGGAGATAGTAAGTTCCACTACATTTGGATCGAAGACGGCCAATACATTATTCATACACTGTTCACTAATGTCTGCTTCGGTATAAATGTAATGGAACTCTCCCCAGGCCCGCAAGAAATTAGAAAATTTTTCTACCAAGAACTGCTCTTGATTATACATTCTGAATCTGTTCCTTCCACCAATTGATTATGATTTCACTGGTATGGCACCAAAGATAATCTTCTCCATCTGTAAATACAACAGCACAATAATAGCCATTATGCGCCCAAGGTGCTTCATAAGAAATACCAATAAGTTGATAATGGGATTCGTGAAGTTGCTTACAGGTGCGGCCGAAGGAAGTATCGATAAAAGAGTTGTCGGAGGTATGAACCCAATTGGATAGTTCAGTAGATGAAAATTCATTATTAAGAGCTTCAGCATCTTCAAAATGGCAGAACTGCTTTACATCTTCACTATAACGCTTATAAGGGTTGATAAACTCCATAGCTTTCTCCTTTACATATTGCGGGCGGTCGTAAGTTCGGGATGGCTACCTGTTGTAGGAACAACATCGAGACCACGATAAAGAGGAGTAGCAGTAATGGTCTGTGTCTTGCTTCCTTCCTTCAATAGTTCATCCAGAATCTGTTTTACATTATTGATACAAAAGTCTTCTGTTTCTTTGTCAATAATTCCAGCATTCACCAAAACATCCATATAAGCCGCGGCCTGGGCTACTTTACTCAATTCTTGATTAGTCATTGTTTACTCCTTTTTCATAGTATCTGTTAGAATAAATCGCTGAGGTCCACATCGACATCATCAATATTACCATCATAGCGGTAGGACTGTTGGGCAATTTTTTGTGCTTCTTCAAAATCTTCCACAGAAGCATCGAGCCATTTAGTCTTACCCATCTTGAGGTAGTCAAGTTGATTACGATAAATTTTCTTGGGTTCTACAAGTTTCTTATATTTACCTACTTCATCCGCCATCATAAATTTACGCAATACATTGATGATAGTGTAATATACTGTATCTACATCTTTGGTGCCGTCAATTGCTACAAAATTAGCACGAGAACGAGCCATACGATCATACTCCGCAATAACTTTCTCATAGAAGTCGTGTTGCTCTGCTTCAATGCGGTCTGTGGGAATGCCACGGGCCGCCTTACGTTCCAGCATAACCTCATAAGGAATGCGAAGATAGAATATACAATCTGGCAGATATTCTTCTGTTGCCCATCGATTGAAAGAAAACATTGGCCCAAGCATTCGACGAGTTAGATTGCCATTGGTGTCTTCTACTAAGGTAGAAGGGGTAAATAATTCACGACCACAACCTTGATAAGCATAAGAAGAATATACAGATCTATCCGAAATTACTACGTCTCCGGCTTCAAGATGCGGCCGAATGGTTGTAGGAATAGCCTGAGCACGGGAGGCCGCGAAAAGCAATGCTTCGGTCTTCGGAGTCATATCTTTATTTTCTGGATTCAGAATGATTTGACGAATCTGTTCTGCGATAGGCGAATCGGTGCCGCCTGGTTCACGCGTGAAGAAGGTGGAGAACCCTTCACAATCAAGCCAATGTTTTACACGCTCAATTTGAGTTGTCTTTCCCGCACAGTCAATGGCTTCGAAGGCAATATAATAGCCTGGATACGGCCGATTTTTACTCATAGCTTACCTCCACAATATGGGCAGTAATTATAGGTAATAAGCATCGCCCGCCCGCAACAAAATGTAGTGCGATAATCTTTCTCTCGCTTATAGGGGTAAAAATCGCATCTACGCGTATCTCCTTTACAAGAGCAACAATCTCTTTCTTTTGTTCCCAAGCAAACTTCACGTGAAGAATCATAACAACTACAACATTTTTCCATAGGATTACTTCCTTACAGGGTCTTCAACAGATTGAACACCGTTTTTATCAATATAGAATACTTTCTTATTCTCAAGATCATATACGGCAGAAACACCACACGCAGCTGTGCCTATGTCGAGGTCAAGTTTATTGCCGTTGTAGAGAACAGCTTTATGATCAAAATTACGATAATTAGCCAAATGTTCTACGGGAGTATGACCGTGAATTAGCGTGCGGCACTCATACCAAGGTTGGGTAAAGTGGGAGCGGTGCCACGTAAAATCCCATAGATCTTGTTTAGCCCAATCTTCATAGAGAGTAGTCTGTAAGCAGCCACTGTGGCACATATCGTAATTTCCATCAGACAAAGTAGCAGGAAGTTTATCAAGCCAGTTGATAATATTCATTGGCCGGCCCGCATCTTCCCACGCTTGGAAAGTAGAGGCGCCGCCATTACAGAAGAGAATATAAACTTGTTCGCCAACAACCTCATCTCTCATATATTCGCGGGCCGCCTCGATTAGAAGTTCTTCGTGATTGCCACGGAGATAAGTAAGATTGGGCATATTTTTCATCTCATAAATAATGCGGAAGCCGTCCGTGCCACGATCTGCGGCATCGCCAAGAAAAACAGTAGGTTGGTTGCCAATGAATTTCTTGACCTGATTCCAAACCTCACCATTACCGTGGAGGTCAGTAAATACAAAGCGATTAGTCATTTCAATCCTCTCCTTTTTACTCTTATATTATATCTCAAAAATTGAAAAAAGTCAAAAAAAGAAGGCTGAAATCAGCCTTTCAATTTATAGATAAATTTTACGTGCGTATAATCTTTTATGGTAATATCAAAGTCTCGTTTTACAACATTAGCCAAAAAAGGAAGAATATAGTGGTCATAATATTCCAGGCTATAAGAAGTTCCAATTTGTGAAGCAATATATTCCGTAGAGCAAGGCAGGTAGTTTTCTTTTACCTCTCGCTGCCAATTATCCTTATAACGATACTTTAGCAAAAAGTGAATCAGATTGTAATTATCACAAATGCTGCCGTGTTCCTGCTCAAATTCTTGTATGGCGGCCGCGGAATAGTTGCTTTTTACTTTGATTAGATCTTCTTTTAGAGAAGCACGATGGGCATTTTCGTCCAAACACATATCACGAATAATTATATATTTGAAACCAACAGAATTGACAAAATGCCAGAAATCATCAATTTCTTCTTCTGAACTATAACTATATACTTCGTGAATGATAGAAGACAGGTTGAGAGCACATTCATCAATACCATAGTGGTGTTCTTTTAGCCAAGTAATAAACTCATAAGGATTGGCATAAAATATACAATTTTCATATGTGTTCGCTGCGGCAGCCCGTGAAATCATTTCTTCATTCTTATCATAGCCAATAAAAGTCATTTCTGGAAATAATGGTGCGAGAAAACGAATAAGAGCTCCATCCGCGCAGCCATAATCAACAATGACTTTGATGGTATCGTCGATTTTATCCATAAAGAAGATCTTATCAATCAAACTTTTAGACATAGAAAGATTATAGCGATTGAGATCAGTAATAGGATTGGTGTTTAGTTCAGACATAAACTCATCCTTTCGAAGAGTAGATAATTTCCACAATAATCGCGAAAATTCCGGCAATTATAAAAATAAAGTTGAGAATCTTGAAAGTAGATGTCATTTTATACCTCTTTTAGTAGTCTCTCAATTGTGCTTTCAATTTTATTCTTTCAATTCTCTTAGGAGGCTAACTATTATTACAACGAGCCAAAATATTCCTGGGATTATCAAAGAAACGATAAAAACAATACTAAGAACGAGGTCAAGAGTAGATGTCATTTTTATATCTCTCCTTTAGTCGTTCTCGCAACAATTTCTCTTGTTCACGGGCAGCCGCGCTTGCGACATTTTCTTTTTTATGTTGACGCTCTCGTATAATATCTGGCAGGTCTAACGCAAGCCATTTCCCAATAAGAGAACCCACCGCAAATGCGGCCAAACGCACAATAAAAGATAGCATATTATTTACTCCTATTATGTTGTTTACTAAGTATGAAATAAACAACAAATATTCCAAATTGAATTGTGAGTTCTATAGCGATAATCATCATTATAGTTGCGAGAATACCAATGCCAATTTGAATTATGCTCATTTCCTTGACCTCCTATCTTCATTTAGCAGATACCAGGTCACTAGAGCCCCATATACACCCAATAAGATACCAAAACAATCCGGGCATATTAGTTCTCCTTCTTCGCCTTCTTCAGCAAATATCTATTCGATACCGCCTTGAAAGAGATCTTGCCATCCCAAGAACGAATTACCAGACCCTCTCGGTCGGTAGGATGAATAGTAGATTCACCTTCCGCATACGCAAGCATATCATCCACCTCATCAGGCAGAATATAACTGGTTTCCAAAATAGGGACAAACTTCAAGCCACGGGCTTCCACAAGGCTTTTCGCGGTTAGGCTGCCATAACGACCATTCTGGCTGTCGATAAAATTGAATACATAGAAATCATAGTCTTTCAGTTCGTAGATATTGCCGCAAATCTTCGGACCAACGATTTCGCCCTGAACCGCACAATACTTCCAATCCGGATGAATATCGAGGAAGAAAGCAAGTTTGTTGCGAATATCGTATTTATTAGCAATAATCCAATAAATGTTCTCGTCATAGAAGCACTTCTTTGCTTCGGAAGTCTGGCACACATTGCGAGAACATACATAAAATTTATAGTGCTTTCCGTGCTTACGTTCCAGAATGAAAGTCCCCGACGAACCCTCAAGTTTTTCGCTGACAATCATAGGAGTTTTTATCTTTAGAACATCAGGCCAAGACTGAACACGCACTTCATCGGTTTTCTTCACAAACTCAAACTGAGTAGGAAAGCGACCTTCCTTGGGGACGCTACGGAACATCCACTTGAAAGTAATCTTGCGGAACCACTCACACTTCATCATAGCCTTGAACCACTTCTTCTTGAAGAGGTCAGGCCGCTTAGACTTCATACGTTGTTCCGGAGTAATTTCAGGAGCAACATAGTCGTCCTGAATCTTTTCAATACCAAGAACCTTAGCCACATCCTGTCCTACAGTATACGTGCCCGCGGGTAGAACAGACATAGGCAGAATCAAACCCTGAGAGATTTGGCCGCGAAGTTTGATGGTCTTTACCTTGTAGTTGCGGGGCGCCAAGAACTGCGCCCACTCTGCGTCAGAGGGACAACGACTATCAATTTCAACATAGACAATCTTATTGCCTACGCTATAGTTTTCGGCTTTACGAACAACAACCTGCCAGCCCAAAACGTGAGCTACTTCGATATTGTCTGCTCCTTCGATAGGGGTAATATTATTGATAAGCTCAACGTGAGCCATTATACGTTCAGACATTGGAGTCTCCTTTCTCTAAATGCTTATCTAATTCTTCTTTCTTACAAAAAAATTGAAGTATGGCTTGGCATTTTGGGCAGCGGACACAAAGTTCACCGAACCATCCTTTGAAAAGATCTTGCTCTTGAAAAGTAAATGGAGCCGCACACTCACCACATCGAATATACCACATTATAGGCCCTCTTCTAAGGCAGACCACTCGTGTGAAAAGCAAGGAAGTGAATTTTTATAACCACATATTGGACATTTTAAAGAACGCTCATAATGATAAATTGCTGCGTCTCTATCATCCCACACCCGATATGCGTCCATATCGTGATTAGTAAAACTAAGCACAGAATGACATATTTCACACTTTAGTAAATAATAAGGAGGAACTCTATCTCCTTCTTTAATAATTTTAATCATTTTCTTCCTCCAAAATTTTCCAACGCCGTTTTTCAGGTAAAAAGAGAGTCTCTTCACATACTGGACACGTCAAACCGTACGGAGCAAAAGGAATCATTTGGTAGGGTTCTTTTTCAGTATAAGCCAGCTTAGAGTCACATTTGCGACAAATAACTCTATACCAAATCGGCTTAGGTAATTCACACGCCTTAATTACTTTGATTGCCATCGAGTTCTTCCTCCAATTGTTCAGTTTCAATTACCCAATCACTTTTTAGCTCAAAGGCGTTGATATAACCGCACACAGGGCACCTAAGAGAATAATTTTCTCTATGAGCATCAAAAGTAGTATCCGATTCTTTGAATCTTAGAATAGACTGGCACCGACAACATCTTGTAAGATATTTCGATTCGTGGTATTCATGTCGCTCAACTACTTCAACCCCATTGGATTCCCCTCTCATTTTAGGCCATTTATTGGGGTCCGGAAGATAAATTGTTACTCCACAAACAGAACAATCAAGACTATCATGAATTACATCTTCTTTTTGGAATCCTAATGTAGAATGACAGCGGGGACACTCCATTTGAAAATAATATTCTTGACGTTCAATCACTTTGATTGCCATCGAGTTCTCCTTTCAACCATTTAGTTTTAACATCCCAATTATTTTTAGGCCCCAATAAGTTAGTAGAACCGCACACTGGACATTCAAGATAATAGTCCCTATCATCATTATCATAAATCGCATCAGATTCCGCAAACTTCAAAATATACCTACATCGATAACATCTTATAAGATATTTTGGCTCGTGGTATGCGTGCCGCACAATTACTTCAATTGCCATTACTTCTTCCTTTTCATCCGCATAAGAATCAAACCAGAAATTTTTTCACACACATCAATAAACAACTCTACTGCCGCCATAATAATTATCACGCACAGGCCCGAAAAAGCGACATAAGCAAAGATATCAAGCATCAGAAATTCCTTTCATAATAGCTAATACGACAAGACCGAGAGAACAAGTAAATAGAGCGGCTGAACCATAGATAAGAAAGAGCAGGAGTTCTTTCATTCGTTTATCTCCAAAATAGTAGTGAGAATAAAGAAAGCGATAATAAAATAACCATAGCAATATGTAAAAGGAATCTTGTCCAGAATTCCAAAAAATCCTAACCCTAAGGTTCCAAGACAGGCCGCCCAAAGTTTGAGTTTAGTGCTCTTCATCATTCTCTTCATCAAATTCACCAAAGATGTCATCATTATAGCAGAAACAAGCATCAATGTTCTGTTCCATATAACCAAACGCCGCGGCCGCGCGAGAACTCATATAAGCAAGGGTATCAGTGGTAATACCGTGAGGGCAGGTAAAGGTGAGACTGGTGTTGATACCAGTCTTGGAATCATAGTGAGAAAAAGTGTAGTTCTGAGTAGTATCCTTCATAATAATTACTCCTTTATCATCCATTTTTCGTTAGCTTTTTGCCAACAATGTTTTCAAGTGGCTCACCGGATTTTACACGAAGGATCCGTTTCTGCCACGAGGCTATCATCATCCAACAATATTGAATGTCGCCTTGGGGCTCCCGTTTCACATGCTTGGCCCGCCGCGATATTCTTCGTTCATTTCTCGCAATTCTGCGAAACATATATTCTTGCTGTCCTACATAGGAAGCGACCAGCTGGCGACGTTTCTGCTTTTCTTCTTCTGGAATATTCATTGTATCAAATACATCCATACTCGCTTCACTCCTTTCTTCATCTTACATATATAGTATATCACAAAAAAAGAGAGAAATCAAATTTTCTCTCCTTTGAATTTACTGATTTACAATTCTTTCCATTTCTCGCTTGGCAAAGGCCCAATCTGTCTTATAATTTCCACGACTGTAAATATTGTAATCTGGGCCGGGCCAACCCCATATATAATATGCGGCTTCTCCGTCTTTCGACCACGAAAGATTTCCAGTTTCTATTTCAATAATAGTATTATTTTCCGCGGGTGTTCCGTCAGCATTAGTATATAAGCGAGAATAAATAACTGGAATAGTTTGGAAGATTTCTTTCAAAGATTTATTGGTATCAAGATTTATTTCACTCATTCTTTTCCCCAAATTCCTCTACAGTAAAAGCCCAGTCTTTCATATAGTTATGCCAAGTAAGCACACTGGACTCACCGGTTTCTTTCCATACATAACATGCAGCTTCATCATTATTACCCCATACTAAATCTTTTGCGGCAATAGGGATAATAGCATTGCGTAGCCGCACATAAACACCGTCTAGGAGACCAATAAAAGTTTTTAGCGTGATTGTGGTTTCACAAGAAAGACTGCCTGTTACAAGAGGCATATGAATCTCAGCAAATTTATTACGAACAACATCTTCTTCTACTGAGGGAAGTGTCTCGATATTTATCTTTCCTAATTCAATACGTCGGCCATCACGTTCTAAATAAGTTTTTTTAATATCAATCGGAACGGCTATTTTCTTCATCTTCCCAGCCATATGTAGACCATCTCCATATCAGTTCGGCTAACTCTTCGCGGCACTGTGGACATAACCGCTTCTTGACGGTTAGAATGTCTTTTGATTTGTCCGCTATCCTATCTCTAGAGGGTAATGTAGAATGAAGCATTGGCATAGAATATTCCCGAAGTTCTTTTTGTGGAAATATTCTCGCACAATGACTACACAAGCACATATCAATCATATGATCTGCTCAACCTCATCAAACAGAATATCTATATTCGGACCTGCGTTTTTCCTGTTTGCGTGCCAGTGGCCGCAATACCACTTGTCATAGGTAATTTCTTTCTTTACCCTCACCAAAAAATCTTCCATACGACGGTCTACCTTGGATTGATCGACTCCCTTGATGAAAAGATCGGTAGGAATATAAGGGGTAGGAATAGTGTGAGTGAAACAAAAATCAAAGTGCCGCGTATGAATCTGATGAAGAATATTGTTCATATCCTGAAGACTAATAACTTCGTGCTCAGTCCAATACCAGCCCATCATTTGACGATATTCTTTATCAACGCTTCCGGCCCCACCTACTACAAGACAAGGATGGCCCGCAATATAATAGGTATTGCCATTTACCGCGTGATAAATATTGGGATATTGGAAATTCTGGTATGCGATTCCCACCATATCATCGCCCAATTTCATAAGTGTTTTCAGATATCCTTCGGCCGCGCGATCTTCGGGAGGGCAACTATGGTTGCCTTGAATATCCAGAATAGTAATGGGAAGAGTGGAGAGATATTGCTTGAGCATATGTTCACGAGCATCTTCCTTTTCTCCGTATAGAATGCCAGAATCACCCAGAAGAATTAGCACGTCATTGCGGGTAGTATGATTATTCTCGCAGAAATATTCAATCCAGTCAAAAGAACCGTGGGCATCGCCACGAACAAACGCTTTTACTTCTGCCACGAAATTACCGCCTTTCTAAATTTTCCATCAATCAAAGCATCATTTACATCAAACCCACGTATCATTAGTTCTGGCTTGTGGTCCATAATGAAAGACGCCATAGGTTCAGTAGAAGCCAACAAACTTCTATATCCGTGAACAGCCGCGTCATATAAGCTATATATAAGATAATTTTCCATATTCATCGCAATCATTTGCGAAGGTCCATCGTGCTGAGCATCAGCAATTCGATTGAGTTCCGCTGCTGACGGTATATTCATAAGGTAGTCCTCCTAATGTTTTATTACTATAGACAAGTTGCGGGCGGCCGCATTTAGGACAGTAGAAACCATAGCGATAGTCCCAAATTAGCCATTGGCTACATTTTTCACACTGATACATTTTATCTCCAATCAAGCACTCCAACGAGATCGTAGTTTTCAATAGGACGAATTGTAATATTATTCATATTATTCCTCTTCCTTTTTATGCTTACTCTTTCTCTTATAAAGTTTCTTACTGGGAATTACTTTCGTCGCAGGATGGATGTCTCCCCAGTTGCGACGTTGCTTTTGAAAAATTTCAGCCCAACTCTGTTTCTTCGATGAGTCCTTCATCTTTCATTTCCTCCATTGCTACAGGAACGAAGTCTTCGCCATATTCTTCCAAAAGCATTTCCCAGGCGTTAGACCAACCTTCCCAATTATCTACGCCCGCAGCATTGAGATATCTAATCAAAATCTCATTATAAACAAGTTCTTTCAAATCAGATTCGCGAATAATATAATAACGTTCCATTAGAAATTCCTTCCTCCATCATATGGATAAATCTTTTCTCTGCCCCTCAGTGTAAGCGGGCGGCCGCAAAAAGGACAAGGAAAATCAATAATTTCTTTACGTTGCTTATGCCGCATAGTTATTACAACACTACAGTAAATACAACGCCATTGTTCTTCTATAATAAGGGGGATTGGCTGAGCGTTCGTATCAATCCCAGAGGTCATGTAGCCATTCGCCAAGAGTATTCCACGCCTCCTTGACCTTAGCCGCACCCTGTTTAGCACGTTCCAGGTCTTCAATTTCATCAATCATATCGTAGCCTTCTTCAAATTCCGCGGCCAGATGGTAAAGGAAATCGTGCCATTGCTGCGGTGTCTCACTGATACCCTCTACTGGCGTGCCCGGATAAGAATGGGTATTATCTGCGAACTCACGCAAACCGTTTACCAGAATCTCCATAAGAAAAGCATCCATATCCCACAGGTCGTAATCGCAATACCCTTTTTCAATGCGCTGTTTCTTCCATTTCTCCAAACGTTCTTTATAAAACGCTCCATCCGCAGAAGCAAGTTCCTGTTCGGTATATACCTTATTCAGATCAAATTGTTTCTCCATACCTACTGCTCCTCCTTCACTTTGATATATATAGTATAGCATAAAAATTCACTTTTGTCAAAAAAGAAAAGCTTCCAGTAAATTACTGGAAGCCATAGCGTTCACGAATAAGTTTGTAAATATCTTCAATATTCACTGGATAGTTGTTCCAAGCGTCAAGTTCTACGTGAATCGAATCAGTTGCGGGATCCCACTTCTCTTTGGTATGAGAATGGCCGCAAAGATTATACACACGTTCCCAAGGCTTCTTTTCAAAATCGAAGTTAGTTGTGGCCATAGGATAGTGAGAAAGCATAAAGTTCTTACCGTTGAACTTAGCCGGGGCCGCATAACCCAACATTTGGTATCCAAGAGAATATTCATAGAGACGAACTCGGGTATCAGTGTCGTGATTGCCACGAATTACGCGAATATCCTTACATTGAATCTGACGTAGTTTTCTTGCTCCTTCTTCATTATCACCCAGCATAAGGTCGCCAAGAAGATAAAGCGTGTCTTCAGGAGCAACTACCTCATTGATGTTATCGATAATGGCTTCATCGTGTTCTTCAATGGAAGAGAAACCACGAGGGACATAGAGGAAATCGCGTTGATGCCCTGCGTGAAGATCGGAGGAAAACCATATTTCGCCCATTTTATTCTTCCTTTCTTGAATCGTAGGAGTAATAATACCATCCATTCATATAATCTTTACTGTGGCGATATTCTTCATCGGCCGCGTCGGACGTGTCCAACTTATAAGATTTCAAAAATGACAAACAGTTTGGAAGTTCACATTCACAGTAATTCACCAGATTATACCATAGGTCTTTTTCTGGCTCAGCCATCAAATCATACCAATCACCAAGAGAAGTGAGAATGTCAAACATAATACGGTTGATCGCGGCCTGCCGCATATCCTTATTCTCATACTTCCGTGCCCATCCCCAAAACTGAGAGTCCCAGAACTCCTTGGCTTCTTCTTTAGTATATTCAGTGAATAACGTATGACCGATTTGATTTAGAATATACTCAGTTGTTTTAGGGACAGTAGTCTTCCTAACAACACATACCCACATATTATCATACCACCTTGATTTTATTATATTCATTCACTTCAAAGATAAATGAAATTCTTTCATCTTCTTCGTAAATAGGAGCTACAAAAGTTCGTGCCATTTTACGGAGAACGTCATCAGGAACACGAGCGCGCCCTTTTCGCTGAGCATTGCGGGCCAGCGCTACATCAATAGGCACGTTGAAGTAATAACACTGGATTTCAATGGGTTCACCGTTATAGGACAAATCAATATCTTTCAGAAGACGTTTGCGGGCCTTCTCACTCATATTAGTGGAATCTGCTATAACATCCCTGCCCGCAGATAAATTCTCCACAATGAGGTCTACATAGTCCATCCATACGCGAGTTTCATAGGCAAAATATTCATCTCCTTCTTGGAGATAACGCATACGAATTTCATCGCGAGAAATATATACACCCTTATCCTTCAATTCTTCGTGGGCAAACGTAGACTTGCCAACACCAGGAAAGCCGCAAAGCATAATCAGTTTAGGCATCGGGAGCCTCCTTTCCGCTAATACTAATAGCTTTTTGCCACTCAGAAATCATTTCATAGAAAAGATTTGAAGGAAATACATCCTTATGGCCGCCAATCCAAAGATACACAAGACCGTCTTCTTCTGCGTAGGAATAGCGAGTGTCAGCTATGATTTCTAAATAGTGTGCTTTGGTAAACACGGCGCCAGACATAAAAGTCATCATCACTTCACGAGGAATCCATTCACCGCTTGCCAAATTTACCGTGCCGTCTTTAGAAAAAGTGTAAAATTCATCATTTTTCATTGTGATCCCTCATAAGCGCTTCCATCCAAGCGTCCGCATAACAATACAGTTCCTTATCAATGTTCTCGCCATTCTTATATAAATGGCCTTTGGAAAGATGATAGTAATCATTACCTACTACCGCGGCCCGGTCTTCATTGTTCCACCAGGCACAAAAGAACTCAGCTTGAATCTCAGGAGGCAATGGTTCCAACTCCTTTCTACTTTTATAGTATAGCAAAAAATTCGCGAAAAGTCAAATTTTCGCGAATAGAACTCTCAATCCAACAATTTCAAATATTCATCTACCGCAACAGACCAAGCGGCAGACGTGCCAAAATCAAACGAGATGTCTTGTTGAAGGCCATCTCTATGGCATACGATATCAATATAACCATATTCAGGCATACAAGTATATACCCAAGAATATCCATCGTAGCCCTTCCATATGTCTTTTTGGACACCGAGTCGCCGCAGATTTAGGACGTGTTCGATTATATCGGCAGGCAAGAATTTCTCACCTACCATTATACCTTCTCTTTTCATCGGCGGTCGCTCCCAGCAGCCAGACAGGCCGCAATGACAAAGCCAAGAATAAATCCCACAGAAGCACAAACAAAATACCACATATTATTCCTGATTCCTCATGTGCCAGTAATTAATTGTAGCGAAAAATTCATCCGCAGGGCATTGAAAAGAGGCTTTTTGATTATAACAGCTTTCGACTATTTCATTGTGCTGTTCAAACGTCCAATCATCAACTATTATTTTAGTAAAATCACGAGGAGCAGAATAAAGCATATTCATAATTGAACGAGGACAAGATAGTTGAAAAGAATGTTCCCATAAAAAGTTGCCATTGATCAATATCTCTCCGCGAGGGATGAAGACTGATTGCGGAAACTGTTTGATAAATCCTTGATATGCTTGGACCAATTTTTCAAAGACATTTTCAGAAATCCATATTTCATCACGGATGTCATTGCTCATATAACGAGATATAGCGATACCTTCATTATAGAGACGATAGCCAGGCTGCTTGCCGTCGAAAGACGCGGCTAAGCCTTTGTAATCAAATTTTCTCCAAATTTTAATTATTTCTTCAAAAGAGTCTTGAGTAAGAATTACATAATCATATCGATCTTGTAAAGTAATTTCTTTTTTTATTTCATCATAATAGATGGCATAAGAATCAATTTTATGAGAATAACAACTCATTCTTGCGTCTCCTTTCGCCAATAGATGATAGCCGCGAGGAATTCCTTTACCGAGAGTTCAAAAATATCCTCTTGTTTATAGTATACAAAAACCGTGTCGTTTCGTAGCACAAATGTCCAATCATCAATTGTCAACTGAACAAACGAAGCTGTCGCACTCAGTGCGGCCATAACTGAATAAGGGCAAGGGACTGAAATAAAATCATACCACAAAAAATCACCATTGGGCAGGATTCGGCCATAAGAAGACTCGACTTTATTCTGTTTGGTAAACTTATTGTATGCCTGAATAATTTCTTCCCAATCATCTTCGGGGAACCAAACAAAACGTAGGTTATCTTCCTCATAACACTCAATGATGACACCCTCGTCATATAGCCGCCAGCCAGTAGCAGAGCCGCGGGCGTTCCAATAAGTAGGTCTGCCGCCCCGCCAAGCCTTGATAATTCGCTCAAAAGGGACCTGAGCAATACTTACAACATCGTGTTCATCACGAAGAATAATTTTCTGCTCTGCGTTGTCGTAGCTGATAGAGGAGGGACCTATCTTATAGAAATAATTCATTCTTTATTCTCCTTCATTATTTCATCCAACATTCTGCTTTGCTCATATGCTTCATCCGCGGCGGTCCGCAGTTCTTCGTCGCTTATAGCCGCGAGTCTTCTTCTAAAATCCTCAATTATTTGAGCCATATCCAACATAATCTTTCACCTCAAACCACTTACACCAAGGTCGTGGCATAGCAGGACGATGGATAATTTTATCCTTCAATTGACATTCAAACCAATCTGGAATTTCTGGCAATACGGCAGGAGGGCCACCTCGCTTACAATAACTACAAAATTTACATCTCTTATGGCTCTCTCTGTATTCACGCATCTTCTCGTCCACGCGGCCCATCCTCCATTGTTCCATTCTCGTAGATTGTAGAAACATACTTGGTATAACGACGCTTATAATTATACCAATATGTTATCGCAATCTCGTGTGTTTCTTCATTGTATTCTACTGCGACGTCATCAGCATTGAGAATCAAAGTCTTCATTTAGTTTTACCATCCTTTTGGCGCATTTATATAGCCATTCATCATAATCTGCTTTTACCATCGCACTGGGAACCATTTCTGCGAACCATTCAGGATGATTGCGAACTGTAGAACCAGCGAGGGTGGATTCAACAAATTCATCAACCTCAAACTTACTAAGTTCACCCTTCTTCATTGAGAGGATGTCAGGCCCGCATTCATAACAAATCTCACGGTCGAGGTAATGCTCCAAGAATTGACAGGCTCGTGCGAGATGATAAAGTGCTTTGGGGTTATAGCCTAACTTTTTATCGAAGTTTTTACCAGTCTGTTTATAGAGTTCTTTTGCCATCGCCCCAATATAACCCATTGTAGCATCATACATCTGCTTCGGCCGCACAAACGCAATCGCCTGGCGAGCGTCCACAAGTTCTTCCCATAAATCACTGTATTCTGGGCCAATAGATATAACCTTAGAATATAGTGGTTCTAAGGTAGTAATATTAGGCGCCCGCAGTTTTTTTATGAAGGAGAAATGAGATACAGTTCGTGCGATACCGAAGGAATAAGGAAAACTTTTCTCCCATTCGCAAGAAGCATTAGTGGCAAGAGAATAGAATGCTGGCACAAATATACCAAGAGAATCAATATCAGAATCTAAAGTATCAACACCATAATTCTGAGAGCCAATCAAACAAGTGGCCATACCAATTGCTCTACCGCGATAATGAGCATTCAGGGTTTCGCGGTGCCGTTTGATTTCAACGGTGATATCGTCTTGACGAAACATTTTTCCCTCCATTGCTACAGATGCTTGCGTAAATCTTGCGGGCTTCCTTGAATGACAAACTCATAGTTTTCTTCTCCCTTCATTCTATATATACATTATACCCCAAAATTTGAGTTAGGTCAAATTTTCCTCTAATGCCTCAATTAGTTCTCCTTTGGAGAGAGATTTAGGGCCGACTGTATTTTCAATAGAATCGAATAGAAGCGGTCAAGGGGATCTTTTTGACCTTGACTTTTAGTGGTTCCTTTCATTTAGATATTCCTCATAATATCCTATAAAATCTGCTTTGCCGAAACCAGGAGTAGCAATATTACGTTCTGCGAGAGCACTAAAATCGCAGGCCCGCACAAACTGCTCGGCTTGTTCAGTGAGAGGCTTGATAAAAAAGAATTGAATATTTTTGTTCATCTCTTCTTTTATATGTTCATAGTCTTCTCTTGTAAACAAAGAGTTGTAATCTTTATATCCTTGACGATAGACGGCATATTTCCAGTCTTCTTCTACACAAGGGTAAGCCTGCTGAGTGGCGTTATATTGCCAAATTTTGAAATCAGGATGGGAAATAGGCGGAGCCTTTTTTAGACGTAAATTTTGGCCATAATCCGCTTTTGTCCAAATTTGGAAAACGCATCTAACAGAATAGTCTTTTCCATTATCTGTAAAAGCATTTTCGGGGATATAAAAATAATCATATAGCTTCCATTCGGCGGCAAGTTGTTTTTGGACTCCCCATTTCATAAAAGATACAGGCAAAATAAAAGCAATTATTGAACAAAGTTCCGCCGCGTGATTGAAAAATTTGATTGCCATCGCACTACGGGAACCAAAAGGAGGATTGCCGATACAAATATCTGCTGGAATAGAATAGATGAAGAAATCCGCTGCTTGAATGTTAGAGCCTTCAGGTTTGATGTCAATAGCTGTAAATTGCGGAAGATACGCAAGAAAAGAGCCATCTCCGGCAGAAGGCTCTAAATAAGTTTCATTTCCAGTAAGTGGAAGTTTTTCTTTTAGAAAACTTACACATTGTTCGGCAATGGCAGGTTTAGTATAGAATTTATCAAGTTTCACGAAATCACCTCAAGAAAGTGCGAATAGTGGGATTATTTAGGCCGCAACCATTCTGCCAACTAAAAACAAAACGGAGCGGACCTGCAAGAATGCTAAAATCAGCATCAGTATTTTGACAAGAGTAAGTCGAGAGGTTAGCAATAATTTCAGCCAAGTTGATTTCTGAAATAGTATGTTTCTTATAATTATAAACAATAATTCGATCAAGCTTCTTTTTATGACTGGTCAGACTTTGCTTATAAAGCATATCAGATACAAAACTATAGAAATCATTGGGGTTTTCTACAAAATGCTTCCGTAAATCTTGAACAAAAGCACTGCGGGCGGCCGCATCAATGGGACAGATTTTTTCTGTATAAATGGTAGCAAATTGATGGCGAATTTTACTGGAATCTGCCATAGACACTGGGGAGTTATTTTTCTCACTTATAGATAAGTCAGAAAAGTTCTCTTTCAAAGCATCATATAAACCAAATTCACGGAGATAATCTTTGAAATTGAAACCATACTTCGTCATATGGTAAATGCTGGTATTATAATACGTACCGCTACCACTGCTCACTCGCTTTAGTTCGATAGTTTGGCCATCATCCAGCACCAAATCAGCGTCCGCATTACCAGTATGTAGCCCAGTGTGAACGCACTGATGCGGCCCAAGGAAGGCCGCGACTTCGTGGGCTTCTTTTTCTATGGCAAGTCCATCTTCTCCGGCGACGCCCCAGTGCTCTGCGGAAAGACAAGGAAGTTCTTTATTGAGAATACAAGCCACAAGATATTCGAAATATTTACCATAATACTGATTGTCTTTCTTGGCGTTCATAAGGAGCTTCCTTTCTTTCATCTTTATATCTTATTATACCTCAAAATTTCATTTTTGTCAAAAAAATAAGGGAGGCATCTGCCTCCCTTTTTTATTTACCTAAAGCAATGCGCATTTTTTCTACGGCAATTAGCAAATCATTCCAAGCCGCATCAATATCGCTGCCTGTAGGTGTGGATGTAGTTTTCTCAAGGAATTTCCGCATCATATAACCAGTTTGCTGCCCGTAGATAATCTGGCACCAATCAGTGCTCTCAGCAATAACTTGAACAGTGTTCCCTACGGGAACAGCATATAACTTTTGAGCATCAGTAGAAGGTTGCGCACGTAGATTCACTGTGCTACCACTGGCCGCAACTACTTTAGCCATATAATTTACTTCTGTCATTTTATTATTATCCTCCGTGGGAGGTGTATCCTCCCCATCAACAATACTCCAATCAGGATGTCCATAGCCGGCAATGCGGGCGTTCGATAGGTCATACGACTTTTTACATACTGCTCCGCCATTGGGAATTACCTGCGGGCCCGCGGAAGTATTGCCCTCAATGGTAATTACTTTGGTGCCCTCTACTCCTACAACTAAACCAGTGTGAGAGCAGGTAGAAGTGTCGCCTTTAGTGTAGAAGAAAATTTGGTCGCCCCACTCAGGAGTCTTAGACCATCTATTCTTCCTCTTGTAATAATTCATAGCAGATGTACAGCCCGCGCCAGAGTTGTTAGAGGTGGGCTGACATTGAAGTTTCAATGCCTTATCTTTGCCAAAGGCTTGAAAATAGCACCAACTTACAAATACAGCACACCAAGCAACGCCTTGTTTGGCACCATTGAAATATCTCACCGCCCATAGGTCGCGAGAATATTTAGTATAATTCGCAGAACCCGCATTGGCGGTTTTATCATCTAAATCATTTGCGTTGGCTTTCTCAAGATAGCCAATTTCGTCTGTAGCGATATCTATAACTTTGTATTGAGGTAGCATAATATTATTTCTCCTTCAATTTCTTGATACGGGTGATAAGAGATTTTAGGCGAGAAATCAGAGTGGAATTATCCACGGGAGAGATGGGCTTCTGGTTGGGCAGATTATTGCCTTCGCTCACCCACCACGCTTCCAGTCCTTCAACAATTGCGGTCGCATACTCCTTATAATGGCGTAAGAAATCGCGGGCCGCATCTGGATTAGAGTTCCCGTAATCTACTTCAAGATAACTATGCGGGCAGGGAGCCATATTTCCCTCATAACTTGAATAAAAGCGCGCCCGCACCATATAGTTATAATGGCGTTTGAAAGCAATCACAAGATGCTCACACAGATGAATACATTGTTTCCACTTGGGGTTGCGGATGGTAGGCCACATACATTGAATGCCGCGGCTGTCCGCACGAGCAGAGTTGGTATGAATAGAAAGGGAAACATCTAATCCATTGCTCCACATTTCTCTCATTGCGACTTTACATTGTTCATCGCCTACGGGAGCAGGATAGCCCAGACGTTGAGATTTGTCTGCTATGAATACTTGGTGGCCATGTACACGCAGTTGTTGCGCTACTTCCTGTTCAAGTAATTCCGAGGCTTTCATTTCACACCACCAAGCATTTTCATCACAACGCTCGGCTTCTGCCACGGAGCCGCGAAGGCATCCAGCACAAAGAGAAGGATTGTTGGCGTGTCTATTACATTCGTGGCCATCCCTTTTACCAATTGCCCAGGATTTGCTATGCGGGGCTCCACGCAAACCTATGCGCATAGAAATCACCTCTTTTCCAAAAGAGCAACGGCTTTTTCAAGTAAAGGAAGAGCCTGAGCAAGTAGTTTTTCGGCATCATCGGAAACAGGTGCGGACGGGGTGCTCGGTGTAGATGGACTGGCCGCAGGAGGTGTGGTAAGTTGTGCTACCTTTACCTTTGGACCACGAGCCCATTTAGATTCTCTTCCATAGGTATCTCGTAATTTCACTTGTAGACGATACTCGCCTGGAGTTGTTAGAGTAAAGGTTGCGGTATTGGTGGCAACCCAGCCAAGAGACTGAATTTCCTAATTACCTTTTACAAGGGTAAGGTGGTATGCGGTAGCACCTACCGCATCCACCGTAAAGGTTAGTTTGTTGTAAGAGAGAGAAGACCTGATTGAAGAGATTTTCATAGATGAAAGCCTCCATTATACAGTTATTTCGATATAAGGTGAATAAGTTCCTCCAGGGGCTGCGTTGATTTTCATATGAGTGCCTTTAGAAATCATACTAACTACAATAAAATTACCAGAGGAATCTGTTTGTTGATTTTTTTGAAGAATACTCTTTATTGAAGACAGGTCTATAGTATTCCAACTATTGGCCGCAGAAATAGTGCTCTTTGTGCTATTACTGGAAGACAAATAAAAAATACTATTATAACTCATATTGGTGCCTGCGTCGTTCCAAGTAGTGCTGGGAGCACCAAAATCTGCGGGGCCGCTGGAAGAGCCGGCATTGCGATAGATATGTAAAGTCATAGTCTTGACCTTATTCCAATCTTTAGGAGCGGGGAACCGCATAAATACTGCCCAGTGATCGCTTGTTGTGGCCTTACCAACTTGTAGGTTAGAACTATTGACAACAGAGGCATTTGTTTGATAGCCGCCAAAGCCAAGAGAACGAGTAAGCGACAAGTTATAATTGCTAAGTTCGTAAGTAAAGGAAACCGTGTTGGAATACCCAGGACAATAAATTGTGTTGCCATTCTCATCCGTAGTATAGGCATCTATTTTGATAGATTTTGCTGTTGTCCAACTACTAATTTCAGATTCAGAGAAACTATAATGTGTATTTGTAGTTGTGGCATACGCAGGAAGACTATTATCAATAATAATACGATACGTAATCGTATATCCAGAAGGTTCTACCGTAGAAGCATACCAAGACAGATAACAAGAATCTCCTGTGCTGGAAGAACTACTACCATTGACGGTAAGACCATAGGGAGCGCTAACACTAATCGCAGGTTTATAGTTGAAAGCTACTCCATTCGTAGTGCCTGATTGAGTGCCGTCATCTGTTCGAGCATATACATCAATATAGGTAGATGTAGTATATTGCGAAGGATTTGCGAGATCCCAATATAAATTTGCGGTAGTTTTTTGTGTTTGGCCAATATTTACATAATAAGTAATATCTTGCGGCGGGTCTACTTCTGCCGCGTTCCAAGCAAGATGACACGTTTCTGCTTCTACAATCTGACTTGTTTCGCCATTGATTCGTAGGTTGCTCGGGTCTTTCAAGAACATCGTATCCGCATTACCAAAGTCTAATAGGTTGATTATCGGCATCTCTATCACACCTCGGCAATGAATAGTTGGATGTCCACCTGTGGTTTTATACCAAAAGCAATAAGATTCAATGTGCTGCCGCTATATCCACGCACGGCAATTCTTGCTCTCGCGGCCGCATTATAGGCTTCTAAATCGGAAGAGGTAGCGGTGTAAGTTGCGTGAGATAAAATCACTGTTTTATCTGAATCATAGGAATTAGTCAGAGCAATAGTAGCTGTGTATGGAGCAGAGCTCCCGCTCCATTCACTGGAAGATACTACAAATGTCTCTGACTTTTTCGTTTCCTTCACCACTGACAACGTGCCATCGGTGGAGAGGGATAAACCCTCTCCACTTTTTACTCCGCCAATAGTAGTGGATGTGGCAACTGGAATTTCAGTGAGATATTTTGAGCATTTCTTATTTATTTGCGACCATAGTGTCGCAAGACCTGTTTCAGAAAGATAATTTTTTGTTGCCATAGTTTTGCCTCATATCAACTTAGAGTAATATAAGCATTTGTGCCGTCTACAGTCGCATAAGCATTCTTGGACGTTAGTGTGATGCCCCATTCACCACTGCCGGAGGGCTTGTAGGAAGTGATGTCCAAACTAAACCAAGTAGACGCGGCGCCAACAGATACCGTTCCAATTTGTGATGTATAGTTATTATAGTAGAACTTATTGCAATAAATTATCGCAGAATAAGCCTGATTTAGATGTCCCACAATTACTGTAGCAGAAGCAGAGCCGCCAGTGCGGTAAACGTGAAGGACCGCCCGCGAATAAGAACCCCAACCGCCAGAAGGAGCATTGAACTTCATAGCTGTGCCCACAGGGGTAGAAGAAGTCGAACGACCAACTACGCAGGAGGAGCCACCACTGTTTGCGAAGGAACTGTTATCTGTAGTTGCGTATTTGGATGCGGCGACAGTGACGTTTGTGGACGCGGGCTTATATGTGAAAGTGACTTCATTGGAGTAGCCAGGACAAGTAGCATAGGAAGTATAAGCCTCTACTTTTATTGTGCGGGCAGACGTCCAAGAAGAAATAGTAGAAGAAGAGAAAGAATAAGAGGTGGAAGTAGTAGTTGCGAAAGAACTATTATTTACATAAATGCGGTAATTGACTGTTGCGGAAGGTTGAACAGTTGTGGGAGCAGACCACGTAAGTGAGCAAGAAGAGCTCGTGGAAGAGGTGCTGCCATTTACCTTTAGATTAGAGGGATTACTTACATAGGCATATTGGAAATATCCCGTACTTGAACTGCTTGACCAGGTTCCATCTGCGGCCTGTGCTTGAACGTAAACGCTTGTTTCAGATGTATAGCTGGAAGCATTGGGGACACTATAGGATGTGCTTGTGGTAGTGCCTACATTGTTGCCGCCCATATAAATATAGTAAGTTATCGTCTGCGATGGATTTGCGGTAGACGCGGACCAACTCAAGGAGCAACTGCTGCCATAAACCGTAGAGGAAGAGACGGCTGTGTTGTTTATCTTTAGAGAAGAGGGAGCAGTGATGGTTGTAGAAGGTGCTTCTTGATAGTAGTAGGTAACACTATTTAAGAAGGAAGACACAGTGCCATCTTCTGCGACCGCCTGTACCTTGATTGTTTGGGCAGAAGTTGTGGAAGTAAGGTTAGCAAAAGTGTATGAGGTGGAGGTAGTAGATGTGTTCAGCACATCATTTACGTAAATTTGATATGTTATTGTCTGAGAGGGCGTTACTGTCGCGGCCGTCCAGGTTAGAGGAGCAGTTTCACCAGTATGGGAAGAAGAGCCAGCAATCTTTAGAGAAGACGGGGCAGTGATTACTGTATCGGGGTCTTTGTAGGTTAGGGAGACAGTATTGGTTGCCGGAACATTTATATCTACCGCAGGGTTGCCAGCATAAAGAGTATAGGTAATTACGTCTCCTTCTGTCCAAGAAGAAGCATAGAAATGGTGTTCAAAAGGAGAGGTAATAGTTGTACTATAGTTATAACTTAAGTCTTGTGTTGACTCAATTTGGTGATAAATAGGACCGACATCGTCTCCAGAAATAATACCCTGAGTCCAAGTGAAAGTTACTGGGCTTACCTTCGTCTGGTCTGCGGTCTTACCATTGATTTGAAAATCTGTAGGAGCTGTCAACGTAAAGTTCTTGGCCTTACGAATAATAATTACACCAGAGCCACCATCGCCGCCAGCACTATTCCATCCGCCACCGCCGCCACCGCCGCGGTTTGCGGAACCATTGCTTCCACGTGTGCCAGAGACGGAAGAGCCATCACCAGCGCCAGAACCGCCGCCACCAGCACCAATTGTGTAGGTGCCAGTATTATAGCCGCCATGGCCGCCGCCAGAAGCATATAAAGTGCCAGAGTTGGAACGGAATTTGCGAGTATTTTCAAAATTTTTATAATATTGACCTTGGCCACAATCAGACCAATCGGCTTCAGCGAAGGAGACATAATCTCCGTCAGTCCCGTTTTCGCCGCCACGCTTGGCTGCGTCTATATTCTCTGTAATTACGCTCCACTTCAACGGTGCGGCGCCGCCAGAGCCACCATTGCCGCCTTTGACGTGAGTGGAATCTGAAACCCACGTTGGGGCGCGGCCGCCAGCGGCTGTATACAATTTTGTCGTGCCTTTCATAAAGGTAGACTCGCCGCCGTCCGAGCCAGTTTGAGCAGAGGGCGTGACGCCAATGCCGCCAAGGCCGCCAGCACCAATCACACAGGAGTATGTCTGATTGGCTAATAGTGTAATTCCTCTTTGGTAGAAAATGCAGCCGCCACCACCGCCAGCAGAAGTCCAATCGCCTATGGGACCATATGAGCCACCACCACCGCCGCCGACAATAAAGATGTCAACGGTCGCGGCTTCATAAGGAGTAAAGGAACCACTTGAGTCAAACTCAAGCTCCCATTCATCATTACCGGTTTCAGAATAGACGGCTTCACCTGTGTATTCAAATTTGAAAATCTTTTCAGGTGCGGGCACGCCACGATAAGGTAGATAGTTGATTATTGCCATATATTATTACCTCGCATTACGAACAATTACTATACCAGAGCCGCCCGAGCCGCCAGTATAGCTTAGGCCAGTAGTATTAGCTAGCGGACCACCACCACCACCGCCACCTGTGTTTTCTTCAGCATCGCAATAATAACGAGAAACGGTATCAGAAGGAGCAGCAGATGTGGTGTAAGTGTAGGCTACTGTTGCTGTAAAGGTGTGGTTAGAAGCGGAATAAGATTTACCAATATCATCATAAGTGGCAGTGACTGACTTACCTTTGTATATAATTTTGATATTGGGTGTTGTTAGTGAAGAGCCACTAAATGTATAGCCAGTAAGCGTAATATCGGAAGAGTTAGTATTGTTGTATGTTGTGCCATTGATTTCCATTAACCAAGTGCCTATATACCAACCTTCAAAAGCAACTGATGTGTGTAGGGTCACTGAACTAATAGTGGCATTAGATGGGATATTAGAGAAATTGAATGTGAGAGTTTTGTTGCTTGTGCCAGTGGAGGGATAGTTTTTCCACTGGTTCGTGCTATTTCCAACATCAGACCAGTTATAATTACTTCTTGTAGTAATTGTTTGTGAGTTGGTAGAATCTGAACTACCCGTGTGTGTAGTGGTAGTGGTAGAGCCGCTACTTGTCTTCACGAAGTCGCAGCCATTTCCTCCGCCGCCAGCGCCGCCATATCCGCGGGCCCACGCGCCGCAAGTCCAGGTGCCACCACTGTAGGTAGAGTATCCGCCGTGTCCGCCACCGCCTGCGTAAAGTTCACCAGCAGATTCGCCAAATTCACGAGTGGTTGTGCCTTGGCCGTCGCCATCTTGTGTGCCATTTAGACCATTAGAACCGTCAGAACCACCAGTTATTTTTTCTGTGGAGGACGCGACATTGGGATTAGCAGAACCAGCACCACCTGAGCCGCCATCGCCGCCCCACGCTTTGTAGTAAGTAGATGAAGAAGTTGCGGTCCCGCCGCCAGTGCCTCCATTGGCAGAACATAGTGAACCAAAAGAACTGGAGCCACCAGAGCCACCTTTTGTCGCCTTGGCTCTCCCAGCGCCGCCAGAACCCACAACAATTGGATAGGCTGTGCCCGCGGTAAGAGTCTGTGTTTTTACGGTGGTGGTATAACCGCCACCGCCGCCCGCGGAACCCAGCGAAGACTGGAAAACAGAGTCGCCACCCGACCCTCCGCCGCCGCCACCAACAGCAAAGATATCAACCTTTACATTTTTGGTAGGAGTGAAGGTTCCGCTGGAGAGAAACTTGATACGCCACTTACCATTTCCATCATCTATATAGATGGAGTTGCCTGTATAGGTATAATCACCTACCGTAAAGGAATCAGTATGAAGAGCACCAGGTAAATTATACGCCAAAGCCATTATGCCTCAACCTCCTTCCAGCCCAAAGGATAGGCAGTAGGAGAATAGGTGTTGCCATTGATAAGAGATTCGTAGATTTTACCTTCGAATTTTACCTTATCACCAATATTGTAGGCATCATGTGCGCCCGTTGGCTGGACAAAATCAGGAATAGTTTCGGCAGGAGGATTTGGTTCAGTGCTGCCGCCATCTTTTTGCCAAGCGGCTGCGTAATCTGCGGGAGAATAGGTAGTATCACTCAAGCACTCATATAGGCTGCCATCTGTCCAAATCATCCACTCGCCTTTCTTATACATATCGTGAGCACCAGTAGGAGCAATCCAATTACGGGCTGTCGTTTTATCTGTGCCGTGATATTCCATCCATAAAGCGGGAACAGTAGGCGGGGTCCAATCGGGATTGGCAGAACTATCGTGCGCCTGAACACACTTATATGGAACTCCATTGTATTTGCGGACATCCCCTACGACATATGCTGCGGGCGCCCAATCATACATACATTCGGCCGCATAATTTATTTCAGTCGGATTATCCAAAATATACGGCATATACTTATCAAGTAAAGCCCTAATTTTCATAAGTTTTGCTTTATCTTCATTCGTCAGCGGCCGCATTAGTTGTCGCCTCCTTATATGTCCCATCCAGAATGGACATCGCCACCTCTACGCCCTCCGCGGCTTGAAGGGCCGCGAGTTCATCAGCTGGGGCCGCAATAAGCTGTCCGTCTGGGGTAAAGAACCCACCCTTGCCCATATGATCTCCAATGCCTGCTGGGATATCTCCCAGCAGGACACTGTTAGGGAAATCGCCGACATTGGAGGGATGGAGTTCAATAATATTTGTAATTACAAGATTATCATCTAACAGTGCGAAACGTGCCATTGGGGTTCCTCCTTATACCTGCATAATAGCGATTGAAACTGGAACAGTAGGCTTGTCGCCAAGGGCAACAATGGTGACGGATGTGCCGCTACACGCACTGATTACCATTTTCGCAGAAGCAATTGCGTCATATTTAGCGACGTCAGAAGAAGACATTTGAGGTAAAGAAATAATGACATCATGGTTGGTAGAATCGTAAGTGTTGATTAAGGTTTTGGCCGCGGTGTAGGGGCCAGATCCAGACCAATCGGTTGTTGCAATTGAAATTGTTTCAGATTGAGTAGAGCCACCTTCAACGAGATAAAGCTCATCTTCGTTGATTAGGTTTTGGGCTTTCATTTTATTGTAGAGCGCTGTTGAAGGCACTCGATTTATTACAAGGTTTTCCATGTTTGTTGAAGTTGGCATGGAATGATTACCTCCTTTTGGAGAATAGGGCTGCTCGCCTTCAGATTAGATACAAAAAAGGAATGTATATGCTCTGGCAGTAGTAGCTGAGTTGGACGTTGAACTACTTACTGCTCCTTTGGCAGAAATATAACGATAGTAGGTGTCATTACTGTTATTGTCATTGTTACGAGTATAGTAAACCTTAGCATTACCATTGCGTTTGAAAATTTTAGACCCACCATTAGCAAAGTATGGTAGCTGTGTCTTATCATTCGTTCCGCCGTAGGTAGCGCCGATAATTTCGTAAACAGAAGGAAGAAAAATCTTACATGTGGTTGTAGACACTTGTGTGCTGGAAGAGGTGTTAGAGCCTTTCGAGCAATAATATGTGGGAAGCCGCATCACGTTTTGGAGTTCTGCTGGCAAGGTATTATATAACGCAGGTAAAGTTGTTTTTGCCATCTCGGTGTTATTATAGTTTGTCGCCGAGGAAGAGGTTGAGTGTATTCGTTTCGCGGCCTGTAGTTCTTTTACGATAAATGTTATCGCTGCCTTCTTGGAGCTATTATTATACGTGGTGTCATATTCGGTATCAATATTTCGCAATGCGTGGAAATCAAAGCCAACAATCATTGCGGTATATGTGGTAGAACCAATGGCAAATGTCTTTGTATCTCCCAGATTCCATAAAGTAGATGCCTCACCTTCAGCCGCGGCTTGCGCGATATCGGCCCAAGTGTTGTTTTCAAGAACATCATCATAGGACTTGACGGTGACTGGAAGAGAAGTTGTGAGAGTGGAGTTTTGGAAAGGATATGAAATTGTTATTGAGGTTGTATCTGCGGTAAGAGTTGTGGGAGAATAGGTATAATCCAAAACATTTAGGACATAGTAATCGGTTGTTAATCTTACTACCATTCCTGTGGGGTCAAATGTTTCTCCCTTTTTATATATAAGTTTTGCGGGCTAAGTTTGGATAGATAACGTGCCTGCCACATCAACCGCTAAGGTGGTAGAGGCAGATGTCTTTGGGATTTCAGAAGAACCAAGATATAAAGGCATATGCGGCACCTCCTTAGAGATTGAAGACAATAGTATATTTACATGTAGAGTCTTGCGTTATTTCTGAGGTGGAAACAGAGTTAGTAGAATTTCTATACACAAGTCGCGTAATTCCGGGTATAGTATTATTGCTTTTAAAGCCTAAATCGCGGAGCTATGGTCCATCATAAATATTATCTAATGTTGTTCCATTGGCATTAGTAAAAGCAGTAGTATTACCATTGGCAAAAAAGGTAAATTCAGTCTCTACTGCATTTAAGCCTGAAACTGCATTATCTCCAGAGGCGCTAACTTCTAATTGTCCGGGAAGAAAAACTTGGTATTTATTATCATCAGAATACGTAATGATAGAAGAAGATGAAGTGCTGGAAAAAGTCGTGTTAGAACCCTAATAACCCAATTGTACGGTGGGCACCAAAGACGCTTCGAAAGGAAAAGAGTTTAATAAAGTGGTATTTACATAATTACCAATATCAGAAGTTCCATAGTGTACCTTCAAAGTTGCGTCAGAACTATACCATCTTCTGTCTGTAGAAGGAATTGTAGTGGCCATAAAGGTTATAGCGGTTTTATTGGAACTATTATTATAAGTTGTCCCGTAGCGTGAATCTGTGTGACTCAAATAATAATGATTGAACCCCATAATTTTTACTACTAAATTTTCACCACCAGCAGAAAGCACCTTGCTATCTCCTATATTCCAATATTCTTGTGCCTTACCTGCCGCTGCGATCTAAGCTATTGTCTCCCAAGAATTATTTTCTAATACGGTGTCCGCGGTGGGACCATCAGCGATACTAATAAAAAATCCATTAGATGATTGAACATTTTCATTATTCAAAGAAACCCATGGCCTTACCCTAACGCCTGTGTACTCAGAGGCATCAAGAATAGCTCCACCCATTGTGGCATCGACCTTTATATATTTATCAGTTCCATCACCTGTTCCTTCTGGACCAATTTGATAAGTGTTGCCATCGATAGTAGCATTCAGAATCAGTCCGGTAGGGTCAATGGTTTCACCTGTAATATATTCTAATTTTGTAGGCGCTTGGACTACAGATACCGCTTGAAGCACGCCTGGCTGGGCCGCTAATGCTTCATATGAACCAATTGTTTCAATTGTTGAATTTCCAAGGTGTAAAGGCATACTCTATCACCTCTTACGCGACATCTGCGTCTGTCCAAGTTTTGAGGGTAATGGTGGCACCGCCTACACTTACATTCACTGTGCCATCTGCTGCGGCCGTCAGGCCAGTACCAAGTTTGATACCACCCAGTGTGCTGCTGGATGCGGTAGGTAGTGTATAGACGGTATCAGTAAATTTAGCATCTGCGGGAACGCTCTTACCCAATGTATGGGTGGTCTTTACAAACTTCGTGCCGTCCCAATAGATAGGGTTGGTTGCTGTGCCGATAGCAGTTGAACCAACCAGGTCCGCAAGAGTATAGGTATTATTTGTATCCTTATAGTAAACAACACCATCGATAATGGGGCAAGCAGTGAGGCCAGTGGTGGCGGAAACAGTAGAAGTGGTCTTTACACCACCAAGCGTGCTGGATGCGGTAGGTAAGGTATAAACGGTATCGGTGAACTTAGCATCTGCGGGGACAGATTTACCCAGCGTGTAAGTTGTATTTGTCCAAGCACTACCATTCCAGTATACGGGTTGCGTTGCGCTACCTTTAGCCGCAGAACCCATAAGACCTGCCAGCGTGTAGGTGGTTTGGGATAGGGTAATAGTGCGATCGGTTGAACCCGTGATGTGGCCTTGAGCATCATATTTGATGTCAGTGACTGTAATAGAGCCGCCATTAGCTGATGCGGTAGTGGCGGTGGAGCCATAGGCGGTCTTGGCTGTAACGCTGTTGCTGTGGTTGAGGGTTTCAGAGGACATTGTAAGACCAGTGCCTACCTTTATGCCGCCCTTTACGGAGGAAGAAGCAGTAGGGAGTGTATATGCTGCGGCCGCACTGATTGTGCCGTCTTCTGCGACGGTGAGGCCGGAACCAATTTTTACGCCGCCGAGTGTAGAGGTGGAGGCGACTGGGAGGGAAGTTAGATAAGTTCCCTTTGCTTGATATACGCTATCCATCTTACCTTTCATATAGGTATAGAAATTGGAAAGAGGGATTTTATAAGTAGCTCTGCCAGCAGGGGTATCTGTCAAAATCTTGTGATTATCGTCAAGAGCATAAGAAGTCGCGGCTTCTGATAAAGCGCTAACATATGCTTCAGCACTACTTTTTAATGTTGTCTTACCGCTGCCGCCATATTCTGCGCCGATAACGCCTACATCTACGGCGGTCGAACCATTATAACTCTTGCCGTTGATGGAGAGAGAATTGGAAACCTTGGAAGCTGTGGTGGCGGTAGTAGCGGTGTCTGCGTTGCCAATTAGTTTGCCTTCAAATTCTGGCGCCACGACACGCATTGTGCCATCACTTGTACCAGTAGGAATTCGATATTGGAAAGCAACTTTTGCGTTACTGGTGGTGGTTCCGACAGATGTTTGATAAAAAATCAAACTGTTATATCCATAACCGCTGCCGCCGCCAGATTGACTGTTCATTGTTATAGCGCCGCAACTTAGAGGGCCAATCAACTTCCCGCCTGTCCGTGGCAAATATTGTCCTTCATCTGCGAACTTCAAGCTCCCAATCTTAGTTGCTCCATCACCAACCTTCATCTTCGGAATTCCTGTTCCGCCGCCATCAGAGTAAACAATAATTTCACCTTTTTTGGGAATAAAGTTTGTTGCTTTTTCCCAGTTGGCAGTGAGATCGATCTTATTCTAAATACGAGCTTGTAAAGATTTCTCAGCCATAATTTCACTTCACCTCTATTGCTGAGATGTTTCCATCATCATCAATTTGAATTCTGAATTTCTTTGTGCTTCCTTCCGTAGAAGAACTAATTATGATGTCTTTTTCGCTTATCTTAGGCTTTGCGGCCCAAAGACACCCTTTGGAATCCACGCCTACGGGCAAGGTCATATCTGCCGTATAGAACGTTGGAACGGCAATTCCTGCCATACCTGGTGTGGCAGTGTTTATGTATTTGTTGTCCAATTTTACGGGCTTTTTCTTATACACAATACCTGCGTTGGCATTACACAAGTAGGTGCCCGCAGCCGGAATAACAATATCAGATCCATTGTTATATTCCCCTATTTCAATTGGACTACCTTCGGCCGCAATAAACCATCCAGGAATGTAGCAGCAATTGACACCTACCTTGATTTCCTCTGGATACTCGTAATCAAGGAACTCGAATAAATCATCATAGGAAAGAACTTGGTCGGAACACTTATAGTATGTTAGTGTTGAACCATCTTCTTTCTCTACTGTGAAGGAGAGCAAGCCTTCTGTGCGGCCGTCCCATTCTACATTTTCATATACTGTTTCATCATAAAAGGGGCGATTTTTTATCTATGACCAATCCAGAATCTCCAAGGAGCCAGCCGTAATTTTCTCAAGAAGCTCATAGATTCCAGTCAAGGCCCCGCGAGATATGTAATTCAATCAACTCACCTCTCTTTATCATAAATCTTTCTGTCGATGGTTATACGCCTTAAGAATATCTTGCTGCCCAATCCAAGCAACGCCGCCATTGACAGAAGAAAGAAAAGTATAATCTAAAGAAGAAAAGATTTGTTTCAATTCTTCTTTATTTCTTTTTAGAGCTTTGATATAATGTTCACCTTTAGGATTGGTAATTTCACCAATTTCTTTTATTTTGCCTGAATTACCATTGACTGAAAAATCAGCCTCTGGTGATTCACGAGGTAGAAAAATAAAATCCTCGCTTTCTGGCTCTTTGGTCTGCCGCAAATTTATAGTAGATTCGCGACGAGTCCATACATAAAAAGAGCAAGGCACAAAGTAATTACTACCATCGGGCCGCAAGAAATTTGTATTTTCTAAAGGCTGTTCAACAATCAAAGACCAATTTTTAGGAAACAAAGATAAAGATTGATTAGAAAGTTTACTAAAGGTATTTGGCAAAATAAAAGCAATCGTTTCTACTTTTAGTTTTTGTGCTTGCCGAACGAATTGCTTTGCTAATGAACTGCGTTGCCCAAAAGGCGGATTGCCAATCACTAAACAATGATTATTGCGGGGTAAAGCCGAGAGAGTTAGCCAGTCTTGTTGAATAATATTTTCACCCGCAGGCTCAAGATCATAAGCCAAACAAGCAGGAATCTGGGAACTAAAACTGCCCGTACCCGCGGAAGGCTCGACAATCAAGTCATAACTTTCCATATCTGGCACAAGAGAAATACAAAAAGCCGCGATTTCTCGCGGGGTATAAAATTTATCTAAACTCACCAAAAACTGCCTCCATTAGATCTTTACTTAGATATTTTTCACGCCATCTTTTATTGGCTTCATTCTTAGTGTTATAAACATCAATTGTAATTGAAACTTCAATGCGTTTATTCTCACTATTCGCCGCGGCCGTTCCGTGGGTTGCACCACCCAATAGTCTTACTTCTTCTTCCATTTGCTCTTTAGTAAGAACGAAAGCTAAACTTTGAGAAAAATCCTCTTCGTTGATAAAGAAACAATAATAAAAATCTATTGGCTGCCAAAGGCGAATTTGTCGCAAATTTAGTTTATTGCCTTTATTGGTAAAGGAAGTTTTGAATTCATAATAATAGCCTATATCATCATAAGCGTCGCCGCGATTTTGAGAAGCAGGAACACTATGATAACTCAGTTTGCGAATTAGATATTTATCGCTCAAAGGAGCCTTGCGTTGAACGGAATAATTAGAAATAACAGTATAGAAAAGTAAACTATTTTCACATTCTTCAATGTTGGTATCAGGCCGCTCTTGCTTGAGCAACACCTGTAATGCTTGAAGCCGATGAATCTGTTTCTCCATATCTCTACTAATTTCTGAAACTTTCATTTTGTACTCCTTTCTTTTACATTTTATTTTACCACAAAATTTACATTTTGTCAAAAATAAAAAAGGCCCGCCTGCTACACGCAGACGGGCATTATCATCGGCTATCACTTTCAAGCCACCTATAATGCCCATCATTTCAGAGCAGGTTCCTTTCAGAATATAGGTAGCCAAAGCGGTAGATTTTAGCACAAAATTGGGCGGAAAATGAAAAATTTTGTGTCAAAGATTTTTTGAACAAAGTTTATATATAAAATCGAAACCTACACGTTTTCGATTATTATCTCGATAATTAGTGAAGAGAAGGTTGCCATATTTATCTCGCAACTCATTGAGTTCAATATTTACCTTCTCAATTAGAACACGTTGTTGCTCTTCAGATAGGTCGGCCGCACAATCTAACGTAGCATACATCCGGTCGGTGGATTTGCCATAATATAAATCATCGCGCCACTCTAAGCGAATGCGTTCATTTTTGGTATCTGCCGCATAGAGATAGATATGAGTGGGATGTTTTGCTGCCCGGCCCGCAACAAGACGAGAGAAAACAGAAGGAGTTTGCTTGATTTCTGTTAGTTCTCGGCCCCCAATTTGATAGCCAAATTGTCGCTCTAATTCTACTTCAATCACTTGTTCGTGATTGATACAGAATTGAATCGTTTGAGAAATGTTGCGGCCCTTCGTAAATGAAAAAGCACATACGGAATAAGAGGTAGAATCAAACACGGGATAAGTAAAAAAATTGACCTTCTCTACCTGATATTCAGATAAAAATTCTATGCGAATCTTTTCGCTACCTTCATCGCAGAAGAAATTCCCTGGCACAATTACAATGCCGCCTTCACACCCAATGATGGTATGAAGAAAAATCTTATATAAATCATCATAATCATATTGAGAAAAATATGATTTATCGGATGCGTGGTTTTTTGCCAAAAAAGGCGGGTTTGTAATGACCCATCGGCCCGCATAAGCGGGTGGGTTCTTTAGTGTATCTTGACAGACGCAAGGCAAAGAAGAGTCTATATCATAGGTTTCCCAAATGTGATTGGGAAAGAGATTGAGCAAATCTCCGTGGCCTACGAAAGGTTCTACAAGTCGGGCGGCCGCAGGAATAGTGCCGAGAAGTCCGTCAAAAATGAGGTCATAGTTGGTTGTGTAGTGCTGAGTTTTTTGTAGATCAGTTTTCATATAGATTATATTTTTGGAGAAGTTTAGTTAGAACTTCTTCGAGGTTGTCAAAGTCAGTGTAGGGAATGATTTCAAGAGGGATGCCCGCTTCTTCGCATAGCTTGGCTTTTTCGGCGTCGCGCTGCTGGGTGCGGGCAAGATTCTCCTCAGTATCCCAACCAGAATTACGAGTGATGTAGTGTTGCTGGCCATTGTATTCCAATAAAAATACAGGCGTTTCTTCATCTTCTTTTGCGAAGAACGCAAAATCAAAAACACAGGGATAGCCTGACTGTAGGATAAAATTTTCATTTTTCCATTGAGAAACAAACTTGATATTCTTGTTCTGTAAGAAATAAAGAATTCGGGTTTCTCCTCTGGATTTTACGTGGCCGCAAGACTGAATACCCTTACGTAAATTTACGCCGGTAGTAATGAATTCTTTGCCGCAAGAACATAAACATTTGTATTGTTTACATTGGAATTTATCTGATTCTTTCAACTGCTCTAATACTGTAATTTCTCCAAATATAGTGCCAGGTTCAATTGGTTTACCTTCTGAACGTAAGTGGCCGCAACTACGGGTATGGCCATTCAGAAGATTACTTGCGGCGACCTTTACTTCTTTTCCACAAGAACATTTACAAGTGAAATATGTATGTCCCTTGATTCTTTCTTGCTTTTGAATAGTAAGCTCTCCAAAAATTTCGCCAACACGATTCTCTATTCGAGTTCCGCCGCAACTTTGGTAGCCACAATTAGATTGTTTGCCACGTCGTAAGTTGGAAGCCCAAGCGAGTTTTTCGCGGCCGCAGTTTTGACACACACATTTCCATAAAGTTGAATGACCTTGATTTGGTACTCGTTCAATTACCTTTAGGGTCCCAAAGGTTTGTCCAGTCAAATCAATAAGTTTACTCATAATAAATTACCTCCATAATTTAGAAAAGTAAGGCCGAGAGTGGAGGCTCTCTTTGTCTCATAGAGTAGCTAATTCTATGCTCCCCTTACTTTTATATTATCTCACAAAATTTGAGTTATGTCAAATTTTAAATCACGAGCGTGCTTGTACCTCCAAAGAGCACAAGCGTATCTGAATCACTTTGCTGCAAATCCATTACAGAACCCGACTTGGCGATGGCGGCCAGGTCGGCATCGTTCGCCTTCGCGGCCAGAGCAGTACCAAGACCGTTTACCTGAGCCTGTTCAATGGTAGGAATGTCCGCAGCAACCAGGTTGCGAGTTTCAGCAGAGACCTTACCATTTACCTGAGAAATCTTGGAGATAATCTTACCCTCGCCCGCGGCAACTTCTGTCAAATTCAGCTTACCCAGTTCCGTTGTGGTGTGGGTCTTAGCCTCAGTCAGTTTGGCAGAAGCATCAGCCTTGGTTTCGTAAGTGGTGCCAGCGACGGTAGCTGTCAGAATATCTGCGTAGCCAGGAGCATCAGTCTTCTTGATGTAGTCCGCGGCGGTCTCAGAAGCCATCGTACCCAGGTCAGCAGAATTAGCCTTTTCGGCCAGAGCATCGGTTAGACCAGCAATCTTGGACTGAGCAATAGCGGCGTTTGCGGCAATGTCGCTATCTACTACTGTGCCGTGCTTGATATGGGAGCTTTGGTCGCCCAGCTCTTCAAAGTGACCTTCAGCTGAGGCATCGGGCTTGACATAGATGTGTTCGGTGCCATCAGTCTTGATGTAGATATCGCCATTTTCAGCAGAAGCAGGCAGGTTCTCTACTACGCCCTTGAAGTGGGTTACGCCCGTTAGACCTGCTACGGCCGCATCCAAATCGCTCTTGGTAATGGCCTTATTGGTGGTCTTATCATAGTTGTTATTCTGGAAGGCCAGCGTGTCCTGTTTTGCGGCCAGAGCAGTGCCTAAACCATTTACCTGGCTTTGTTCGATTGTGGGAATATCGCCCGCAACCAGAGCACGCTTAGATACAGAAATCTTACCGTCAGTTTCAGAAATCTTTTCGATAATTTCGCCTGTGCCAACAGCGACTTCTGCTACATCCAGATTCGCAATCTTAGCATCAATCTGAGAACTAACAGAGCCGCCTTCGCCGATAGCAGTCTCCAGAGCTTCTACGCGAGTATTGATGGCCTCGTTTAGACCTTTAGCATAAGCCTTGGCGCCCTTTACGGTAGCCTTTTCAGCATTATCCGTGTCCATACCCACTACCGCAGTAGCATAGCCTTGAGCTTCTGTCTTGGTGGCATAGTTCTTAGCTTCTACGGCTGCCATTGTGGTCTTCTCATTGGCGGAAGCCTGGGCCGCAATTACAGCGTCTTCCAACTTACCCAGGGTATTGTAGCCTTCGGCCGCATCACCCAGCAGGGCAGTTTGTACCGCGGCCGCAGCACCCTTGGCCTCGTATGTTTCTGAGAGCTTCAGGGCCGCAATAGCATTGGAGATCTGAGTAGCAACTGCTACGTCGCCCACCAGAGCCTTCAGAGAATTGATGTCAGAAGTGGGATTAGGAATGGTTAGGGTAGCGACTTCAGTGGTGAAGTTTTCAGCACCCTTGGCCTTGGACATTAGTTTGTAGGTGTAGTCGTTGTCGCCTTTGACGATGTTGTACTGGGTATCACTGTCGACCGCGATTGTCCCAATGTGTTCGTCAAGACCAGTGATATTTTCTACGGGGATTGCGGGAACAGCTGCCTTAGCCCAAGGGTAAATGTCTGCCCCAATTGCCTGGAACCACGGGAGTTCAGAGAATTTATGGACTCCATCACCAATGCGCATCATAGTACTCGGGAGGGAAACCGAACCACTGTTTTCCGTGCCAGTAGGAATTAGACACAGAGCAATTTCGCCCTTGAGCAGAATTAGCTCGGATTTCATCCAGTTTTCATAAGTATCGATTCTACTTTGAATGCGCGTGCTAAGGGTTTTAGTTGCCATATTATAAAACACCTCTTTTATAATATAAAAAGCCCTTAGGAAGGGCTGTGAAGTAGATATTTATCTCCCATAATAGCATCAAAAGTAAGTCTTCTGATGTCTGTATATGGGAATCTTACAATGGGAATATTATGATCGAAGGCATATTGGTTTTTGATTGCGTCATTGATTATTTGTTGTTGAAATCTTTTTTCTCCACCAAAATAATCAATAGGTTTGAAATGTTGTTCGCCATCATATTCAATAATACGGATGGGATTTTGATTTTCATCAAAAATAACGAAATCATAACGTAATCGGGGTAAATCAGGAAAAGTATATTCTGATTTGTAAAACAAATTATTTTCTAATAGCAATTGTTCAATTGTCATTTCGCCAATTGAACGCTTGCTACATCCACAGGAAATAATCTCTCCTCTTCTCATCGCGTGCCCAGAAACAACTTTTTCCGTCCCACAATCGCAGCGAACATTCCAGTAAACGCCATCTCCGCCTTGATAGTCTGATTTAGAGAGGACAGTAAGTAAACCGAAACGTTGACCAGTTATGTCAATTAGTTGCCGCTGTGATTTTTCGTCGCGCGAATAGCATCCGCAAGAAACAACACGGCCGTCTAACAGGAGTTGACGCCGTACTGATTTTTCAGCACCACATTCACAACGACAACGATATAAGCCGCCACGCCCTATTTCAGGCTCCTTATAAAGAACGGTATATCGCCCGAATTTATCTCCTGGTTGAAGTTCTTTAGATAGTGCTTTGCTACGTCGTTCATTAGATGAGCAGCCACAAGATTTTGTATGTCCACTTCGTAAAGCTGTAGCTTTAGCTACAATTTCATTACCACAGCTACATTTACAAAGCCATAAGGCGCATTCCCGATAAGAGTCTACATCTACTCGAAATAACGCAGTCAAATCACCAAATACTTGTCCAGTAATATCATATCTTTTGGGATACGGCTTTATATATTCTGTCCACTTCTTTCCATTACAATCAATACCTTCTCGCATAATATTTCACCTCATAATGAAATTGAAGATTGAGCTGAACGTTATGAGCCGTTCTTTTCTCAAAGGGTAATTACTCCTTTGCTCCCTCAATCTTATATTATTTTACAACAAATTTTTCAATTTGTCAAATTTTAGATCCCGGAGTTTCCGCCGTCTAAAATCAACGTCGTTTCTGATTCAACAAACAGTTTGCTTACGCCAACTCTATTGAGACTCATAACGCCAGTAGCAGCAACATTGATTTCGTTATCGCCTTCGGAAGACTTTACAACACCCGCGGCCGCAGTCGTTGCTATCGGGATATCAACCTGCTTGGCCTCATTAATTTCAGCCAGCACGCCCGCAATGGTGATGCCTTCCAGTGTATTTACCTGTGCGTTAGCAGCAATGTTGCTTACCTTGGTAAACATTTCCGCAGGCATTGCACCAGCAGCATCCGCAGAAGCCAGACCCATCGCAATACCATTCTCACCCAGGCTTAGGCCGTTTTCAGCAACAACCTTGGTTGCCAGCACGCCTTCCGTGGTGATGGACAGGCCGCCACCAACTTTCACACCGCCAAGGGTGTCAGTCGTGGCCACGGGCAGAGTGTATTCAGCTGCGCCCGCAAGAACGCCCTCTTCACTTAGAGTTAGGTTAGCACCAATAGACTTGATGTTGGCCAGGCCCGCAAGTTTGGTGATTTGGTCGTCCGCAACCAGAGACTTGCCGGTCTCCTTCGCAACATAACCCTCAAGTTTGGTGTCTACCTCTGCCAGAACACCAGCGATTGTTTTGCCGCCGTCTTTCAAAGAACCATCGGCCGCAAGAACAGCAATGTTATCTTCGGCGGCGGGAACAACTTTTTGGGCATAGGGGCTTAGGTCAACACTGGTATCACCAATCTGGACCATAGCGCCTTCAATGAGCATATATTCTTTGTAGGCGTCACCAGAAGTAATGCTGGTATCCTTTACCATATAAATGGTATCGGGATCTGCGGCAGAGACTTCGGGAAGCTGTTCCACGACGGAACGCTTTAGGTGGCCAGCGGAGCCAATTGCGGTCGCAATCTTTGTATCAACTACGGCTTCAGACGCGGCCTTGCTACTATCGGAAAGCACGAGGTCGCCAGTCATAGTGCCGCCAGTCTTGTCGAGCTTACCGGCAAGGTCGTGTAGAATGGTGCCTTCGGTATCTATACCACCAATGGTCTGCTGGATTGTTTCAACGGAGGTCCGCAGGCTATTTACGGTGCTGGACAGACCTTCTACGGTAGTGGTAGAGGGCTGATACCAAGCAATTTCAAAGGTGCCATCTGCGCCCGCAACAGACTTGGGTTCCAGGCCCGCAATCCAGGGGTGGGTTTCATCTACAAGTTGCTTTTCGTGGTGGGCCGCAACATAGCCTTCTTGGCCTTCTTCACCAACAGCGTCAACCCACCTGTAGTATTCTTTGCCCCAGTTCTTTAGGGAGAGAACACCATTTTCATCTAAGGTAATTGTTTTGTTGTCGCCAAGAGTGGCCGCGCCTACTTCGACAAGATCGCCCGCCGCATTGGAGATAATATAGGCGGTGGCGGAATTGTCAGCTTCGTTGACAAGGGCCAGCATTTGTCCTACATACGCAACTGGAGAAGTGGAGGCATAGGCCCGCATTTCCTCTAAGCTATACCATACACCTGTAGAATCCAGACATACGGGGTTGGCACGCTCAATTGCCATAGGTAGAGCCATTACATTGAATTCTTTTTGAATAGTAGCCATAATATTTTACCTCCCATTACGCCAGCACAAGTTTGTGGGTCTGGCCAGCAGTAAGTTGTGCGGGAGCATATTTGTAGATCTTGTACGCTTTCGCGGTATATCCATTAGCACCCTCAACGTCGACATTTGCGGCTACCTTATAGTCGGCCAGCACGTCAGCATTTAGAGAGGTGGTGATATTGGCAGACTTGAGGCCAGCACGAGAACTGTCCGCAGGAATCGCAACAATAATGGCTACGTTGCCAGTGCCAGTTACGCTAACCTCAAAGGTCTTGGAGGCATTATAGGCACCACCAGCGGTAAGGCCGCGAATGACGGTAGAGTCAAGGTCGGCAGTCTTTACTACGCCATAGAAGAAATTGCGGAAGCCCGTAATTTTTTGAGAAGCGGTAGCGGACTTAGAGCCGGCCACGATTTGCTTATCGGGGGCATCGTTGCCGATGTTGGTCTTAGGCATAGCGCCAGCGTCGTAGGTTGCGGTTGCGGTCACGCTGTAGTTGGTGGAATCGCCAACAACTACTGGAGCGAAAGAACCGGCGGCCGTGGTTAGGATTTCGTCTGTGGCACTGTTGGTAACAGACCAGGTCTTGGCGGTAATGCCAGTGTCGGGACCGTAGGTGTAGGAGCCAGCAGACAGAGAAGCAGAATAGGTGGGAGTGACGGTTGTACCTACTTCATAGGCTTTGCCGGTAGACACGTTTACACTTACGGCAGGCTGGGTCGCGGAGGGCTGCTTTTCGGAAGCAAGCAGGGCCGCGAGGAACTCTTTTACAGACTTACCTTGGGCCGCAACCGTGGTAGAGCCGGAAGAAGGAATAGAGATTGTGCCAACCTTTTCGGTGGCGGTGAAATCGGAATCAAAATAGACATTGGCCGCATCATAATTACCATCCATTGCGGCCCACGCACTACCATTATAAACGTAAGCGGTGTAGGATTTGTGGTCAGCGGTGCCGATGTTGCGAGTTACGATTGCGGTATCGCCCTCGTGGAGTTCGGCAGCACCTACTACGGCCGCAATGGCTTCGAGGTCAGATTGACCTTCGGTGGGAGTAGCGTGGTAGGTGGTTTCGGCAGGAGCGGACTCGTTTACGTAGGGAAGTTCGGTCCAGGTGGCGGTGCCGTTGCCGATTTTGATTAGGTTGGTATCGATTTCAATACCCAGTTCACCTTTGAGAAGAACAGGGTTTTGGGTCGTCCAGTTGGTTGCGGTATCATTGCGTGATACGATTTTCGTGTTGAGAACAGTAGAACTCATAGAATGTATCAACTCCATTTTATAGAATAGAGAAGAAGAAGAAATCTGGGCCTGCGGCCCAGCGGCAAAGGGCACCGATTGTTAGGTAGAGAACGCGTCTCCCCCACAGATAACATCCGGATCAATAGAAGAGCCTGCGGTGCCTGTGCCTACACACACATACGCCAGCTTTGCGTCGTCCCAAATCCATAGTTTGGAGGTAGATGTTTCGACATACAGTCTGTTGGTTTTACCCACTGATGGAAGCTCCAGGGCCGTCAGAACCTTGGTATATACCAAACCATCTTCGTCAGCTATTTTTTCATCTACGGAAGCAGCGGCTGCGGTGGCCCGTTCTGCGGCCGCCTCCGCGCGTTCTCCCGCAGCTTTTAAATCGTCGAGGGCCTCAATAACACTGGGTGTAAGAGGCAAGGACGAAGATGTAGGGTTCCCCGAGATAAAACCCAAGTATGATTGAGATTTTGCTATGGAGCCGTCTGCGCGGCTCCACGACACAACCAATTCGATTCTACCCAGCAGTTCGGTTTCCCTATTCGACAGCGTGGCAATTATGTTGGTAGTAGGGATGTCCAACACCCATTGCGACTTATCCAAGAGATAGGGATGACCGTCCTACCTTGTCACCATTAGCGCGGGTGTGCCGTCAGGCCAGGCCGCGAGAAATTGACGCACGTCGAGCTGTAGCTGGGTGGCATTGTGCTCGCCTTGAAGGCCCCAGGACAGAGGTCTCTTTTGAGAGCCTGGGGAAATAATGCGTATAGGAATAGTAATCACCCCCCAAAAAAATTTTTTTGGAAGAAGGTATGAAGGAAACCCTGTGAAATTTTGAGGGACTCGCACGGTTTACCCGTAGGGAGGGTGGAACAGGGCGAAAGCCGTCTCAGAAAATTTTTTTCAGGGTTCTATATATAAGGTAGCGGGCGGGGGTTATTTTACCACTTTTTTGAAACAAAATTTTGAAAATTGAAAATTTGATTTGCGATGGAAAGTTGTTTGAGAATTTTTGAGTTGAATAGAGATACGAGAGAAGTTTAGAAAGAGATTTTAGAAGGGAAATTTATTGGGTGTGAGGAGATTTTTATTATATGATTTTATGGAATTATTTATTTGAAGATTGAGGGTGGGAGGAAAAGAAAAATTTTGTGCTGGCACCTCATTCATCCACTCCTGTCAGACGTGAAGTCGGCCGTCAGGCCGGCTATTGTTCTCTTCGAGAACTATTCTTATCTATTTATTCTATTAGGAGGTCAATGACAAAAATGTTTATGTATTATGACAATTTCGTTAGTGCTCTATGACAAAAACGTTTATGTATTATGACGTTTCACACGAGTGTTCTATGACGATTTCGTCAAGTCCGGTCGGACAGAATTTCGTCCAGATATACGTTTTTGTCAGAAAGCACTAACGTTTTTGTCATAGTTCATTCGTGTATAAAAAAAAGAGGAGAGCGTTTGCTCTCCTCAGCCTTCAAGCCAATCATCATAATCATAATGTATGCGTTTTTTCCGGGGCGGTTCTTCAATTTTTACTTGTTCACGAGGCGATTCTTCTATTGCTGGGGCCGCGGGAGAAGGTTGTGGTTGCTTATTTTTACCCACATAGTGAATTAGATCTTCTACTTCTTCTCCTGTCATTGTCCATTTTACAGCTTCCGCCATTGTGGTCGATACGTGTTGTAAAACAAAATCTGTATCGCAATGTCCGTTGATATAAAAGTATTCTTTTGTAAAAGTAATTAGCCCCTGTGTAGCTAAAGAATATAAAACCGCTTTGATTAGTTTATCATTGCGGATATCTGCTCCGCCGCTATAACCTAATGCGTTTTGCCGCAGTTGTTTGAAGGTAAAGGTAAAATAACGAGACCCTTGCCGTTGTTGCCATTCATAGCCGTCGAGTAGATAAAGATAAATCTTTAGCACAAAACGGTTTCCAGTGGTAATTAGATGCCAAAGCACATCACAGAAAAGTAAAGTATACTTTCTTTGTTCATAATAGTTTTTTATAATCCATCGGCCCGCGGCGACATCTTCTGTAATATAGCCTAATTTTTCTAAAGCCTTTCTATGGTCTACTAATGTGCGGGGAGTTATTTGTTTGCCCTCACCGATGTTAGCAAAAGCAATTACCATATTTTGGATCTTTTTCCAGTCTCGGATATTGATATATACTTGGTCGTGTTCTGGATCATAATTGCCACGATATGCCATACAACATAGTAGATAATCATCTAAGTTGCGAGCGTGAAAAAACTCCTAATCTTTTGGGAAATTGCGGCGTAGGGATTCGTGTCCTTCCACTGGATTCAAGAAATCTAAATCCTTATTCATTTGGTTTTCTCCTTTTGATATTCTAAAATTTTATCTTGAAGACCTGGTGCGTCTTCAAAGTAATAGATATCAAATTGTGGAAACCGGTCATTAGGCTCAGTTTTAATAATGTGATAGCCAAGCCGCCGCAAAGATAATGCTAATTGCTTAGTATAAACAGGCACCAGATTTTCGTTCTTCATTTTAGTTCTCCTTATATA